GATCTTTATATAAAAATTTATATATTCCACATCCACCCAATACTCCCATTTACCTACCCAACCCTATCCCAATACCCAAAATACCTCAAATTTACTCAATATTCTCAAAACACTTATAAACCCCTATACACCAACCTTCACACCACTTTCATCATTGTAAGAAGTACCACCCCATTAATACATAATGTAAAAATATATACCCCGTATGGTTAAAACCTTATTATAACAATATTATACAAATTTTATATGAGCATTTTAAAATATATATGAATTCAAAACCCAAACCCTTGATGAAGTACGGTCAGTGGGAAGCTAAAATATACATTTTGTTTATATAAATCCTTATATATCAAGCAATTACACCATATCAACCACCAAAACTCACTCCTTAATGAAAATTGGATTTGGGCATAATAAAAAGCCCTAGTCATATCGACTAAGGCTTATTGGCTATACCTTTCTTAGGTATAATCCTGTAATTTTCTCTGCTTTTGATCCACTATAAGTATAGTTGACCCATGAAGTTTTACCAATGGAAGGAACCCTTACGCAGAATTCATATCCTTTTGGCAGACTAAACTTAATGGATTCGATTCCTTTATGAGAACCAAAAACAGTTTGAGAAGTAAACTCGACTCCATCTACTGTATATGAGATTGGCTGATACACACCATTTATTACCAAACTCCCCACAGTAATAGATTTGGATTCCAGTTTCCATTCACCGTTAATAGGTTTAATTTCTTGCCACTGACCATCCACTACACCCCAGAACTCGACAATATCATCTTTAACTTCTTCTTTTACTTCTTCCCTGTTAATACTGGGTTTAGCTTCAGACCATGCTTCGATAATGTCTTGCTCTAAGACGATTTCATTTAAGCCAGCTAATTTATAACCATATCGGCTATATGATACTTCAAGTTGTACGATATCAATGATGCGGTATTTCTTACCTTTTACATCACTTGGAATTGCCACTTTATTTAAGTAGGTTTCCGCTTTATCTCGAATGGTTACTTCTTGACCCAATCCCAACTTACCAAAGGATAATGGATAAACTGCACCGTTTGGATCAAAGTCTACCTTGGCTAATCCATATGCTTCATACAGATCTTCTTCCAAGACCCATTCTTTTAACTCTTTCAGCATATAGGAAATGCGTGATTTGCCTTTATTTACCTTATGATTACCTACGATAGTATATGTTCTACCCTTTACAGAGTCTGGAATTTTACCGCCACTTTCGTATTTATCCGCAAAGTGAGTAACGGTTCCTTTACCTTCCTTAATTGGTTGAATATCAACCGTATAATCCGTGGTCTTGCTATTCTCTTTAGCAATATTCGGAGTATCTACTATCTTAGGTAATTCAGTCTTTTTTACAACAACTGCACCTGTTTCTCTACCTACATAGATTGCCACTTCACCATAGGATGCTGTTTTAATTTTAGCAACGTTAGGCTCCAACCAACCCAATACATCATAATCCAGTCCACCAAATTTACTTGGCAATAACTCACCAATTTCACTACCAACCTTATAAGGGCCGCTCACATTATATACTCTCCATGAGTCTACATCTGCTGGCAATTTCACCATTTCATTACCATTGTAAACTACTTTATTATCGGAAGTTGTCGTTTTAGCTTCGGTATGCTTATCCTCATTAGCACCTATGATTCTAAACCATCTAGTTGGTGAACCTGTCCAATTAGTAATTGGAGTAATTGCAATGCCATTAGCAGGGTAAGTACAGTGGATAATTTGGTTAGAACTATATACGACACCTGTATGCCCATAAGAACCAAGACTCTGACCTTCTACACCACTAACAAAAATGTCCCCACGCTTAATTTCGTTACGTGAAATTTCTTTAAACAGATAACCCTTCTCTTTAAATAGAGTTTCCGTATTACCTAAATAAGAAATTCTAGTCTTAAACCCTGCATATTTGAGAGCAGAATATACAGCACTTGAGCAGTCATAACTATTTGGTCCCTGTCTGTTTTCCATAGAATAGGTTACTTTACCTACTCTATCCTCCAACCATTTGAGCATCTTATCTAACTGTCCACCTACGGAAGTAACAGAATCCGTTACCGTGGATTGACTTGCAGAACTGTCAAGCCCCTTCTTGATCTTCAGCACTTGACCTACCTTAATTGTATTATCGGTTAGGTTATTCAACAGCTTCAAGTCACTTACACTTAGACCACTCAACTTAGCAATTCGCCAAAGAGTATCACCCTTTTGGACAATATACTCACCTTCATTAGCAGTACTTGCTTCTTTCTTTTCCTCGAAAGTAGGTTGATTGATTACTTTGTTTTCGATTGCTTCTACTAAACCTTTAGCAATTTCATCTACCTTCTCTTGATATAACTTCATGTCATCGTCATTATCAATGAAACAGACTTCCACTAAACGATAGTTAATGTCGTTGTCGTATGCCACGTTGATATTATAGATATTGTTAACCTTCTTAAAGCCACGGTTCTTGAAATACTTACTCAACACACCCAATAAGCGTTGATCCATTTCATCTGCATCAAACTCGCTATGGATTAAGATTTCTGTACCATTAGCAGAACCATTGAAAGCATTAAAGTGTAATTCTGTTACCGTGTCATACCCCACTGAATCAGATGCTAATGACCCATAGTTAAATACATCCTTCTCCTTGATATAGGAAATGTTTGTACTATACTTAGACATCACATCTGCTAATTTTCTATTTTCCTCTGCTTCTTTTAGACCTAGGTTGTTATTTACCGCACCTGGATCATAACTATTTTGACCTTGACCGTGACCGCAGATGACTAAATGTTTCTTACCCAAAACACCAACTCCCTCTGTATGACCTTCTTTTGCGAAGGCTTCTTTGTCGTACTGTACTAAATTGTACTGATTGATAATATTGATAAGTTTTGTATCATAGAGTGGATCCGTTGCATAACCCGCCAATCGAACTGCTCGACAAGCCCTTACATAGTCCCGTTCGCCTACTACTTTAGCATAACGTGTTACTCTTGCAGGGGTGCTAGTAAAGAATTTTGTGTGGTCTAATACGCTTGTATCTAAGGTGTCATATACACGGAATGGAGCCTTGATAGTAATATAATCACCAATGCTCTTATCCCATTCTTTCGTGTCAAACATATCATACTTGTATTTACCAGCATCCTCATCTTTGTTATACTTAATACCAAAGTTATTATTATATGGTGGTTGTGCTAAATTTGAAGTACCCCAACCCGATTCCAATATACCTTGAGCCATGGTTAAGGAAGGTAGGATTTTGTTGTCTAACCAACCTTGGATTGCACCCTTCTTGATCTTATCAATATATCCTTTTGTGTCTACCAATTTCATCATCCTTTCAAGTCTGTTATAATGGACTTATGAGAAAAAGTCCGTAGAAACGGACTTTACTTTAGAGTATCAACAATATCGGGAACAAAGCCTACGGATAAGATTTCACCGTCTTTTACTAATAGTGGTAAAGAAGAACCATTATAGACTTCTTTGAACTCTGCTAAATGACCTTCATCTTCGTCTACCATCTTAGTGGTATATTCAATACCGTGCTTATCCAATTCTTTCTTCATGAATTTGCATTGCATACATTGATTCTTGCTAAATAACTCTAACATACTTTCCTTCTCCTATTTCTCAATTCTATATTCTAAATCTTTATAGTCACTAGATTCTTTCGACAACACCTTAATCAAATAGTTAATTGAATTTGTCTGCTGACGCAACTCTAGCTTGTATGATTTAATTAGTGGTTCTAACCACTTACGCTTTTCTTCGTATTCCTTTAAGCTGATTTCCTTACGTTGTAATTCTTTCTGCACCTTATGCAATTCACGTTGGTACAGATAGACATAACATTGTAATTCATCCTCTCTATCTAACATTTCTTGAATATCTTGCATCATAATCTTACCCTCTTAGGCACATTATGGTTGTGGCTCTTCATCCTTTTCCAAGATCATGGAAAGCATGATGCAATAATTCGCCATGTCTAATAAAGTATCTTTAATAGATTCATCACCTACTAGGTTTCGATTGCCTAATGCTAGACGCTTAAACCGATTATACTTATCAGAAATGCGTGTTAATGCGGCCACAATACCAAATTCTCGTACAGATTCGGCAAAACTATCCCCATAATCCGTATTTTTTTGTTCGTAAACACGGTTCAATTCCTCTACGATCTCTTTGTGCCTTTTAACTCTTTCTTGTAAATTCATTTGCTTCTACCTCAAATCTTAATTGGTTTGTATGATTCTGGATCTGGCACCCTCATCCTTAATTCGTAGTTTTTACTATCATTACGTCTATAAATCTCTACATCAGTGATCTTGGCATAAATTTCATGAATGCCACCATCCTCATAAGAGATTGTAATGTGATAAATACTATCCATCATTGAAACTTTAAGTCCACTTACCACCATATTGGAATTAACGTTTGCAATTGCTGACAAGGGTGCATTTCCAACACCATAGATAATTCTACCTTTAGGACTATTATACTCTATAATTTTAATATTGTCCACCGACTTACCACCTATTCCTTTCCTACCTGTCTAATATTGAGATAAGGAACAAGAGAAATCGTGCCAGAGAACAGATTACTATTCTCAATAAAGTCCTTCATTGTGGCACGAATCCCATTCTCATCAATAACATCTACAAAATCTTCATGAACTAAGTCCATCATTCGCCCATCTACAAAGGAGTCATAGTCTAAATTCTTAGGAGCAATGTATAATTGGAATACATCAAAGTGAATTCTCGCCACAATGTAATATAAGGTCATGACATCATCTTGGACAACCTCAAATAATTGACCATCAATAATAGACACTTGATCATCCATGACAAATTCAAGATATTCCAATTTATCCTCTTCAGAGTAGTCAATCTCTGCGTAAACATCATTTTCCACTCCTAATTCAATCCAAGAGTGGCATTTTCTGACGAATCCGCAGACATTGAGCGGTTCATAATAGGCAAAATTAATCATTCTTCTTTTCCTCATCCTCTAAGAAAAACTTAGCTAAGTTAGTTTCTCTAATCTTATTCTCAAACTTTCTCATGCTGTTGTTGATTACTGACATATCACCTAGGACAAGCAAGTAATCTTTAGCTCGTGAAGTCATAGTGTACAACAAGTTACCATTCATTTGGAAGGCACATTGTCTTGGAACCAAGCAAATTGCAACCTTATACTCTGAACCTTGTGACTTGTGAGCGGTGATACACCATCCATGTTGCATGGATCCATTTGTAATATCATCATTGTCAATCTTAATCATATTACCTTCGATTTCAAAAATGGAATAGGTGTCAAATACCTCTTTCAAGACCATGCTTTCACCGTTGGCAATGTAATATTCAGAGTCACCTTCACTAGTAACCTTCTTAACTGTACGGTTTTGCACATTCATAATCAAGTCACCAACACGATATTCAATCACATCTTCACCTGTATTGACTTCCAAATAGTCTTGACCGTTCTTAGGGTTCAATGCTTCTTGAATGACCTTATTGATAGCCATTGTACCGTTAATACCCTTGTTTGTAGGGGTTAATAGCACTAAATCGTCTACTTTGTAGTCTTTTTTTAGTAAATCTAGGTAAGTTTCGACCGCTTTATCGCAATATTCCTCTTTATAACCCAATTTTGTGTTGAAAACACAGTTATTTCCAAAGACTTTGCGACCATTAAAGGTGCTTGAAAGGAACTTTTCACCCTTGCGAATCTTTGTGATAATGTCTAGAATACCACCCTCGTTTTGGCGAAAGACCTTAGAAAAGCGTGAAACATGGATGTCACTTGAAATTTTTGTGGAGTCATACAGGAAATTACCGTATGAAACTGACGGAATTTGTGCATCATCACCAACAAAAATGAATTTTGTTTCAAGTGGAAGTGTTGTTAGCAAGTTGTATGCTAGTTGCGTGTCAATCATGGATGACTCATCCACTAACACTACATCATACATACCACCATCACTATGGTTCTCTACCTTCATCAAGTAAGAGTGGATAGTGGAAGCACTGTATTGAGTATATTCTTCTAACTTCTTACGTGCCCGACCTGTTGGTGCAAGTAGTAAACACTTCAAACTATTCAAATGTACGTACTCCAACAACACCTTTTGGGACATAGACTTACCTGTACCACCGTTTGCAACCAAGAATTGTAGTGAAGAATCATGAATTTCACGGAAAAATTGCTGTTGTTCATCACTTAGACTGATATTTGTCTTGGCTTCAAAGTCTTTGAATAGTCTACTCCAATCTTCCTCTGGTAAGTCTGGTTTTAACTTACTTTTCTCCTTTAGAATACGATAAATCACATATTCTACTGAAAAAACAGCAATATCGGTGTAATATCCATCATCTTGGATGATTTTTCCTTTAAAATGACGAACAATCTTCTTAATTTCATCATCAATTGACTTAACGTGACTAATATTAAGTTTTTCTAACATTTCCATTACAGTTTCTTTACAAATTTCCATGTCAGAAATGACTTCCAAGACCTCTGATTTTTTAACACCTAGGTTCTTCACTGCTAAACTAATCAGCTTTTTCTCGGTACAACGTGTGTTTCCGTTAGACATATTTTCGTTTAAGACATGGACAATCCCTGCCACAATACGGTTTTTGTCGTTGAGGTTGTGACCTTCAACTGATAAGTAAATTTCGTCCGCAATTTTGAAACCTACACCATTGACTTCGGTAAATTCATAGACATTTCTGTGGAGAATTTTCTTGATTAACTCCAAGTCATTGCTATAATGTTTTTGAATCTTTTTAATTACAGTATCTGTAATCTTATAGCCATCAAAAAGGATATAGGCATTACTGTTGTTAACCTTGTTTCTAACTTTACTCCGCATTCTGTCTAATACTGAATCACCGATACCCATGACACTTTCAATAATATCACGTTGGTTGTCCACATTGAGGATGTACTCAACGATTTTCATGTCTTTGTCATAAGCCAATTCAAAGTTAATATACTGAAGTGGTGTAATACAATACTTGAGAAATGTCCATTGGTCTTGAGGTTCATCTGACAAGACCATCTTGTGTAAATGACCGTTGTAAGAGTATGGATATTTCTTGTTTTCTTCCAAGTCTAAGAGGATTGGACTCCCAACTACCAAATCATCTAAAGCATTACCAGAAACAGTGATTGACCGATACTTTGGATTAATATTGACTTTCTTTTGTTCTTCTTTGTCATTTACCTTGCAAGACCACACGCAATAGAAATCTTCGCTGTTTCGATTTTGCTGTTTATAAATAATCTTGTCTGGTATTACTTCAACAGTAATCATCTACACATATCCTTTCTGTTTTGCAATTTCTTTGAACCGTTCTTGCTCTTCTTGATTCATGCTTTTAATTATATCATAAACCTGCCCACTTGTCAAACTGAACACATACATATTTTCATTCTCTTCAAAGGTGCTATCAACAATTACTAAGTCCTCAACATCCTTGCGACTCAAGTAAGAGGTCAATGTGGTTGTGACTGAAGCATGATTACCATGTCGTTGCATGAGTTTCAAGTCATTGTTGGTTAACCGCCCTACTTCTTCGATACTTGCTTTCTTGAATGAGTGGAAGGTAATGGATCTGTCCCCAAAGTCAAAATGTTCATTGATAGAATCCATCATACGTTGTACAGTTGAGGATGAGAAGGTAAACACCTTGGTGTCATCTGTCTTATTGGCTAATAAATCTTGGTATAATGTCTTAGTGATACGTTTAGTGTCAATGACATTACCCTTACCAATACACCGCACCAACACATCACCTGCTCTTTCGGTGAAGTTACCCCATGTCAAATCCAACATACTTGTCTTACGGAAGGCAGTTTCATAAGCTAACCGTACAAGTAACGATTGTTGTACTTTACCTTGGTCTACCAAGAACTTGATAATCGCATCCATCTCTTGAGGATTGAGTGAACCATAAGACTCTTGATCATGAACCTTTACCTTCTTAACATCAAACGCTGTTAAGTCTACATTAAGACCATACTTATGCAGTTTTTCAAACAGTTTCTTGACTGCATTCATCTTCACGTTTACAGTTGTCCGTTTGTATTTTCGCAAGAGTAATTGTTGGTATTGTTCTATCTCGCATAAATTATAGCCTAAATCGTCCTCTGTGAGGTTTTCTAGTGTCTTGTGTCTAGTTGTATCGAAAAACATTTGAAGGGCTGTAAGGTACGTTTTTTTCGTGTTTAAGGACTCATTACTGATTGAGTTCAAATAAGACATAATTTGTGGGTAGACACTCTTCTTTGGAAGCGTGTGTACTAATGCTAAATTACTCATACGTTTTCACCTGTACTTCATGAATTTTCAATGTTTGTTTTCTGCCTTTATGACCCATTTTGACAACTTCGATTACCCCTGCTTCTTTCAAGTGTTTAAACATGGTTACAACATTTTGTTTAGTTGCACCCCAATACTCCATAACATCTTGGTATGACATATCATACACACCGTTAGTTTGAGAGTTGATGGATTTAAAGAGGATATAATAATACAAACCTACTTCCCACGGATATAAATTCAAGTCATGGAGCATATAGTAAATCTTATCCATACTTACTTCAATTGAACTGTATGGGTCATAGAACGTTCCACGATAATGTTTACCGTGATAATATCTCAACCCTGTTGCAAATAATGGTTCTCGAATAATTGCACTACCTTTGTTTAAATTGAAGAATTGTCGCAGTGTATCTTTATACGCACTCAACGGAATGAATAAGTCATTCTTGATATTGGTTTGAAGGTAACGTTTAGGGTCTTTTTGAATTGGTAAATCTTGATATTTAATAAGTTTAGTTAATTTTACTTTGTCTACAAAACCACCTCTACGGAACAACTCATTGTATTTGATATGGCTAGAATTCTTCATTTTTAATGACTTAAGAATACGTTTGTCTACACTAGTATCAAAATCAACAATCTCTGAATACTTGCAGGAATAATATGCAGAACCAATAGCAATCAAATATGGAAAGACTGATAATAATTGCTTCGCACTGTAATCTTGCAAGTTCTTACCATCTTTACCACGAATAAGGTTGAAAATATCAAATCTAACTGGAATAGGATTGGTAATATCATTGTTTAAGTTGTCCATCATGTGTCTTCTCCATGTGGTTCGTTTTGCTCTTTTGGTTCTGTATTTTTTTGCTGTTGCCATAAATGACATCTCCTTTTTTATTTTTGTATTTGAGTCCATTATACACCTAATTTCGCCTTTTGTCAATACCTACCTCACCTTTTTATCAATGTCTTATAAACCCAATAGTACCAAGGGTTTAGAGCAATTTTGAGAATGAAAAGCGTCACTAAATTTTAAAAAGTATTGTTATCTTTGGTGTGAAGCTATTTGTATAGATTTGAGAATACAGTGAGGTTGGTATTTTTAGTACCCAAATCATGAGTATATTATGAGTAATAATATATATAATATAATTTGTAGTAGGTTGGGTCATACTTCTCTATTGTCTTTGTTCTGATCAATCAATCCTAATCCATTGCTACTCTATGTTCAACTAAAATTTTCTAAGTTTTTTGTTAACAAAAATACTGGGCTGCTGCCACTATATTATATATGCTCTCCCGAGGGGTATGGAGTTCTCCCGAAGGGGACTCTTTGGGTCTTTTAAATTTCGTTCCTCAATTTAAAAGACTAAGTTTTTTGTAAACAAAAAACTTCCCTTTCTTCGCTTCGCTTTTTTCTTCCCTCTCACAAAAGCAAATTTCTATTCTTCATTCTCTATTCTATTCTTAGTCAAAAGTTTTTTCTTTTCTTTTTTCATTGTTCTTCGTGGAAGGTATTTAAAAAAATATTTTTAAAAATATCTTAAATTTAGTACTATCTAGTTGCATCTTTTCACAAAGTATGGTATAATATAATTGTGGTAGAAAGGTGGTTAGGAACTGGAATTAAAAGATTTCGATTTTTCTAATTATGACGTAGTTAGAAATATTATATTAAACAGATCTGAATTAGAACTTAGAACAACACAATCAAACACATTCCTTCAATATCGGTTAGAAGAAGTTGATTATGTAATTAAAGATTTAATCCAATCCATTTATCAAAAATTGGATCTAATTATTTTATGTTGTGAGTTTAAACAAGAGAATTTAATGTTGCTGAATTATTTATTTCTTGGTATGAGTTTCCAAGAAATTGGTGAAAGAATGAACATGGCAACCCAGTCAGTTTTTAATCGCCTAAGACGCATCATTATCAAAATAAATAATACATCTAGTATAGTGGAGTAAAAGGATATGAAGTTAACATTACTAAATGGTGATGTTTTAACCTTAGACGATTCTAGAACAATCGAAGAAAGGTTGTATCAAGTCCAATGTGTGTTGAATCTATATCCAAATATGGAGTTAGAAGATAATTGGCATAATCCAAGAGTGGCTTTTCTGTTAGAAGGGTTGGCTAATTACCTTGTGTGGTACAAAGAGGAAGAGGACTTATACAAACACGATAAAGATATTCTGTCTAAGAATAAGACTCACAAAATTAATAGCTATGACAAAGGGAATATTCCATTCTCTTCGTTATCAGCACAAGATCAAAATGAATTAGGAATTGGAGAAGTGGATTATGAGGGATGATTTGTCCGTATTACAAAAATGCTTAGTAGATACTGATAATGTATTTGTATTAGGTCTTACTAAGTTTAGAGTGCCTTATTCTAATAAGGACTATAAGGTGTATAACACCGCTAGACAAAACAAAGAAGATTACACAAACACAGCAAAGATGATTCATGTTTATGTGTGTGTAAATAGAGATAATGCTTTAGAATTTTTGAATGAAAACTTTGAGAATATCTTTGGAGTAAAGGTGTTGGACATCTAATGACAATGAGTAGGATGGCACGTAAAGTCTATGAGTCACCCTACATCAAAGAGTCTGGTGTAAAAGTCAATCAACAACAGATTAACGCAGTAGTTAACGCTATGAAAGAAGTAATCTTAGATGATTTATACGAACATGGCAAATTCTATTGGAGAGGGTTGTTTACAATCTCTCTAAGTAGGGTCATGGGTTACACCAAACAAACTGATGAAGGTCTGAAATTTATAGACGATTACGTAAGAATGTCTGCTAAACCTTCGGGTGATGCAAAGTTAGTTATTGATAATTCTAAAGGATTAAAAGATATAGGGTTTTAAAGGAGTATTTTATGTTCAGTTATACAAATAGACGTGGGGAAACTGTTTATGTGAATGACGATCACATTGAAACTGCAATTAGAATCAAGATTGAATTGCAGAAGGCATCTCCATCCAACAAGTGTTCGTGGAACGTACACAAACAACTGATGGAGCAAGAGGGATTTATTGATTCTGAAAATTCAGAACAATACCGATTATTTATTAAACGACAACAACACAACCGTGGTTTATTACCGTCCTCACAGAAGTATATGGATTTAGTTGCTGATAAGAAACTAGAATCACTAAAAGAGATGGTTGGTGATATGTATGTTGAAAGACGGGCATTACAAAATGTTAACCGTGAATTAAACAAAACCAAGCGTCAAGTTGCAGATGGGTTACTAGTGATTAGTGAGTTGAAGGACTTGATAAAGGTTGAATTCACCACCACTCAACAAAAGTTAGTATATAGCAACCCTTCCAATCACCGTGTTGCGGTTATTACACCTTCCGATTGGCACATTGGATTGTTAACAAATGGGTTAACATTTAAGGATGCACGTAAACGTATTGATGATTATATTGCAAAAGTGAAATACTATTGTGAAATGTATGAAATTGATACAATCTTTGTTGCTAACCTTGGTGATATTATTAACCATGTGTATATGCACAAGAATACTCAAGCGTACAGTTCAGAGTTTACAGTTGCAGAACAAATCAACCATGCAGTCCGTGTAATGTACGATATGTTAGTTGCTTTGTCAGAAGATTTTAAAGTGAATTACCTTGGTACAATCAGTGGTAATCATGGTCGTATGTCAGTGAAAGGTGAAACACTCACAGGAGATTCTGTTGAAGCTGTTGTGGATGGTTTGATTCGTACATTGATTGATGTGTCCAAAGATAAGACTGTTAACTTGTCATATATCAACGATGGGTACACCACTGAATACATTGACTACCAAATCTTTGGTAAGAATTTTGTCTTTGTCCATGGTGATAAAGAAACTAGAGATGGTTCTGCAATTATCAAGAAGTATAGTTCTATGTTGTCTAAACCAATTGATGTTTTAGTCAAAGGTCATACTCATACTTTCAAAGTTGAAACTGAAAACCATGGTCGCAAGATTATTACAAGTGGATGCTTAATGGGTTCTGATGATTATGCAAAAGGTTTAGGCTATATCACAGAGGGCAGTCAATTAATGATTGTCGTGGATGAGCACTTAGGTGTTACACCAATTGAAATCGTGCTAAAATAGCAATTTTATACTTTGAAAATGAAAAACGTTTGGATTTTGCTTTCAAAGTAGGTTAGTTAGTGAAGGGGTAAATATACTTTACCAAAAACGGGAGAAAGGAGCGAGATAATGTCGAGAAAAGACCTAAAGAAAAACACTAAAACCACCACACCTAAGAAAATGTGTTTAATCTGCGGTAAAGAAAAAACGGTGAATCACTTTTATAAGGCAAACGATTTAAACACGTTTCCAGACGGAAGATACCACACCTGCTCATCGTGTGTGAAAGATAACACTGATGATCAGAACCTACAAAAGATTCACTCACTCTTGGCTGAATTAAATCGCCCATTCATCCGTGTTCTTTGGAAAAAAGCACTAAGTGCTAATGGAGTAACGATTGCAGAATACCTTAAAATGGTATCGGGTAACTCACAATATGCCGATATGACTTATCAAGATGGTGACGATGTTATCAGACTAGAAGATAAAGTCGAAGTTGTGAGTCAACACGTATATGACAAGAAAGGTTATGCAATCACCCTTACTGACGATATTAGACAAAAGTGGCACATGAGAAACAACTTATTTTCAGACCAAGACATCATGCGTTTAGAGCAGATGTTCGTAAACATGAGTTACGACTTCGCAATTGAAACCACTATGGAAACACAAGCTTTGGAAAAGATTTGTGTGTTAGAGGTTGAAGCACAAAAACGTTTGAATGAAGGTGATGATGCCGCCTACAAGCGTCTATCAGATTCGTTAGATACGATTATGAAATCTTCGGGTCTGCGTCCAATCGACAAGAAGAATGACGGTATTCTCAAGAAGATGGATAGTTTAGGAGAGGTTATTGCTCATATAGAGCGTAACAACGGATTCATTCCACCAGATAGAATCAACTATCCACCAGATGATATTGACCGTATGTTGTCCTATTATGTCAATTGGGCACAGCAATTCAACGATGCTGAAGTTTCTGTTGAAATCAATCATGATTGGCGAGAAGAAGTCGATGATGATAATATTAACTTTACCGTTTCATCATCTGAAAATGCTGATTACGCAGAAGTTGCTGAAGATGAAGATGAAGATGAGGATGAAATCTAATGGCTCAAATTACGGATAAAGCCTTCCAAGAAGCCTTTGGACACGTTTCAGAGTACTTGGTTGATATGATCTCATTCTTCCGTAAATATCCAGACTACCTGTTAGACTATGCAAAGACAGAGAGTACGATGTATGATTTAACACCCTTTCAAAGGGTTTATCTAAGAGCATTTTTCCGCTATAAAAAAGTGGGTATCGTTGCGACACGTGGTATTTCCAAAACGTATAGTAACGTGTTAGCCCACTTTTTAAAATGCGTGTTATATCCAAACAACAAATTAGCTTTAGCTATGCCAACTAAAGACCAATCCGCTAGGGTGGTTAAAGAGAAGATTGATGAAATTGTCAGAGATTATCCGTTGTTGGCAAATGAAATTGATGAGAGCAATTGCTCTTACCAAAAAGATTATGTGAAGATTGCATTTAAGAATGGATCAACACTTGATACTTTAACTGTCGGACAAAGTTCCCGTGGTCTACGGTGTTATGGCATCTCCATGGAAGAAATTGTTGACGAACGCATGAATGCTAAGATTCTTAACGAAGTTATTGAACCTATCGTTGCTCAACCAAGACCAATTCCAAACTTTGGTGCGGATGTTGAAAATGAATACTCAATGACTAAAGCATATGTCACAACTGCTGGTACAAAGCAAAGTTACTGTTACGAAAAATTCGCATCATTATTCCAAGAAATGACGCAAGGTAAAGCAACCATTGTCTTAGGCACTTCCTATGAAATGGGTACTTACTTTGGAACACTTACAGAAAGTGAAGTCATTGATAAGAAGAATGACGCAACTTACAGTCCATTGGCATTTGATAGAGAATATCGCTCTATCTTTACTGGATCCTCTGAAGGGTCATTAGTAAGTGCTGATGAATTGTCTAAAACACGAACATTAACTAGACCTTTTACAAAAGCAGATGATAAAGATATTAAGAATCCAAATGTACACTATGTATTATCCTATGACGTGGCGAGAGCGAGTGGTAAATCAAGTGCCAACTCTGCTTTGGTCGTTGTTCGGATAGAGGATAGAGGTAACGGAACTTATACGAAACAACTTGTGAATATCTTCACACAAGAGGGTGTCCACTTCGAGAATCAAGCTAAATTCTTGAAGCGAAAAGTTGTGGAGTATAACGCAAGAATACTCTGTATTGATATTAACGGTATGGGTTGGGGGTTAGTTGACTATCTCACGAGTGAGATTGATGAAAACCCACCTTACAGCATTGTTAACAATCCAGACTATGATCAATACAAGAAACCAAACAGTATACCAATGATATTCGCAGTCAATGCTTCGAGCAAAGAGACTAAGAACTCAAACATCATCAACCACTTTATGAGTGTAGTTGCTAAAAATGATGTAAAATTATTGGTGTCAGAATCACAAGCACGTTCAATGATTAATGAAATGGATGGTCGCAAACACGCAGAACTTTCCTTACCATTTATTCAAACTGACAGACTTGTTGATGAAATTATGAACTTAATTTATGTAAACAGTGGGAACACTGGTACAATTAAGCAAGTATCTACCAAGATTCAAAAGGATAGATTCTCCGCTTTTGCTTATGCTTTGTATTGGATTTTCCTACAAGAAGTGCAGAACAAGAACAAGAGAAGAAAGCCTGGAGAGCATGCTTGGAAAGATAGAATTAAACAGCGTAAACCTGTTTATAAGAGATTTACATAAGGGGGGTTGTAATGGAAAACTCACAAAGACAATCACGGTTTACAGCAGAGAATTTTGCTAACACTAAAATTAACCGTGATAAGATTGTCATTTCTAATATTGATGTGAAACAAGAGAAGCGTCAAGAAAGAAACAACAACACTCACCGATACAAACAATCGGATGTCCGTAAACACTTAAAGAACTTCACTTCTCCTAAGTCGCAAGCGGAATTAGTCAAGATTAGTGAATCCTTATACGTTCAATCTCCTCAATATAACAGATTAATCAATTATTGGTCTAACATCTTAACTTATGATTATGTTGTCGTGCCAAAAGACTTCATTGACACAGAGAATCATGATGTAATCCTAGAGGACTACAAGAAGATTTCTAAATTCTTGTCCTTAGCAGATTTGAAAGTTAACCTATCTAAGATTATTAAGAAAGCACTTATTTCAGATGTTTTCTATGGCTATGTTTATGTGGGTGACAACACTTTTATGATTCAGCAATTCCCTTATGAATTGTGCAAAATCGTGTCGATTGAGGATAATAGTTACAACTTCGCTATTGATGTGGAAACGCTTAGTCGAAACACCGATATTTTAGTTTACTATCCTCTAGAAATCCAAAAGGCTTGTGAACAATATATAAGACTGAAGAAGAGCGGATCAGACAAAGCTAGAAAATGGTATCAAATCGACTCTAAGAATTCTATCTGTATCAAGATTAATACAGCAATTCCAGAAACGATACCACCTTTTGCTGGTGTGTTTGATAGTATCTATGATATTAACGCTTTCAAAGATCTGAGAAATGATAAAGCCGAATTAGAGAATTATAAGTTGTTGATTCAGAAAGTACCTGTACGAGACAAGACGAATGAGAACAACGACTTCTTAATCGACTTGCCTATGATGGATTATTTCCACGAACTCTTGTCAGACATTGTTCCATCCAACGTTGGTGTTACAACCACCCCAATGGATATTGAAACGGTGACATTTGATAAAGACAGAGTGGGTAATGATGGTGTTGCTCAAGCGACTAAAGACTTTTGGGATTCAAGTGGTGTGTCACAGAGTTTGTTCTCTGGTGATAACAACACTGCACAAACTATCCTCAAGAGTATTGATGTCGATGAACAGTATGCTTTCAGCATCTTGGCTCAATTATCTACATGGTTAAATCACTTTATTAAAGTTAATAATGTTTCAAAATACTTCAAAGCAATCCTGCCAGAAGTGACACATTTTAACCGCAAAGAAATGATAGAAATGTATCTAAGCCAAGGTCAATATGGTTATCCAGTTAAGACATACATTGCAGGATTGCTTGGTTTGGATCCAATTGCTATGTCGGGACTATTGACAGTAGAAAACGACATCTTAGACTTGACTAACAGAATGATTCCATTTAAATCATCTTTCAACGTAAACGGTGAAGATTTACGTGAGGATGAGGGTGGCAGACCAACTAATGAAGAAGCTGGTAAAGAAGATGCAGACGAAACAGCAAGGGCTAAAAACAAATCGTCAACTGTTATTGAGGGGTGAAAAAGTTGAATATCATTAAAGCAGAAACAATTAGCTTTGACACTCTGTTCGTACCAGCAGAAATTTATGTTATGTACGTTGGTTACAACCGTAAAGGAATGTATATCAGCAAAGAGAGTGTTGAGCGTAGTATTCATACGTTAGCTAATATACCGATTGTAGGTCAATATGATGAATACAACCAAAACTTCCTAGGACACCAAACAGCGTTAGGTGTTACCTTAGATGGTGACTTGAAATACGAAAGAGGGACTGTTCCTCTTGGTCTTGTACCAGAAAGTTTCACCCACAGATGGGAAGAAGTTATTCATTCGGATGGTACTGTTAGAGAGTACCTTGTAGTATCTGCCCTTATTTGGAATAGGGATTTAGATATTACCAAAGATTTATTGTTTAATAATTATGGGCAATCAATGGAAATTGCGATTGACCGTAGTATTAATAAAAATGGTTATGTTGAAGTACAAGACTTCCACTTTGAGGCACTTTGTGTGCTTGGTATTGATAAGGGGCAAGGCGGTCACGTTGAGCCAGCTTTTGAAGGTGCTAAGATTGAAGTGTTCTCACAAGAGGGTGTTTACCTCTCTAATGTCGAAAAGATGTTAAGAGATTTTCAACAATATACTTTAAATGAAAGGGGTATGGAATTGAATTTAGAAGAAGCATTAGCAAAATTCAATGTTTCCAAGGAGAAACTTTTAGAAGTTGCACCCAATCATCAAGAGTTATCAGAAGAAGAATTATCTGCACTGTTCTCAAATGATCAAGTAGATGAAGCTGAAGCTGAAACCAAGACTGCTGAAGATGTTGCTGAAGAAGAAGCTGAAAAAGCTGAGGAAGAAGCAACTGAAGAAGTGACTGAAGAAACTGAAACTGAAGATGCTCCAGAAGCTGAAACAGAAGAAGAATCTAAAGAAGCTGAAGCAACTGAACCAGAAGCAACCGAAGAAACCGCAGAAGAAGCGGATGAGGAAGCTAAAGAGGAAGAAGCTGAAGAACAGGCAGAAGATGAAGCAGCGACAGAAGAAACTCCAGTCGATGTTGCACAGTTTGAGTTGACAATTGCAGAACTTCAAAATAAAGTATTTGAATTAGAGCAAGAAAACTTACAACTGAAACAAGAGCGTCACAATCGTGACTGTCAAGAGTTTGTGGCTAAATTCACTAGCACTTACAAACTTGATGAGGTTCTACTTGAAGAATTGAAATTTGAACAATTCTCAAATGTAGAACAGTTAGAATCGAAACTATATGAAATCTTGGGTCGTACTCTTAAAGATTCAGCTAAGGCACAAGCTCCAACTGAAGTTGAAGCACCTAAAGTTGAGGTATTCAATCTTGAAGATAGAACCACTGACAACTCACTTAGTGAATATAGTTTTGCAGAATATTTTAATTTAAAATAAAAAATTAGGAGGAATTTATTAATGGCTTTAGTAAATTTAGATAAAATCAGATCTGGTGCAGTGGGCAACCTTGAATCAGTTATCGTTTATACTGACGAAACTTTCGCAACTCTACACGAAGATTTCGCAAACGGTTTGTTAGTTGAGTTGGGTGGATATGTAGACGGTAAACGTGAAGTTCGTAAAGCATATCCAGTTAAGGACTCTGCTGCTGGTAAGGAAGTATTGCTTATTGCAACTCCAGAATTAGACTATGACGAAAGACTTAACAAAGAACAATTTGTTAACAAGAAAGGTCAAATTGCCCGTGCATTCTACTTAGCAGAAGGCGATGTATTCCAAATCACTGTTGCACCATACTTAACTAACCCTGTTAAGGACGAAGTATTCATTGGTAAAAACGGTAAATACGTTAAAGCTGATGCTGCACTTGCAGTAGGTCAAATCGGTTTCTTAGTTGCAGAAGCACCTTCTAAAGCAATCTCTGCTAAAGAGGACTCTGTTGCTTTAATCGTTCAACGTGGTTAATTTTAAAGGGGGAAAATATTTAATGGAAAGAAAAGCATTAATTGATTTAAGCGTTATGTACGCAACTGGTACTCTACCAGAACAATTCCAAAACGCTTCAACAAGTCCAGAAAAAGTTATCCGTGCTGGTATCAATGAAATTCTTGGCTTGCCAGAAGATGCAACAACTATTGACAAGAAGGCTCTAAGACGCAACGCTGTTGAGTTGTTTGAATTCTTGGAAGAAGTATTAGACAAGAAGATCTATGAAGGTGACTTAGGCATCTTAGAACAATGGGTTGAAATCCGTAATGAAAAATTAGGTGATCAAACCAAGTTCCGTGTGCCAGACAACCAATTATTCCGTGTGGCTTCTATCTCTGACGGTAACGGTAACGTTCGTAGACAAAGACTACGTGAAGGTCAAGACTACACTATTCCAACAGAAATCTTGGCTGTAAAAATCTACGAAGAATTCCCACGTTACCACTCTGGTCGTATCGACTTCTATGAAATGATTGACCGTGTGGCTAAGTCTGTTCAACGTGATATTACTCAACGTATTCACGAAGTGTTACTTAAGACTTTCCGTGTAACTGGTGTAACCACTCCTTATGCAGCAACCATCTCTGGTGCAACTGCTGATGCTAAGGTTACTCACGTGTTAGAAATGGCTAAACACATCGAAGCTAAGACTGGTCTTAAACCAATCGTTGCTGGTTCTGCTTTGGCATTACACGCATTGAATCCAAAATATATGTCTGACGCTCAAAAGGGTGAAGCTAACACATTAGGCTACGCAAACATCGTAACTGGTCTGAAAGCTATGGAAATTCCACCATTACACAAACAAGGTACTGATGAGTTCGTATTGGGTGCAGATGAATTATTCTTGATTCCAGAGTTGGATGAAAAGATGTTCAAAGTGGTGTTTGAGGGTGACTCTCACATCGAAGATCGTGCAAGCAACCGTGCTGACTTGCAAGTTGAATACCTCTTCTTGCACAAAGTTGGTGTTGGTGTAATTGCACCATCTACTTTTGGCTACCTCAAGTTTACTTAAGATTAAAAAGGTTTCCATGGGAAGGGTTAATCCCTTCCTATGGTATTAGAGAAAAGGGAGTGTTATAAAATGGCAACAAGCAAAGAGTTGAAAGAAACTTTAGTTAAAAAATATGGTTATACAAAGAAAGATTTTGTAAACCCAGAAAATGGTAAAGAGTACACATTTAAGAAATTAGAATCATTATTGAAGCAAGAACAAGACAAAGAAAACCCTGTTGAGGTTGAAGATGACTCATTAGATGAATTCAATAAAGAGGTTGTTAAAAATGTCGCTGTCAAGTTTGAGGATAGTGATTTAATTCCTGTTATGAGCGGTGTTAGAGGTCGCTTTGTTCACCACTCTGGTGCAGGTAATGGTGTTTACACATTTACTGAATTTGGACAAGTGCAAGATATTGTATTTAAAGAATTGAAACACGTATTTAACACCAAACGTGCTTTGTTAGAAGATGGTTACTTAATCATCCTTAACAAAGACTTAATCAAAGAGTTTCGTTTAGAGAAGCAATATAAACACGTTGTTACTCCTAAGAGAGTTAATGACCTGTTGAATCGTAGTGCTGACGAACTTATTAGCTTCTTATCGGGCACAACCCAAGAAGCACAATTAGCATTACTGTCGGTTGCTAAGGTTAAGTACAATACTGGCGAATTAGACAAGCGTTCTACAATTCAAGCGTTGGAAGAATTTTTTGACACTTCACTAGAGGACAATTTCGGAAAATAAAAACTAAAGGTGTGATTATATTGACAAAGGTTGAAGATATTTTCTCACGGTTTTTGCAGAAAATTTCTGAATACAAATTCCTTGTTGATATTGGTAATCCTGAAGCGGTCGCTGCTTTAGAAGGTACTCTCAATGATTACCTTACATCTGCTAGGGCTAAATTCTATCAATGTCCTAAATCTCTTAATTTAGATGCAGAAAAGAAAAATATCATTTCTGATCTTGATGATTTGGAAATTGATATTCTATCCCTACTGATGTTGATTGAATATTTCTATCAAATTATGATTAGAAATGAAACTGTTGAGCAAGCTGTTGGTGACTCTGACTTCAACATCTACTCACAGGCAAACCATATCAATCAATTGAAGGATTTGCATAAAGAACTGCGGAATTTCACAGCCCGTGAGATCAGTCGATATACATATAGGGATCGGATTTATGCAAAAAAGACTAAATAATTTTTTCAAAAAACATTTGGTAGACAGTATCTTTAAGATACTACCGTTATTCGAGGAATCTAATGACGGTTATCAATCATATGTCGATTCTCTAATTAAAGAAACATCTGGTCTAGTGAAGTACCTAAAATTAGATAACGCAGAAATTCTATCCTTGATTGGTGTGTTAACATCATTGAAGGATGCACTACAAGAAGGCTATTCTCATAGTGAAGTCCGTAGAGAGGTATTTAAAGCTATTGGGCTTTCTAAGACGATTGCGGAAGCGGTGATTTAAATGTCATACTTAGAAAGGTATAACTGGAGAATCAAAGTTGACGGAACCAACTTAGGTGAAGCGTTGCGAAACAACACTCACTATATGAAGAATAAGAAATTCACTGATGCCACTACTTATCGTAAGGCTAAGTGGTATCTTGGTAAAGGCACAGAAGGTGAAACAAGCGGTGATATTGACATACGTGTTGTAGAGATTGATAGAATGGGTTCTATTAGAAACATTCTATTTAAGTTAGGTGAAGGTGTCAGACTTGGGACAATCCTTGAGTTTGATAATGACCTTTGGCTTACTTACGATACTTATGGTTCACTGCGTGATGACATTAAGATGAGGGTGTCTAAAATCAATGATGAATTGGTTTGGAAGGATAGAGCAGGTAAGGTACATAAAGTGCCTTCTATCTCTACTATCTCTGCCCTTGGGTCTAGTGCCAACTCTAATGACGGTAAATACCTTGAAAACGCATATAACGTACATATGCCAGAAGGTAAAATCCTAGTTTTCGTAGAGTTAACAGAGGAAACTAAGACAATCGAATTAAAGCAACGCTTTATTATCGGGTCTAAGGTTTATAATGTTGTCTACACGGATGATGTCACTATGATAGACAAAGACTATCACGGTGTACTTAAACTGATATTAGAAGTCGATCTAAAATATAACAACAAAGATGATTTTGTTAACTCAATTGCTTATAATGAGTCGTTTGAGTTGGATCAATCATCTTCTGAAAACGGAGATAAGGAAGATAATGGGGGCGATAATACATGGGGATGGTAAACCAATTTCCCAATGACAAGTCATTAGTACAAGCCTATACAGTTGATAGGCTTTCTACTATGATTGTATCAGTTATGGAAGCTATCGGTGATGATGAAGAGATTTTCAAGTTACTTTATTACACGAACGATAACTCTTTAGGTGTTGATCTTGCTAAGGATGCGAAAGGTAAACAAGCCTTTGAGAAGAAGCAAATTTATAAACACGGTAATGCTGAACAACGTATTGAACCCTATCCATTTTCTCTGACGCTCCAAACATCTCATGAATGTTTTGTGAGATGCTATTTCAACCAAGGGAACCTAGAAGATAGTGAGTATTGGGTTAAGAGCCAAATGCACATTGACATTATCTGTTCACATGGTCTTTGGTTGACATCGGATAAGGCAAAGAAAATTAAGGTTGTAAGACCTTATGCTATCTTATCTAGAATTATGAATATCCTAAGAGATTCCGATAAAGAAAATAAACTGCCACAACCTACTGGTTATCAACACTTCACAGTGAATGAAAAGTTTGAGTGCATCAGATTATATGCCAATACTATAAGTGTAGAAGATGGCACTGAAGATTTGATGTCGATTTCATATGAATAATACGCAAAAATTATTCGTACAAGTAGGGGCTGATATTCCTTTATCAACTAGTCCTAAAGTCAGTTTTCACCAACATACGCTAGGTGATATTCTTGACTTTGGCTATGATGTTCATAACTTATATATAGCGTCTTTAATTGAAGGTGTTGACGATATGTTGAAGGCACTTTCAGATACGGAATTTTATATGGATCTCTATGAAAATAGGCATAAACTCACTAAGTTGGATATGATACTCATATTCTCTAAGTTGGATGACGCTTATTCTCAACTAATTCCAGACGCATTAAATCATTTTCTACGTGGCTGTAAAGTGTATTATGAGGAAGGTAGTGACCGATTACTCATAATCTTTTCAGAGGAAGATGTTATTGTGCTAACTGCTGACATTATGGATGAGATTATATATCTTGTCAAGTATTGCAATAGTTTAATCAATAGTGATGGGGAGTATGATCCTCATGACGAAAAAACACGAGAACTGATCGAGCGTATGAAAAAGTACCGAGAGAAAGTTGAAAAAATCAAAAATGGCAATGAGGAAAGCGGTCAACCATTGTACAACGTTATAAGTGCAATTACGGTTAGGAGCAATTCCATAAATAAAATGAACATTTTAGATTTAACTATCTTTCAAATTTATGATGAATATAAACGACTGATAACTATTGATCAATACAACCAATCCTTGCAGGCTCTTATGGCAGGTGCAAGTGGTGTTGAATTGCAACAGTGGGATGTCTTAATATAATATACAAATTCGGGAGGAATTTTTTAATGGCTAAATATGGTTTAAAAGAAGTCGCAGACGTTATCTTCTTCGATATTGCAACGGGTAAGCCTGTTCTGTTCTTCGACTCACTTAAGACTTCTAGTTTGGAAAATACAGCGGATTCTACTGCTGCAACTGGTGGTCGTGGTAACGGTCAATTGGTAGTTTGGAACTACGGTCGTAAAGCAACCTTAAAAATGCAAGACGCTTTACTTTCTCCAAACTCTATTGCACTCTTATCTGGTAACGATGTAAGTACTCAAGAAATTAACTTGAGCGGTCGTGAAGTTGTTACTGGTGCAACAAGTGTTAACATCACTGAAACTGCTGTTGGTGACAAGATTTCTGTATGGGAACTTAAAGACGGTGTAATCAGTCAAGAAGTTTCTGGTGCAACTGTATCTGGTAAAGCTGTATCTGGTTTGTCTGAAGGTAAGCAATACATGGTATTCTATGAGTACAAAGCACCTGCTGGTACTAAGACTATTACCTTCTCTACTGACAAATTCCCTGGTACTTACCGTGTAGTAGGTGACACCGTTGTTAAATCTGCTGCAACTGGTAAAGACCACCGTGCACAATTCTTAATCAAGAAAGCACAATTGAAAGCGGCCTTCAACTTCACTATGGAAGCAGAAAACGTTTCTACTTTCGACTTTGAACTTGAAGTGTTGCGTGACGATGCAACAACTGACCTCTACACTATTGCTATCGTAGAGTAATCAAGGAACTGAAGGGGTTTAGGATGTAATGTCCTAAGCCCCTCTTTTTTAATCGAATCGAAAGAGGGTAGTGAAAACAATGGGAGATCTAGGAGTACAAATGGTGGAGTTTTACAGAGAGAGGAAAAACACCACTATCAAACTTTTGAATAATCTTATTATGTTTACCAGTGTAATGACTGGGTTAATGGAGATATTTAAACTACATATTTTTATATATGGGAAAATGAATTTCCATACACCCCTTTTCGTTGATACACACTTAGGTGATTATTCAATTTCATTCTTACTGATTGGGCTAGGATTACTTGTGCCAATTCTTTTTGTCAAAGGTAAGATTAAATTATACAAGGTGACCTTATTCTGCTTATTGTTGGTTTGGTCGTTCTTGTTCTTCTTCTTTATCTTTGTACTATTTCTTGGTAATCTTAATTTTAGTTGGATCTTAGTATTCAATGTAATCGTATTAATTTTACACGTTATGAAGAAATGAGTGATGTCTATGTTATTAACCGCAACAGCACCATTCAACAACGTAGGAATCATGGAATTCTTACAATGGTTTGGGGTAGGTGGAGTTGCTTTGCTGACTCTTTGGTACACACAACGTGACAAAACCCGTGAGAAAGAACTGGCATTTATGGAAAGGTTGTCTGCTGAATTGCATAAAAAAGATGAGCAATACAAAGAATTAAGTGAAAAAATCGACAAGATGGAAACACTAAATGACGAATACAGACAAAAAAACTTAGACCTTATGACAGAAAATACTCTGTTGAAACTTGAAAAAGACAAGTTGGAGCAAAGCATGGAGTTGCGAATCCAAGAGTTAGAGAGAAAAAATAAAGAATTGCAACTTGAAATAGAAAAATTAAAAGAACAATAATTTAAGCCCTACCTATCTTTGGATAGTTGGGGCTTTTTTGTACCATTTTACTTGCAGTCTTTTCAATAAAATGGTATAATAGTAATGTAAAATAAATTACTGAATATAAGGAGTTATTAGAAATGGCAAAGGCTAAAAAACCAACTAAAAAAGTTATTTCTTTAAATGAAGTATCACGTAAATATAAAGAGTCTAGCAAAGAGGTTGTCAAGACGATTGAGATTGACGGTGAAGAATTTACTTACACTCTCAAGACTCATCCTACTTCCATTGATAAGGCTGAATTATTGAGTGATCTTCGCAGTGTAACCCTATTCCTCTACAATAATGAAGAGTATTTAGGTCTACCAGAAGCCAAACAATTAGAGTTGTATAAAGCATTCGCTTTACTGTCTGCAATCAAGGTGTTTACGGATGTAGAAATTCCAGTTGCATTTGAGGACAGAATTAATTACTTCACTATGATGGCAGATTTAGGCATTGTACAAGAAATTGATCAATCATTCACAGAATCCGTTTCTGAAGCGTTCAATGATGTACAAGCGGAAATGGAGCAATGGGTAAAAGAGGTAACTCAACAAATTCAAGACACACAAGAAGAAATTGCAAGTCTTGAGTCACAGTTAGCAGAAGCATCCACAGAATTGAAACACAAAGAAGGTGCGGATGAGGAATAGACCTCATCCCTTTCTTATTTTAGAGGGTGGTATAATTGATTGATGGAATTTTAGAGGGGATCCGCCAACGCTATGAAGCGGAATTAAACCGTGCGGCCGAAAAGGAATTGACAAGGGAAATGAAGAAGTACGGTAAGAAGCTAGAAAATACCATCAAGAAAGAGTGGCAAAGTTACTTAAATAGTTATAGTCCAGTCAGATATAAGCGTACTGGCAATACCTTGGAGAGTATTCATTATAGTGGCAATGTTGGTGGTACACTAGCATCGGGTATGGTTACTTCCGTTTCATATGGTAGTATGGCAACTGATAGATATAGTAAAAGCTATCGTATTCCATTTAAAGCTATTGATGAAGGTTGGAATAGCGGCCCAAGACCTTACCGCTATGCTTACTATGAAGGCTATGGATTGACTGACAAGATCATGTCAGAGTTTGAAGGTCAATTACCAAGCTATATTAATTTAACGATGAGGTGATTTAATTTGGCATTTTTCAAATTAAAGGGCTTTACAGAGGAAGAATTTAATACATTAACTCATCCGATTACGAAAGAGTTAATTAAAGACTTTCTTAGGTCACAAGCACAATTGAGTGAACAGACACTCAAGCAGTATCGTTCAGCACTTTATATCTTTGCTAAATACCTATACGAAAACTTAGACAACAAACCTGTCACAGAGTTAAAGACACGGGATGCACTAAGGTATCAAAACTTTTTGATTGACTTAGGTTTAAGTGATAGTGGTATCAAGTTTAAGAAAAGTGTTGTAAGTTCATTGTTTCTATTTATTGAAGGTTTTTGGGATGACGAGTATCCTAATGTACGCAACATCTTTACAAAAGCTGTGCCAGTAATAGGAAACGAAAAGAAGAAAGAAAAAATTCCACTTACGATTGATGAAATCAGTAAGTTGAAAGAAGTCCTCACAGAGCGTGAGGAGTGGGAAAAGTTAGCATACTTATTATTCTCCTATTCGACGGGTTGCAGAAGAGAAGAAGCTAGGCAGTTGAGAACAGAGGTTGTCAACTACGATAAGTTTGTTAACAGTAAAGGGGAGCAGAAAAACTACTACGTGACACATAGCATTAGGGCTAAGGGTCGTGGAAAAACTGGTAAGGTAAGAAAATTCCAATTTGATAGTGAAGCTATGGACGCTATCAGAAAATGGGTTGAGGTTAGAAATGTTGATCATGAGTATGTGTTTACCTCTAATGTAGGTGGAGAAGTAAATCAAGTCAACGCATCTACTTTCAATGGTTGGTGTGATTATTTCTCAACTATTATCGATAAGAAAGTACACCCTCACTTGATCAGAAGTTCACGAGCAACCAACAGTGTAGTAGAAGAGGGTAAAGATATTAAAGCTGTCCAACAATTGCTTGGACATAATTCATCTTCCACAACAGAAATTTATGTTGTCAGAGATAGTGAGGATGATATTGACGAATTATTCTAATTAAGAAGGTAGGGTGTATATATGGCAGGAAGTTTAGATGCCTTTCTTAAAGCCAACCCGATAAAGTTAAAGGTTGATTTAGACACTAGTGGTATTCAATCGGAACTTAAAGCATTAGATGATAAATATAAAGTTAAGGTAGGTATCGACTTATCAAGTAGTATTAAAGAGATTAACAAATCGTTAACTCAAATGCAACAACAGGTAAGTAAAGCAAAATCACTGAAGGTAAACATTGAGTTGAAAGCCAAAGTTTCTGATTTAGCTAATCAGATTAAAGCTATTCAAAACCAAATGAACAGTGCTGCTTCGATTAAACCTGTCAAAGTAGACATTGATTTCAATGTTTCCAAATCAGCACAAAAGCTGATCAACAACTTAACTGAAATTAAGGGTAGTTTCAAACAACTTGAATCTCAAGTCGTAAGTACAGTTGGAAACATGGCATCCAAAACCAATGCCGAGTTAGCTAAAGTCGGTGGGTCTGGAGTAACATCACGTATCACTGACACTATGAATACCATCCGTAACGATATGCAACGTGCCTTTGGTGACGGTGTACTTGATACGAAGGTGTTTAGAAATGCTGAACAAGAAATCCAACAAGTATCTGCAACCATTACCAAAGAAACAGGAGAGATGGTGCGTAGGCTCTACGCTCTCAATAAAGATACAGGATCTTTTGAACTCATTCAACAGGCTGATGTAGACAAGATTCAATCAACAACCGCAAGGATGAAACAATCTATCCAAGGGTTGAAAGAAACTGTCCAATCATTAAATAATGGTTTGGGTGGTAACTCACAATCATTTGCATTATTCAATAGCTTGGGTAAGGCAGATATTGTAAAACAATCTGATGTAAATAGATTAAAAGAGTTAATCAGCTCTGAAAAAGAAGCTATTTCAGTATCAACAAAGTTTGCTCAAGTGCAACACCAAATTGATAATGCAATAGGAAATATCAATCCTAACATCTCTGCAATGGCAAGTAAGTTTAAAGAGATGAAGGGAACGCTTTCAACATTAGATTCTAAAGGCTTAGATAACATGAGTAGTAAGATTACTACCATGATGTCGCAATATAGGCAAGAAGAACAAATGTACAAGAAGCGTCAACAAGCCTTGGAAAATATTGCTAACTTATCTAACAAGTTGCAATTGACCGAGAAGCAAATGACACATAACCAAGCTAATACAGGCTTGGCACAAACAGCCAAAGATGCTTTAACTGCGGCACAAAACATGGCTCAAACTGCACGATCAGCAGGGGAGTTAAGTGCGGCCTATGAAAAGGTTAAAGCTGCATCTGCGTCTATCAAACAAATTGGACAATCTATCAATTTAGATGGTTTGAATAAGAAACAGGTCAACACTGTTAGTCAAATTCAAAATACCATGAATAAATTGCGTGATATTGGTAAATGGAGTAATGAACAATACACCCGTGGTTTTACCGATATTGAAAACGCATTGTCTAAAGGTGGATCTGCGTTAGATCAAGTGTTGTCTAGATATAAACAACAACTTGTAGAAGCACAAGCTGAACAGAAAAAACTGATTGAAGGTACTACTTTAATTGGTAAGAATACTAAGGATGCAGGTAAAGCATCACTTAAAGAAGGTATTCACGGTGCTTTAAAACGTAACGACTTAGACGCACTGAAATCTTACATTGGGCAATTAGAAAACGCAAAAGTAAAAACTTTAACCTTGACTGAAGCTATCAATGCACAAGGTCAAGCGGTCTATAAAGTTAAAGCAACCATGGATGGACATGGTAGAACTGTTGCTCAATACGGTTATGAAGTTACAAAAACACAAAACGCTATTGATTCCGCTGTTCGTAAAACCTCATCTGGCTTCGTAAATAACGAAAACAAAAACTTAGGTTTCTTCGAGCAGATGGGCATTGCGATGAAGCGTATACCAGGTTATATCCTGTCTATGGAAGGTTTCTACCGCACGATGCGTGGTATGAAAGCTATCACCACAGAATTGTTTGAAATTGACAAAGCAATGGTTGAAATCAAACGTGTGGCGAGTGACGGTATCAACCTTGATGTACTCTTCCAAAAATCCATGGCTAGTGCCAAAGAACTTGGTGCTAATATCCATGATGTCTTAGAAGCTGTTGGTGAATTTGCAAGAACATTTGGTGATTTTAACGAAAACCAATTGAATGCAATCACCAGAACTGCAACAATGATGTCTAACGTATCTGATCTGAACTTGAAACAATCATCTGAATCTCTTGTAGGTACGATGAACGCTTTCAATATTTCAGCGGAGGACTCTGTTAGAATTGTTGACGCTTTAAACGAGGTAGATAACCAATACGCTATCTCAACTGCACAGCTTGCAACAGGTTTAAGTAAAACTGGTGCGGTTGCCAAGACGTTTGGTGTCAGTTTAGAAGAAGTATTGGGTCATATTACAGCAATTGGATCCGTTACAATGGAAACGGGTGATGTGATTGGTAAACAAGATAGTTGCCCTTCTATATTGGTGACAATATAGTCGCATCTTGCTATATCGTGGAAAGCCCAAGGGGTTGGGTAATCACGAGGGAAGTTTATATATTTAATAGTTATAATAAATACCATACGAAGGGGGTGAAAGAAATATGAAAAAGATATGTGAACAGTGTGGACATACGTATGATGTTCGTCCATGTCGTTATGATAAGTCGAAGTTTTGCTCTAGATAGTGTAAAGCTAAGAGTATGGAACAAAAAGTAAAATGTCAATGCAGTAATTGTCATATGGATATAAGTGTTATACCATCAAAAATAGGTAAACATAATTTTTGCTCCAATAAATGTGTTGGTGAATATAATGCCAAGACCTACCAAGACAACAGGCTTGTCAAACATTGTGAAATGTGCAATAAAGAATTTCTGGTGAAACCATCCTATCAAAGTGCGAGATTTTGCTCTAATCAATGTCAAAATCATTGGCAATCTACATTAGTGGGATCCAACGCAAACAATTGGAGGGGTGGTGGAGATGTGGTTACTTGTAAGTATTGCAATATTAGTTTCCAACGAAAGTCACCATCATCAAACCAAATCTTTTGTTGTATTGATTGTAAAAACTCATATTGGATAGAAAACATCTTACACAAGACAGAGAAGTTTAAAAGAAATCATAGGATTGGAAATGAATTAGCATTCAAACAAAAGAAACAAACCAAACCAGAATTCCTTCTAGAGAAATCTTTATTGGAAATGGGATATAGAAACAATATTGATTATATATCAGAACAAGGTTTCTTTGGTAGATATTACGCTGATTTCTTTATACCATCTTTGAGGACTGTTATTGAGGTCTATGGTGATTATTGGCATGGAAATGATAAAGTATTCAAAGAATTGAATGATAGACAAATATATCAGAGAGAATATGATGAAAACCGAAAGATGATGTTTGAAAAATATGGATTCAAATATATTATCATATGGGAATCTGATATTTATAAAGAGAATAATATTATAACTAGATATATTAAACCCCTTAACGACTACACGCAGGACTCTTAATTTAATGGAGAATTAAGATGATGATATAGTCTGAACTATACATATAAACCACATGATAAAAGTATAGAGAGAAACTCAAGTGTAAAGACACTTTTGAGGAGCAGTTTCTCCGCTATGTGTAAACATAGTTAGTAGACCTAGTAAGGTTGAAAGTAACAGATTGAACTCACTGAAAACAATTTACTCACGTATGACTACCCACAAGGAAGCTAAAAAAGCACTTGATAGTGTTGGTATTAGCTTAACCAAGATGACCGATGAAGGCGAAAAAGCCAAGGGTGTCGGTGAAATCATGGGTGAATTGGCTGGTAAATGGCGTACACTTTCTGATGAACAAAAACAACACATCGGTGTACAGATTGCTGGCCGTAACCATCTCACACGCTTCCTTGCGTTAATGAATAACTGGAAAACTGCTACTGATGCTACTAAGACAGCATTGAACTCACAGGGTTCTGCTGCTAGAGAGCAAGAAGCATACATGAATTCATATGAAGCAAGGATCAATGGACTAAAAACTAGATTCACAGAATTATCTCTTGCAATTGGTAAAGCGTTCCTGTCTGATAGTATTGTTGGATTCCTTTCTGGAATTGCAGGTGCAATCGAAGGTTTAACAGGATTTATCAATAAAGTTGGTGTATTACCAACAGTTTTAGGTATTGCAGGTTTAGCATTGACTAAATTCTTGCAGGGCACTAAACTATTTGGTGGTGAAGGTGGAATTGGTGCAGGAATCAGTAAAATGGTTCAATCAATTTCACAAGAGGGTGAAAAGTTACGCAGTTTTGCAAACATTTTCACTGGCAAATCATTATTTAAACAACAAAGTACAGATGCTGAAAAGACAGCAAGTGCTGTAAAGGCTTTAGGTCAAGCTAGTGGTGAAGCAAGTAGTAAGATGTCCTTACTTTCTGCTAGTGGTAAGCCTATTTCCTCACAAATTCAAGCACCTATTGAAAAGGCAACATTCTCATTGAAGAATTTTGCAGCAGGTTTAGCTTCTATGGCTTTACAAACTGCTGGTATAGCTGCTATTGGTGTTGGTATTGGTTTGCTTGTCGAACAGATGACTAAGGCTAGTGCTAAGGCATCTGAATTAAGACAAAAATATGAAAAACAACAAGAGACATCTATCCAAGCCTATAATAAGGCTGGTAATTCTTTTGACAGTTTAATTTCTAAATATAATACTTTAAGTTCCAAACCTAAGAGTTCATTAAGTACTCAAGAACTTGAAGAGTATAAGAATGTTCAAAATGAAATTGCAAAAGTGTTGCCGAATGCGGTTGCCTACACAGACCAATTTGGACAAGCACACATCAGAAATGCTAATGCTGTACAAACGGAAACTGAAAAGGTAAGAGCGTTAGCTGCCGAAAGAGCAAAATTAAATCAAAGTGCATTTAAGACCAAATTAAACGATGAAAAGAGCGGAGTTGCGGAATTATACCGTCAATATGAAGATGCTCTTGCACGTATGGAAAATGCACAAAAGCAATTGAAGGATGGCGGTCAATATGCTGCCGATGGCACATGGTATGACACTTCTGGATCTGCTAGCACCTCACAAAGGATTTTAAATGAATCCACAATTGAATCACAACGCAATTTAGGTATTTTAACCAATATGTTACAGGAAAACTCCGTGGCAATTGGTGACAATGCTGTTGCATGGTTACAATCTAGCGGTGCAATGGAACACGCAACATCTACTGCTAGTTCTCTGATTCAAAACTTTGCTAAGGTAAACCAATCAACTGTAAGTGATATTCAAGAGTTGCAAAAATCAATGGGTGAAGGAACCCAATTTAAAGATGCTTACGAACAATCACAATTACAATTAAATGAAAGTACTCAAAAGTTTGGGGCTATGATTGCGGCTCAATACAAGAAGTTTGGCTCTTTAAGTAAAGAAGCTAAAGCATCAGTCACTAATGCTTTTGATACGATTGCTAAATCAATTGATTTAAAAGGTTCTCCAGATGCTTTAGCTGGTAAATTTGATAAGATTTCAGATGCGTTAGTCAAGATTGGTAAAAATGGCGATATAAATGTAAGAGCATTTAAAAAGACATTGGAAGATCTTGGTGTAGATGCAAGTGAAGCAACTAAGATTATCAATGAATTAGCAAGAGCGACTGAAAATGATAAGTTAAAACTTTCTATTGACAATGGTGATATTGCCGATACAACTGAATCGGTGAAAGAGTTAACTGATGAGTTGTTGAAAGCGGTCAACGCACTACAAATCTTTAATGGTATGCGTGATGGTGAAGGTGAAGCGGTATCTTCACGTATTGACTACATTAAATCACGTAAGAAGTTAAATGCGAACTCATACCTTGCAGATGATCGTGTCCAAGGTCAATTGGAGCAATTATCTACTATCACAGGTGTGAGAAAACAAACTATTGTTGATAACTTAGAAGATATTGGTGATGCCTTTGGTAAGATGTCTAAACTATCTCAAGAAGAGATGGAAGGATTTCAACAAGCGTTCTTAGAAAAGGGTGCTAAATGGGATGAGATGACTAAGGGTATGTCCGAAGGTGCTAAAACCATGTTTGCTAACATGGTGCAATACGTAAACCGTGGCGGTGTAACTGCGGCCCAAGCATTGCAATTAGCATTAAACCAAGTAGGACAAGTATCTGAACAAGTTGAAACTGATTTAGCGACACGATTTACTCACTTACAGAAAAATCTTGGAACAGCATCTGAACAGGATTTCTTAAATTCATGGGCAACTACAGTCCAAGGCGGTCTGAAACAATTAGACGGTCAATTTACAACTTTGGTTGATTCTGCTGGTAAATTGAAGTTAGCTATGGTAAACGGTGAAACCTCACCATTTATCGACAACTTGAATAAGCAAGTAGAAGAACTTGGTTATACTTACCAAACAAAATTGAATGGTGGTAATCTTGAATTAAATATCGTTGATACTAACGGTAATGTGAAAGCAACGCTAGGACAACTCAATAAAGATATTTTAGAGAGTGGTATGGCTGCTGGTTTGATGGAGAAGGCATATCGTGATGTTAAAGGTGAAATCACAAGTATGAACACCTTCTTGGAACAAACTGGTAATATCTTACAAGCATCTGGACAACAATTTGAGGTCTATGAAGGTGGATTAAGACTTGTTGGTGAAACTGGTGCGACACAGAAGTTAGCATTATCTGAATACAATGAAAGTCTGAAAGCGTTAGGCTTGACAATTCAAAGTATTTCTGAACAAGACGGTAAGATTACACTCACATTAACTGATGCTAACGGTAATACCTTTACACAAACAATTGGTGATCTTGAGCAAATGAAGCAAAAGATGGACGAATTGAACGGTAAGGAGTCTAAAGGTAAAGTTGATGTCGAGACTGATAAAGCCAAACAAAAGTTGGATGAAGTCAAGACTGATCAACAAGAGTTGGATGGTAAAGAAACAAAATCTGAACATACGATGGATGTTCATGCAAACGATGAACAGGTTCAGAAAGTTAAAGAAGAGATTGATAACATTGGTAAAGATGCTAATGTTGATGTCCAAGTTAAAGCTAATACAGATGCTATTAGTACTGCATTGACCGCACTGCAAACTGCCTTAACTCAAAGTGGTTTGCTACAAACTGCGTTAGATGCAATTAGTAGTATCATTGATAGCATCAATACTAAGACAGAATCATTATCATCTCTGCAAACAACACTTGATAATATTAAGAAGTCTGCTGAAGATGCAAAAACTGCAATTGATAACATTATCACTGCAATGACATCAGAGTTTACACCAACTCTAAATTCAACCTCCTTCGACAATATCAAGACTGCTGTTGAGGGTGTATCTACCGCTGTTGATACATTACAACAAAAGTTGTCTAATCTAAGTGTACCATCAGTATTACAAAGTGCACCAACTCAAGCACCTACTGCTCCAACAACTGATTACACTGCAATGCAAACAGCACAAAGTCAAGCTATCTCTGCTATGTCTAGTGCTTGGAGTTCCTTTGCATCTGAATCAGTGAACACCATTAGTAATATGGCATTGTCAATCAACGTAAGTATGGTTGCTATGTCTGCTATGATGGTTGCTTCAGCAACGGTTGGTACAATTGCTGTATCTATGGCAATGAGCAACATGGGGTCAACGGTTGTAAGTGCTGTCAACCAAATGGCTTCAAGTGTTGTATCAAGATTCTCTTCAATGGTTGCATCCGTCGCAAGTATTGCAAGTAGTATTGGTTATAGAGTCGCAGGTGGGGTTAACGCTTCCGCAGGTGCGGCCGCAGGTGCTATGGCATCTTTGGCACAGGGTATGATTAATGCCTTTAACGCTAGAATCAACTCCTTTGACTTCGCAGGTGCTGCCAGTCGAATTGCTAGAATGATTGCATTAGGTGATGTATCATCTACAATCAACACTGAAGATTTGGGCATTGGAGATTCCAATGTTGCGATTGAAGGTCTATTTAACAGTAGTCCAGAGGGTCTTGCCCTTGGGTTCGCTGCTTCGGATGGTCTATCCTCTGGTGGATTTGGTTCTGACTTTGGTGTTGGTACATTCCATAGACCTATGTTCACTGCATCAGCCAAAGATAGTAAATTAGCTGATCCATATGAGCGTAAAGAGTTAGATTTAACCATTGAGAGAAGTCAACATCTCATTACAAGAGCGAAAACGGTTCTTGAACAGATGGTTAAACATACCGCAGAGTATCGTGATCAATTAATGATTGTTGAGAGTGTAAACAAAACTTTACTCAAACAAGAGGAAGAGAAACTTAAAACAACATTAGACAGACAAAATGCTATCGAAACAGAGTTGCAAGGTCTGAAAAACGTTTCTTCTCATACAGAGAAACAACGTGAACAATATAACAAACTACAACAAGAGTTTGACAACAACACCAAAGAAATTTGGAAAACAGAACAAACACTTGACAAACTTGCCAATGAAATTGCTAACAATTCATTGAAGGTCTACTCTGATTATTTAGATGAAATTAAAGATAAGTGGAATGATGTCATTTCTGCAACTAAGCAAGCAATTGACGCATTAGACTTTGATTTAGACAAGCTAGATACAGAAGATGATCCAGATGTAGTTAGAAAGATGACTCTTCAAACTCGCTTGAGAGAGCAAACAATGATTCTTGAGAAAACCTATCTCAATCAGTTGGTTGCTCAACAAAATGAATACTCAAGAGCGGTGGCAAATCACCTAACTAGTGATGAACAACTCAAGAAAATGAAAGAAGAAATTATCAAGACTGATGAGAACTATAAAAAAGAAGTCATCAAGGGCTTGAAACTTGAGAAAGAAATCCGTAAAGAGCGTGAAGAAATTGCTAAGGAAAATGTAGACAACTTAAAATCATACTACAAACACATGAGTGAATTGAGTAAACAAGCTATCGAAAAAGAAAAAGAAGCACTCAAGAAACTTCAAGACGAAAAGAACAAGATGTATGATGCTGAAAAAGAAAAAATTAATGAAGTCTACAATGCCAAGATTGAATCTCTTGATAATACACGAAAAGAAGAAGAGTATGCCAAGAAGATCAATGAACTGAATGAAAAACGTGCTGACTTAATGCGTAAAATCTCCTTGGCTTCAAGAGATGATTCTGTTGAAGGTCAAAAGAAAGTTTCTGATTTACAAAAAGAACTGAAGAAAGTAAATGAGGACTACGACAAGGAACAAAAAAATAAACAAGATGAGCGTTACAAAGACGCACTGAAGAAACAAAAAGAACTTGACGAAAAGAACATTGAAAAGAACAAAAAGCAAGATGAAGAATTATTCGATAAAGCAACTAAAGACTTGGAGAACAAAGCTAAGAGTATTGATAAATACTATGATAGTATCACAAATGATCAGAAGAAGTGGGAAACGCTTATCAAACAATTCAAGGGCGGTGACGATACCGCTTTAGACGAATTAATGCGTGATATGGTAGATGGCATTTCTAACTTGATGAGTGGTAGTGGTAAAGACATTCTTGGTGGTGATAAATTATCACCAGAGGACTTGAAAGAGATTCTGAAAGACTCTCTAACTGACCTATCTAACGTGTGGTATAGTGTAGAGAAGGATATGAAGAAGCTCACCGATACTCAAAATCAAGCATTACAATTAGCTAAGAAGAACCAAGACGGATTGAGTGTAAGAAATCCACAATATACAACTAGCGGTGCTAGAGATAGCAAGAATTTCCCTACTACGAAACAGTATAAGATTGCACCAGGCGATCCCAAACCAACAGCTAGTGGTAGTGGTAATCCAGCAGGTATTAAAGCGACACATACAGTTGTTCGTGGCGATACCTTATGGGATTTGGCCGCAAGATATTATGGAGATCCATGGAAGTGGAAGAAGATTCAAGCTGCCAACGGTGGTATTAATCCTTATTACATTCAAATCGGTCAGAAACTACTTATCCCGTTCCGTTCTGGTGGGTTGAAATGGCTCACGTTAAACTCTTTGAATTACTGGGACATCCTAATAGGACAATCAGTAGCCAAGGCAATATAATTGCAAGGTTCAACGACTATCGAAAGCATAGCCCCTGTCGTGAGGATATGGGTGAAGAAGTGAGTAGAGTAGAGGTTAAGTAACCTCAAAGCGGAGAGGTCTTATAGGTAACGCTATAAGATAAGATATAGTCTATTCTATATGGTGACATATAGCAGTTAAAAACGCATTTCATGTAGCGAATGAAATGGAATATAAAGATACTGGGGATTGGGCAGGAGATGGTGGAAGAATTGCTATGTTGCACAAGAAAGAACTTGTATTGAACCAAAATCAAACAAGAGATTTACTTGATACAATTAGAACATTAGAAACCATTCAAAAGACCAATCGCTCTCATAATGTGGACTCTCATGTGGAAAACAATGGACTCAACATTGAAAACCTTGAGATGCACGTTCACTATGACGGAAAAGATGATAAGAGTGCTGACAAAGTTGCTATGGAGATTCTACAAGCGATTAATAGAAAAAGATAGTCATTGGGGCTTCGTGCCCCTCTGATTATTTGAGGTGATGATATTGATAACATATAAAGACAAACTACACTTTAGCTATAATGGCATACCAAGTGTGAACTATGATGTTATTAGTGTAAATATGGAAGGTGGATTATTTGAGGAAATATTAGTGTCACAAGGCTCTATCACTCAAGTGTATTCAGATGTACGTAAGAGGGCATTATATGTTAGAAAGAACATGGAACCTCAATCGTTTACATTGTATCTTGCATTCTTACACGGTTTTACAGACGAAAAATTAAAGAAATTGGTAGATTGGTTGTACCAAGGTCATTATAAAGCATTGGAGTTTGACGGTACAACGGATAAGATTGTCTATTGTATGCCTAATGGTGCTGCAAAACTACACCATGATGGTATGGGTAATGGTTATGTTGAAATTAACATGATCACCAACTCACCGTATGTGTTTGGTCGTGATTTGCACGTAACCTTAGATAATGCTATTACACATCAGTTTAAATATCTAGGCTTACCATTACCAGATGTAAGAATAGAAATCACTGCTCTAAGTGACGGTGATATTACTATTAGTGCTAATGGTTCTGCATTGGTTATTAAGGGTGTAAAGGCAAACGAAAAGATTACTATTTACCCTAATGACGAAGATATTGTGAGTGATATTCCAAACAGGACACTTTATAATAATGTTGTGGGTGATTTATCCTCTATGTGTATTAAAAATGACTATGACAATTTCTTAAGGTTTACAAATATCAAATCGGGTGTTGTTGCTATGACACCATACTTTTATATGTAAAAAGATGGGTTAAATCCCATCTTTTTTATTGACAAAATTTAGACTTTGTGATATAATGTATATATAATGATTTAAAGGAGTTACTTATAATGTCATCTGGACGAATTGAAGTTGTATGTGGTGGGATGTATTCTGGTAAATCGGAAGAACTCATCAGACGGGTTAAGCGTGTTCAATACGCTAAGAAAGGTGTTATCGTTTTCAAGATTGATACAGATATTAGATATGACGATAATAATGTTATGACCCATGACGGTATTGGTGTAGTGGCAATTCCTGTTGCCAACTCACAACAAATCATGGATTATATCAAAGGTAAAAAGGGTGAAGATGGCAAATATATTATCAAACCACTGACAAACACTGATGCCATTGCCATTGCTATTGATGAAGTTTCATTATTTGATGATGATGTTGTAGATGTAGTAGAAGAACTGGCAAACAGTGGCTTTCGTGTTATTGTCGCAGGGTTAGACCAAGACTATAAAGGTCAAACCTTCTACATTATGGACAAGCTAATGGGGTTAGCTGATGATGTTCAAAAACTCCATGCTATCTGTACTAATTGTGGTGAGGAAGCGTGTAGATCATACCGCACTGTTCACAACGATGAGCGTATTGCTATTGGTTCGATTGGAATGTATATTCCACTATGTCGCAAGTGTTTTAATATCCAAAGATATATTGATTGCAATAAAAAAGTGTGACATCTCGGTTGCTAAATTATACTATAATGTGGTATAATATAATCATGAAATAATGAAAAGGATGGTGTTTTATGCTAGATATAATTGATCTTAATAGCATGACTTCTAAACCAACCTTATTCCAATTAGCCAAACCAAACAAAGATATTATCTGTCCGATTAAGGATTTGATGACTGCTGACATTGAAGGCTATGGACTTAACAAAATTGCTAAATTAAAGTTAACTTTACCTTCCATGGTTATGGAAAGAAGGCAGTGGGTGAAAAATCCACTTATCCAAAAAATGAAGAAAAAGATGCTTATTAAGGTAAAGTGGAATGATAGAAAATTCACAAACTGGTTTATTATTAATGAGATTGTGAAGAATGATAGTGATGAGTCTAAGATTACAGTTGAAGCTGATGGTTTGCCTTCGGAATTAGGCAACTTTCAAGTTACACCAAAATTTGAAACAGTAAATATTAAAGAATATTGTGATACCATTCTAAAATCTACACCATGGAAACTTGGTACGTTGGATGAAGGAGTGGAATCAAAATATCGAACGTTTGATAAGAATTCAAGCAAAACATCCGTGTTATCACTCTTGAATACAGGCATTGAGTCATTTGGATTTGTTGCTATCTACAATGAAGAGAATAAAACTATTGACATTAAGAAGTTAAGTAATGTGAGGGAGTTTAGAGGAGTAGTCTTAAAGCGTGAAAACTTTGCTGATGACATTACATTCTCTGACACCGCAGATAAGATGGTTACTAGACTTCATGTTGTCGGTAGTGATTCCGTTGGCATTGAATCAGTTAACCCAACAGGTTTAACTTACCTAGAGGACTTCTCTTATTTCCTATATCCATTCAAGCGTGATGCTCAAAAGAATATCATTACTCACTCTGATTATATGTCGGATGAGTTAGCACATGGTTTGTTAGATATTAAAGAGAAGCAAGACGAATTGTTGCCACGGATTAAAGACTTGCAAAAACAGGTCAATACTGGTATTGATGAACTGTTGAAGGTACAACAACAAGTTGAGCGTGGTAAGTCTGAAGTAATCAATAATGAAGCATTACTTGATACTGCTAAGGCATTGAACCATACTGATCAAATCACTAAATACAAAGAAGATTTGAGAATTGCAAAAGATATTCTCCGTACTTCAGAAGAGAGATATAAGAATATTCAAGACTCTATCCAAGAGTGGGAAGGTCAAATCAAGAAGTGGCAGAATGAAATTGTTACTCAAAGTCTATCTGAAAAACAACAATTTGAGTTGAAATCTTTCATTTTTGAACAAGAATTTAAGAATGACAAGTACACAACTGCACAAGAATTGTATGATGAAGCGGTAAGACAATTCCAAAAGTATCAAAAGGGTAGTGCTAAATTTTCGATTAGTGCTAAGTACTTTATGGATTGTTTAGAGTCATATAGATATAGAGATAGAGTTAGATTAGGTGAGGAAATCAAAATCCGCTCAACTCTCTATGAAGAATTATACACCACAATGGTGATTGGTTATGATAAGATTGACTTACTCAATGGTAGTTTAACAATCGACTTATCGGATAATCTAGATGACATTCACGCTTTGGATAAACTTGCATCCGTTATTTACAAAGGAACAAGTGCTTCCAATGTAATCGAAGCAAGTAAGACTAAGTGGGATGGAATTACTGAAATCCGTTCTCAAGTTAGAAGCATTAGAGAAGGTGCATTGAAGGCTGTCAAGAATAAGATTATTGCAGGTGCGAATGAATCCATTCAAATCGACAATAGAGGTATTCTTGTAACTAATCCAAATAATCCACAAGATATGCTGATTATCCAAAGTGGTGTCATGGCATTATCTAAAGATGGCGGTGAAACTTGGAGTACAGCTATTGATCCTAATGGGGTTCATGCTGAAAGAATTGTTGGTAAGTTGATTGCAGGTGAGAATCTGTTAATTGCCAATGAATCTGGTACTTTTGAAATCAACAAGAAAGGCTTGACTGCCAACATTGATGATATTAAAATTTACTCTGGTAATGGTGCTAACAAGACAGATGTTCTGAAATCTTGGAACCAATCTATCACCGATTATCAAAACATGATTGCTGACGGAACACTTAATGCTTATGAGCGTAAGAAGTTAAGAGATGATAATGAAACAATAAAATCTGTATTTTCTAAAATGATTGAGGTGTTTTTAGCCAATTATCGTAACGAAAAAGGCGAAAATTTGCCAGATCCGCACGAAAAAACACGCTTAGTTGAGAAATTTAATGACCTTCAAAATTACCTCACTCAACCTCAAGGTGGGAACACTTATGCTATCCTAGATGAGGATCATTTAAACGAACCAATCACAGTAGACCCTACATTACTCAATACTAAGTTGAAAGAATATGAAGAAGCCAGAGTTGCTTTTGAAAATGTCATTCCATTAAAATTTAGTAAGACAGGAATTGAAATTTTAAAAGATGGCATTGCTCTTAACTATGTTAAGAATGGTGATGTAATCAACCAAATCAACCTCACTGAAGAGGGAACTAAGATTAAAGGTAGTAAATTTGAAGTTGACTCCAAGACGATATTTAAAGATGATGTTGTCATGGGCGCAGGTAAAATTAAGTCTAAAGATGACTCAATTGAAATTGACCTTAATGAAGGTACAATCAAACTCAAGAAACCTTTAGTTATTGACTCTTCACAAGTTGCAACTATTGCCGATATTGAGAAAACCAATAGAGCACTTGACAAATCTATTTATCAGTTTGCGGTTGAATATAGGCATTCAGACAGTGCAACCTCATTAACAGGTGATTATGCTTGGAGTGAGATTCCACCTGAGTGGGATGAGAACAAATTTATGTTTAGTCGCACCAAGATTATTACCAAAGATGGCAATGTCAAATTTGGAAATCCTGTAAATATTTCGGGTGCAAGAGGTCGTAACGGTAATCCACTCACTGTTGATAAAGTAGAATATCAAGTCAGTGAAAGTGGTAGTGAGGAACCCACTGGCGAATGGGTTAAAAATGCAAGTGCTGTTGTGGCAAGTGGGAAGTACCTATGGACTAGAATTACTTATAGTGACGGTAGTCATTCATATTCCATTGCTTCACCTGGTGTGCAAGGTACGAAAGGTGATGACGGTAGAAGCGTAGTATCTATCGTGCCAGAGTACTATATTTCCACATCTAAGGAAAGGCAAGAAGGTGGATCATGGTCTGCAACACCACAAGCATGGAAATTTAATAGTTATCTATGGACTAGAAATAGTATAACGTATAGAAATTCTAACGGGCAGACCGTTGTAGAAAAGACAGTGCCCGTTGTAAATATTGAGTGGGAAGCGGTCAATCAAATTAACGTTGGTGCAAGAAACTTATTACTTGATACAAGTTTTTCTAATCAAGTAGAGAATCCACCAACCGCTACAACCGCTAGACCTATGGGCATCCACTCATATCCATCTAGTGAATTTTGGAAAATTAAAAATAATGGTGTGAGTCGGAATGACAACTATGGTTTATACCCTTATGTTTCTAAAGAGCGGTTTGGACAAGATGTACTTGTGTTAGATAGTTTAACACATCACAATTACAAAATCATCGAACAAGATATTAAGAACCGTATCAATGTTGGTGATAGAGAGTTTACACTATCATTTGATATTTATGTTGAAAGTGCACAACAAAGAATTGATTTTGAATTTTGGGCAAATAAATCCTTGACAAATGAAGGTATTATTGCATCTAAAACGGTTACAAAACAAAGAAATAATAAGTGGGAAAGAATGGTTATAAGTATCTCATTTGAGGACTTGCCAATTTATGACAAACCTATCTTATTCAGAATGTTAGCACATGGTGTTGACGGAGCCAAATCATTTGTCCGTAAGATAAAACTTGAAAAGGGTAATAAAGCAACAGATTGGTCTAGTGCAGAGGAAGATTTAAAAACTTCCATTTCAAATATTGACAAAGATAAAGTAAGCTATAAACAGTATAACCAAAACTTGAATGACTTGTCTAAAGAATTAGCTAGAACAACCGCAATTGCTGAAAATGCCTTCCCTAAATCGGGGATGGAATTACACTTAGAGTCGTATAGAGCGTTCCAAAAGACTGTTAATGATAGACAAATTGAAGCAACTGATGCTATGTCTAGGGTAAATAACAGAGTTGCAGGCATTGTTCATACGCTTGGTGAAGGGGCCGCAGATTGGCTGTTCACCAACACTAGAATCAGAATGAGTGATGAAGGTGTTGTTGTAGGTAGTAAGAGCACAGGTAACTATGTATTAGTAAGTGATAGTCAAGTGGCTTTCTTTGCTGGTAACAATGTGCCTGTTGCTTATATTTCAAACGGTACAATGAAAATTAATCAAGCGGTGTTCGTACACCGTATTCAAATTGGGAAATATGATTTCTCTGAAGGTGCATTGAATCACCTTACAATTAGATATGTTGGATAGGAAGTGAGTAAATGGCAGTAATAATTGAACAACAATTTCCTACCACTCCTGCCTATGCACGTTGGTATCAAAATACAAAGATTACAATGAAGGTTGAGGAAATTTCTCAAAGCATTGAAAAGATTGAAAGTGTCGTAAGAGTTACTGTTCAACTTGTCAGAGTTAACAACTGGAACGATAACTTTAGGGGCTATGCTAGTGGGTCTGTCACATTGGACGGGCAGACTCATTCCTTTAGTAATGCTAAATGGGATGTTAGAGGTGTCGCAGATGCAACTGAAACACTCTTAACACAAGATTTTACAATCAAGCATACAGAAGATGGTAGTAAATCATTTGATCTATCATTCATTGTTCGTGGTGGTGCATTAGATTGGTCTGGTAATACGATTGGTGAAGCATCAGATACCGCTTCAGCAAGTGGTAGTATGACCTTGACTAAAATTAATGTCTATAAACCATCCACATTCGATATTGATTACACCTCAAGAATCATCGGTGAGAATATCACGATTAGTAACATTGTCAAAGATGCTAGAACACCTGTTACTTCATATAAGACCTATTTCTTAATGAATGGTGTCAAGTATTCTGAAAAAACACATGGTGCAACATTCAGTGGTTTGACTGAAATGATTCCAAACCACGCAGATATTCTAGCAACCTTGATTAAAGGTAATCAGAATATTCAGTTTATTCTTGAAACAATCGTCAACTCTTGGTCTGACAAGACAATCAAAGTAATTACAGTTAGACCACCAAAAGATAGTGTATCTATTACAGGTAGTATTACATCCCTTGATTTGAATGCCAAGACAAGAAGTTTGATGGCTGTCAACGGAGCGGTAAAAGAAGAGTATATTAGAGGGTTTAGTCAAGTTCAGTTAAATTGGACTACTGTTAGAGCAAACTATAAATACAATAGTAGTTTCTCATATTATGTCTTGGAGTACACTCCAGAGAATGGTAATGCACGAACGATTGCCACCATAAATAGTGAGAATGTTCGTACTTATACATTGAGTGAGCAAGAAGTAGCCGCAATTGAACATAATGCAACTAACTCAAGTAGTGGTAAGTTTAGCATCCGATTAGTAGACATTTACGGAAACTCAAGTGAAAAAGTAAATAATGTCAATCTAATTAGATTCTACCGTTACACATCACCAATGTTTAATGGTATTGGTAGTGTGAAACGTGTCGGTAATACTGTTCGTGTTATGGTTGATGTCGGATGGAATGTACAACCGATTATCAATAGCTTGAACCAACATAAGAATATTGGTAAACTCCAATTCCAATATAAACTAGTGGATAGTGCATCATGGTTGAATGCAAACCTTTATACTTCTACTACTGCAAGTGGTACACAACGTGGTGAATTAAGTATTCCAAGTTCGGGGTTCCCTACTCACGTATCTCATGAGTTTAGAGTGATTCTAACTGATTCTATGGACAACTTCGTGACCCAAGACTTAGGTATTATCCATGGTGAGGAAGTTCCACTTGACATTTACAAGAACGGTGTTGCGGTGGGTAGATTTCACGCTGAAAATGGGGCTAACTTACAAGTTGGTCGGGCAGGTATTCACTCACAAGGACCTATCAAATCTGATGTCGGTGTTGAGTTGATTAATGCTCAACGGTTCAAGTATAATGGCAAAGAAATTCAACACTTTAAAATCACGAATCCAGATGGATCAACTGGTGTCCAAGGTGCTGATCAAGACTTTAATAACTATATAGAGCCAGGTTGGTATTGGTTTAGACCAAAAGATAATCAAAATCCATTTTGGCAAAATTCATATGGATTGTTAGAGGTTTACTTAATCAGTAGAAATACTGTTGGATATGAGGTATTCCAACGATATACTCAAGGTTGGACAGGATATACTATGACACGAAAAGGTCGTAGAGAAACTGCCAATAGTGGTATTGGTTGGAGTGCTTGGACATCACCTAATGGTGTATTCCAATGGAATAAAGGTAGGACAGGTGGCGGTAATTTAGATGCCAACTTCCTATTTGAAGATGGTAGGTATTATGTTGAGAAATCAACTTGTAAGAATATACCAGCCAACGGATATTTAAATGTACAACGTACAGGTGTAAAAGAAGCATATCAAATCCTCTTTACAACTAGTTATGAATTATATGTAAGGATGTCATATTATAATACGGGAGCATGGGACGCATGGAAGAAAATAGGTTAGAAGAAGCAAAATTAAATAACGATGGATTTGATGAGGAAATTGAACCACCTGTCGAATCGGACACGCCACCTTATGTGGAAGAACTTCCAGAGGAAGTAAAACTCAAAAGTGTATACTTTGTCTTACAAAACTTGACAAATTATGTCACTGGATTAACAACTGAACCAACTGACAATACTGTATATTATGCAGATGTTCCTCAAGATGTCAACTTGGATGAATTGTCGGAGCGTATGGGGATTACCAAGAGAAAATTGGTATGGGATGGTAATACCCTTATTGAGCCTGCACAACCAATTGAACAACTTGACGCAATCGCACTGAAAGCGGAATTGGAGTCGATGAAAACTGCACTCACCGCTCGAATGAATGCTGAACGTGAGGAATATTTAGGCTATATTACAGATATTTTAGAAGGTAAATAATAAATTTTAAAGGAGAATTCTTAAATGGATTACAATATCACAAACTCTCATATGTTATATATCAATTTGTACTTCGATGGTAAGAGAACCTTAGATCAAGTACCACCAAAATTAAGAGAAGTTGTAGAAAAAGAAGTTACAACTAATCGACAAAGCTATGTGACTGCATGGGTTGCTAAAGTTGATACTCAAGGTTTCACTATCGAAAACGTACCAGTACAATTAAGACCAGATGTTCAAACCGCATTACAAGCAAAAGTGAAAGAGGAAGAAAGAGCGTCTTATCTCTATACTTCTAAGATTTTGGATGAAAAAATCACCATCAATGATGTACCAGAATCTATTAGAGAAACTGTACGTCAAGAGGTTGAGTACGCAATGGGAAAAAAGCTGGACTAATTAGACGTTCACTTTTCAAACTCTCTAGATGGATCTGGAGCCTATCACGTAAATTTTAATCACTCTAAAATCCCATACCACTTTTAAATTAAGAAGGAGTTATGTATAATGGATATTACACAAGTAATCACCCAACACCTATTATCTATCTTGGCACTTGTAGTTGGTGCAGTTGCCAACCAAGTGATTAATTATATCCTTGGTCGTTTTGGTCTGAAGGGTCTTAAGATTGCTGAAATCCTAGCTACTAATGCTGTTAAGGCGGTTGAGCAAACATCCACTGAATTGCACGGTCAAGAGAAATTTTACTTGGCAAAACAAAAATTGGTTGAAATGGCTAAACAGCAAGGTCTTAACATCAACTCTGCTATGATTGACACCTTCATTGAATCTGCTGTAAGAAGCATGAATGAAGCGTATGCAAAAGCATCTACTCCAACAGATACAGTAGGTCGTTAATATGAGCGAAACATCCAAGTATTTATATGCTTTGGATATTTCAATGAGTAACACTGGTGTTGCGGTCTTTGACTGTGACACTGGTGTTTTAATTTTGAATACATCCATTTCAACCAAGCATATTAAGAAAACTGAAGCTGACAAGTATGATGGTCTACGGTTGAAACATCATGCTGACAGCATTACTGAAATTGTACAAAAATATCCACCATCTATCTGCATTGTAGAGAGAGGGTTTTCACGCTTCAACACCGCTACACAAGTATTGTTTAAAACTCATGGTCTTTATCAGTATATCTTTAGTGGCATTGATTATATTTTCATTACTCCAAATGCTGTAAAGACTACGATTTATGCAAACAGTGCCGATAAGAAAGATTTGCAACGTGCAATCAAACTGAACATGGATATTGAGTTTAAGAATGAAGATGAGTCGGACGCTGTGGCAATCGGTATCACATACCTCATGTCGAAAGGTGTTATCACTAAGTGGAATAAACCCGATGAGTTGACTACAAAAGATATACAAAAGATGCTAAAGAAGAAAAATGAATTGTTACCAGAAACGATTGAAAAATACAAACAAATATTAGAGCAACGAAAAAAGACTACCTAGGATGGTAGTCTTTTTTATTTTATAATAGTTTGGAGAGTTTTTCCTTGGAGAGAATGGAAATTTTTGCTAAGTATGGTTCAGTTTGATCTTTACTCTTTGTCCACTTACCATCTACAAGAATGTTTCTAGGTAAATCCTTAGTCGCATGAATTTCAATGACATCACCGATACCAATAAGTCGCTTACCATTTGGATCAGTAATATCCTTCTTCAACCCACGAATCTTTCTCTGTAAGCCTGTTGACAGGTCATAAAGAGTGAACCATGGATTATTACCCTTGCCAATTTCTTCAATAAAATAAGAATTTTCTAACGAATCAAGCGTTGTAGACAAATACCCTAAATATTCTCTCTCAACCGCAAAACGCTCCTCTAGCGTGAATTTAGGCAGTAATTCTGCGTTGTTAGAAAGGAACTCATAGTATTGTTTGAGAAAAACAATACGTTCTTGAGGTTTCTTTAGAGTTGTTGAATACTTGATAGACAACTTAGTTACTCCTAAGTGCTTCAAGAATTGTGGAATAGGTTTGGTTGACTGATAACCTGTCATACTATTATATACAGCTAACAAGACTGATGTATTCTTATTTATGTCATAAAAGAAACCAAGTTTAATTAGTATGTTCATTTGTCTATTATCTGCCAACTTGTTGTCAATGATATATTTAAAGACATCGACAATATCCATATCATCTGAATAATGATTATGATAGAAGTCATACATATTGTCAGAAACCTTATCATTGAGGTATTTAATGGTGCTGATGCCCTTAAAGATCTCATTACCATTGTGAGTGTAATTTCTAACTGATTGTCCAAACTTGATACCTCTTAGTTTAATACCAAAATATGGTAATTCTTCAATGAGATACCCTTGCATATCAACATCATCACGATAAATATTGAGTGTTTCAGTGTAATAATTAATTGGATAGTTTGCCTTGAGGTATGCACCATACAGGCAGTCCAAAGCAACTGAATAAGCGTGACTAGAGTTAAACCCGTATTGTACAGAGTTTTCAATGATCTTCCAAACTTCTAACGCATCCTCTTCTGATCCAGTTTGTTTGACGAAACCTTCAATGAATCTATCATGAATAGGTTCAATAATGCCAGGCTTTTTCTTAGCAATCGCCTTGAGAAGCGAATAGGTTTCACCCTCTGGGAATCCTACATATTGCAACACCTTCATAATGTTCTCTTGGAACAAAATGAAGTTATCACTTGATTGTAGAAGTGCATCAAACTCTGGAATGTTATATGAGAATGGTTTTCTGTTTAAGAATGTATCACGTAAAGTGGCAAAGGAAGGTCTGATAGCGGCAACCCACATACTCAACTCACGAATGCTCTTAGGGGCATATTGCATGATTTGAGGTTTACCACTTACTGTACCTGCTTGGTTAAGAGTTGCTACAATACCATCTTCAAAGAGTTTCCAAATCTTTGGATCGTCTTGAGTGTTCTTGATTAATGTTCGCACATCATCAATAGGTTTCCCAATGCTCTCATACACCTTACCAATGATTTCATAGACAGACACCGTGAGCACATCGTTCTTCAAATACTTATAAACATCTGAATTATAGCTATCAATCAAAGCTAGATATTGTCCATCCTTAGCTTTGATAACACCTGTTTCAGAGCGAATATCATTATTCAATAGAAGCATAGCACATGGATGGGGTGAAAATGATTTGATAACACCAACAAATTTTTTGCTCGCTTTAATCAATTTACCCCACATACTATGATTTTCATACTCTTCTAGTTTATCGGGAATATCTGCAATTTCATCTACTGGTAATCCGATACCACGACAATAGGTTCTAAAGGCATCCTTGTCTTGGAGTGTACCATAAGCCACCATTTGATAAGCATTATGCTCTCCAAGCAATTCTTTGGAAGCCTTGACGAATGGTTCTGGATGGGCAGTGTTAAAGTCAATATCTGGTAAAGACCGTGACTCTAAAATACGTGAAATACTCATGAATCGTGTTGGGTATAACTCAATAGGTGCTTCTAAACGGTCAATGTTAGTGAGGTTTAGAAGTTTGTTAACGTACATTGAAGGGGCTGAATTATGCACAATCATGTTGTAAATAGTGAAACTAGGGTCATTTTCAACTTGTAAGTCATAAACCTTAGTTGGTTTTGCATCATGGTGGACAAGTTTAGTGATAGGTAGGTAGATGTAATTGTTATCCACTTCTATCTCATTCAAATCCAATTTGATACCTTCACCCTGCTCAACAAGTAATCCTGTTGTACATACATAATCTTTGCCAGCAATCAAATCACCAGCTTGTTTGTAAATGACAGAACCACTGTCATCTTTAACTAAAATCTTATGATCCAAAGTCGCAATGATAGGAGCCGATTTAGCTTGACACTCATGTTGAATTTCAATCATCGGTTCATTAATTTCATATTCCCAAGTTTTTAACACCTTGTCCCAATCACCGAATTTATTGATGACAAAATCACCAACTTCAACTTCATTGATTGGTATAATACCACGTTTAGTGTGAACTAACGCTGTTTTCTCAAAGCATCCTCTTCCGCTTTTTGTAAGGATTCCACCGTATTTAGTAGTACCCAACTCAATCATTTTGGTGTTGAATAGAAAGTAATCTTCCATGCCAGTTTCAGTAATGATATTTGATTCAAATTTAATTGCTTCAATGTAATCATTCCACTTTGACTTGTCGATATGCTTTCTATCCTCTACCCACGCTTTATTAAAAAGGTTGTGTAGTCGCTTTACTTTTTGTTCGTGTGTTTCTCCTTCGTAAAGAGTAATCATCTTAATCTCTTTGTCAAAAGAGATACCTTCCCACTCATCTGCAATCAAAGTATTTTCAATTGCCAATTCTGCAATGTCGTTTGGTACGATACCTTGATCATAGAATCGTTGTAGGATTTCATCAGTAATTGGAAAGTCTAAAACTGAATCCTCTTCCTCAAAGTAAAACTCCTTGGCTGATTTGAGGAAAATATCACGGTAAGTCGCATCTTCCTCTGACACATAGTGAGTGTCAAGACCAAGAATAGGTTGGAATCCCTTCTCAATCCATTCAAGACCTAAATCATTTACTTCTGAAATCATCTTAGTGTTGTGAGGTTGTAACTCAATATAGACCTCATAGACATCATCTAATGATTTAATTACTTCGTCTGCGTATTTTGAGAGCAGTACACTGTTGATACCACTAGTAGTAATGATTACATTTTTAGTAGCGTTATCAAGTAAATCTTTAACTGTCAAAATGTTTTCTTGAGTAGACGCTAGACTAATCAATTCATTAAGAACAGTTTTTCCTTCATTGTTCTTGGAAATCATGACTAAACTATAATCACCATCACCAAGTCTAATGTTGAAATCGACACCCGATAATAACTTCAGCCCATGTTCTTGTGCCACTGTATATGCTTCAAATAAATTACCACTGTAACAGTGTTCCATAGCAACCAATACTTTTTGACCTAATTCCTTCGCTCTTTTCGCATACTCACGATAATTTGCAACGGAATCGGGTTTAAAAATATTTGATTGATGAGTATTCAAGTGCAAATTATTGTACTTCGTCATCAGACAACCCCCAAAACAATAATAACCCACATACACCCAAAAAGACAAGTGGATTAAAAATTATAAATACAATAGACTTAATCATTAAGACGATACCAACTAAAACGATAATTGGCACACCACAACCTAACATTCCTCTGCTGAACCCACTGAATAGTAGGTACACCATAGCGAATAATGTTTTGAACACTCTCTCCATGTTCATTCTCCTTTCTATTATAATGATATTATACCATATAATAATAAAAAAGTCAAGGGGTTAACCTTGACTTATTGTACTTTAGACCAATCAACTTGATAGAGTACATCATTTAGAATGTGATATTCCTCTCCAGACTCACTACAAAAGTAAGCATTGTTTGAAATGTCTGAAGGTATTAATGAACATGGTTTGCCACTAATCGGACAAATCAGTTGATCATTTTCATTGAACACAATCTTGTAAGTGGTTTTGATACATAGGTTTTCAACTGTATCATCGTTGCGGTAAATCTTGTGAGGTCTGCCCTCATTTAGACAAGCACGTTGGATTGTCTTTTGATTGAAATTCAATTCCTTAGCAATTTCACACCGATTGACTCCACTCTCATCTCTCGATGCAATAATCTGCTTAAACTCACGTTTCAAGTGCCCAAATTCAGTGCAATAATGCTCTTTGAGGATAGACACAAAATCGTTGAATGTCAATTCAAATTCTAGTAAGAGTTGTGTAATATATTCTTGAGTTGCCCCACATTTATATAGTTCGATAAACTCTTGAAAAATCTTCTTCTTCATGCTACTCACCCTTATCTGAATAGCGTGGCTCTGTCTTGTCATGTAGGATGCCTTCAAATGAAGGGAATCTCAACGATACAATACCGTCTTTATCTTGTGATTCTGTTTGATAGTCAATACGGACAATCTTACCTACAATACTGTTTGGATCTTGGAAAAATCTTACACGCTCTGCATCTGAAAATCCTGTACCAACACCAACTTCATTGCCCTTGTATTCAACAATGATTTTGCCCATCATGCCTTCATATTTTCCTTGACCTTCTACGACTGCTAACACACGCAAGTCACCAGAGTCAAACTCTTTAGCTTTGAATAGGGCATTACCACGTTTAAACTCATAAACTGCATCACGGTCATTCACCATAACACCTTCATAGCCTAATTCAGTCATACGCTTGAGTTCTTTAGTCACATCTTCAATGTCATCGGTAAAGCCAAGGTGCTCTACTAATTCTACATTGTCCACTTTATGCTCTCTAAGAATCTGTTGAAGTAATTCAAATCGGTCACGGTGTTTAGTTGTAGACTTTTGATTCTTCCACTCTTCCAGTGGAATGCAGTCAAAAGCAATATGTTTAACACCTGTTACATTCTCATTTGAGTTCACCATACCAACTGTTCTACGGTATAAATCGGGTGTAGACTCGCCTTCTTCACGGTCAGCAAGCAACTCACCGTCATATACACCAATTGGTAATTGCAGGAAACTTTCTTCAACTTCAGTCAAGCCGATAAATGGTTTACCATTACGACTGAATAAATCAACTGAATTAGAGTCACGTAAGGCAATGCAACGTACACCATCTAATTTAACGGATAGTGACATATCCTTACCTTTGATTTTCTTGCTATTTTCGTAAAATTCCTTGGCAAGCATAGGATTAAACTCTGGAATAAACCCTTCACGAATAGAATTAACCGTCTTACCTTGGACACCTAAAGTTAACTTCTTAGTGAGAAGGTCAGTGGCGGTTCCTTGTTCATCCTCTGGTAGAGTTTCTAGGAAGTTTTGAATGCGGATTACATCAATATCTCTACCTGTACTATGATTTTGTAAGTAACTCATAGCACTATACAAGCTGTCAATAGGATTGGAAATATCCTCATGATGCAATTTCTTCTTAATCTTCTTAGTTGAAATCCCCACGGTAATGTATGGATTCAGTAGGAAGAATAATGCTTGTGCAAACACTTCATCATCTAAATTTCGTTGGATAAATGTTTTCTTAGAATTGGATCCACTAATACCTTTCAATTGCTCTAGTTTCTTAATTGTACTCATTATATACCACCTTTGCATACAAACTGCCGAAACCAGTATCAGTTTGATAATGCTCTTGTTTAAAGAATTGTTTAAACCAATCATAGTTTACATCTTTAGCTTTTAGACCATGTTGGCTCAATAAGTAGGCAATTTGACCTACTACAATTGCGTTAGAGAAACTAGTGCCTGTTCTCATAACTGCATCCCATCTAGTTTGAACATCTTCACCTAATGCGGTAAAGTCAATCTCATTTAGTGGGTAGTTTGATAATTCTGATTTCTTAGACAAATCATTTTTTGATAGACCTGCAACTGCATAGACACCTTCCATAGACGCAGGATAAACCAATAATGATTTGTTATCGTTTCCAATAGAAGCACATAAGATAGCACCATTGTCAATCAGTCGATTCACTAATCGTACAGTAGTTGTGGACAACTCATGAATACCTGCAAAACTCATACATACAACATCCACCTCTCTACCAATAGTATAGAGTAAAGAGTTGTAGACACTCAACATTGACGCTTCATTCTTATCGTTAATTGCCTTACAGATATATAAATCTGCTTGAGGAACAATCTCATAAATGATATGTGCTAAGGCTGTGCCGTGACCTGTACCATCTTTGACATCTTCCATGGATGCTAATTTCTCTGTGAAGCCATTATAATGTCCTTTAATATTAGGCAAATGAGAGTTGCAACCACTATCAATGATTGCAACCTTGATGCCTTCACCTAATTTTTCAGTGAAATTTGTAGCTTCTAAATACTCATAGAAATTCATTAGTTGGTGGAGCCTAGGGCTTTATCTCCACGTTCTGAAGGAATTGCATCAAATTCCTCTTTGTCCACCACTAAAGTTGTAGCTGAATAATTCTTTTGGAGAATCATTTGTGAAATAGCTTTAGAGTATGGATATAAGTAACCACCATTAATTTCTTGAACTTCCTCTACTTCATTGGTGATGATAATGTTGTTATCTAGCGGAGTTACTACTAAAAATACCTCGCCACGATAACCACTATCTACAACACCACTTTGAATATTTAATCCAAGTTTACCAGTTGACCCACGCTCATGCTTGAAGTCGCACCAGAATTTAGAAGGGACTGCAACACCAATACCTGTTGGTAATAAGTAAGTGTGATTACGGTATAAGAAAAGTTTTAAAGTACCATCTTCCTTCCATACTTTAACACCATTCTCACTAACATAATCTTTCGGAATGTCTAACCAAACATCATAACCTGCATCTTCTTCTCGTGCTTTCTTGAATGGTTTGGCTGTTTCACGGAACTTAGTCATATTGATTACTGTTTCTGCTGTAACTGAACCATGGTTGAAGTACCATAAGTTATCAACTACGACATTACCTTTAGCATCTACTGCTGTAAGCGTCTTTTGATCAACGTTAATTTCCTTAACATAGTAAGGTTTGTTTTCCTTGGTGTAAAATATAGTTTCGTTCTTTTCAAAATATCTACGCATTGTTTCTCTCCTTAGAATTAGTTATAGAATACAGTTAAATTTGGACGCACATTTTGTGGCTCTTCACTCACATGAACATCTACACCAAAACGCTCTTTGATGATTTGGAGGGACTTAGGAGTACTAACTTCTAAGTGTGGTTGGATGATATGAATGTTGTTAGCAAATGCTTTATACCAACGTTGTCTAGTGCAGACTGTTAATTCATAACCACCTGTAACAGGAATAATGTCACGGACATCTTCTAAGTTAAGGTTGTGGACAACATCTGTATCGAACTTTTCAAAGTCAATATCCGTTGCCTTGGTGCTTACTGTCAATAGTTTAATAAATCTTCTCATAATTACCACTCTTTTCCTTTTTTACTTGTAATTTAAAATCTTGATTTTATCATTCTCAATGTCCTCAATTTTGAGGATAAATGCTTCATATTTGTCGTTAAAACACAAAACAAAGGGCTTAATCTCTTGAAAACCAAGCAAATTCTTCACTGAAAATCGTTTGTATTTTTCGTACAAATTTACCCAATCTTTTGTGAGGATTTTCCGTAAACTTTTGTTCCAAGTTGCCAAAGGCTCACATTTGATTGCAAACAGAAAATCTTTCTTGTTCTTGATAATATAACCTCTCATGAGTATCTCCTTATTATTTGAAAATGATTACTGCAACCCACATAGCTAAAGCTAGAAGTACGTTTGGTACTGCAAACCATACAACTGTTAAAGTGTCGTTAGTTTTGTTTGCCAAGTATGCACGAACTGCCTTGTAAGCTGTGATTACTAGACCTACCAATAGTAGAGTCCAAAATGTAAATGATTGTCCCGATACGTTACGTGTGGAATAAGTCAATACTAACTGTGGGATGTAACTTGTGATCATAGCTAATGTTGCTACAACACCTAGGTATTTGTCAATAGTTTTAAAAATGTTCTTCAATATTATTCTCCTTAATTCTGTTCTAATTTGTGAAAATCTACTTCTTCACGCAATACTGCTTTCAACTCATTTAAAGTTGCAACCAATTCACCTTGAAGTTTAACCAAACCCACTGTGTAGAGGTTTGCATAACTAAATTGTGATTCAGCTAATTGATCCAATGCATTAATCTTTAATTGGTTGCCAAATGTACCTTGACGGACATCTGTATATAGACCAATGATACTTTTACGCATTGCATAAGCATAGCCAATTTCTGATGCCAAGCCTGGATCAATTACTGCACCATCTAGGATTGCAATAAGAATATCCGCTTCATCCAAATATTGGGTGTCTGCTAATGCAATCATTTTAGAGTCAGCATAACCGCTCTTATCATTAATTGCTTCGTTTTCTTGAGGTAAATAAATTTCAACCTCATCACCAAATTCTTCACGCAACTCTTTCACTACTTGTTCGTTGAAAAGTTGCTCACCAACTGAAAACAGTGGTGCACCAAAGTAAATTTTTACTTTTGCCAAGACATGACTCTCCTTTCGTATTTAAGCAAAAATGCTATAACATATCTTATAGATACATTATAGCATGATTTACTGTTTTTGTCAAGAGTATTTTGTTATTTGGTACTACCAGTTGTAATCTTCATCGGACATCGGCTCAACTTCGCCTAACAAATACCCATTGCCCACCGTGCTGAAGAAATCGTTGTTGTTAGTACCCGTTGAAATACCATTTAATACTAGTGGGTCAACATCTTCTGCGGTATCACCAAATAATGGATCCAAACCTAAGTTTTGAAGTGCCTTGTTTGCATTGTATCGCATGAATGTCTTAACTTTTTCAGTCCACCCAATTTCATCATACAAATCTGAAGCATATTTCACTTCATTTTCGTACAACTCCATGAGTGTTTCATAAACCCAATCTTTGTACTCTTCAATTTGTTCGTCAGTGTAGTTATTCATAGCAATTTTATTTTTTGATCCAATGTAGGTTCCGTGCGTAGAATTACCTGTAATGATCACTGAACCATTTCTACGTGTCAATAAGAATTGAGAAGGAACCTCAACACCATATACGGTTTGACTTGGCAATTCTTTCCGTTCTACCATTTGTGCTCCAGAATACACTCTATCTTTATTGATTTGTAGGTTGTAATATGACCGTTCTTTACCCTGTTGTGTATATTCTTTTTTGACAAATTGTGTTCTATAACCTGCTAGACTTGCAATTGCTTGAATATACTTAACATCTTCCAAGTTAGAAGAACCATAGGTAATACGGTTAGGGTTGTTCTTAACAATATGAGCATCCCAATGTGCCACTTCTTCAATATACTCTTTACACCATTGAGCGGAAACCCAATTCAATGGTTGTTTTGGTAGTGGTCTATCCTTATCTGCATACCATAGAGGAACTTGAAGTGAAAAATTCTTTCTAACTTTACGATTGCCCTTTTGAGGTGTGTCAGCTTTGACATTCACTTTCCATTTCAATTGATTTGCCAATTCAAGGAAGCTGTCAATATGCTTTTGTTTTGTGAATGAGAAATTAGCCAACAAATAGCCTGTTCTATCACCATTCAAACGGTCATGCCCATCTGGAGCAATATCTTTTGGATAGGAGCCTGCTCCATTAATTGCAATCAACATCTTTTCAACATCTGTTAATGAGTCATGTTGAATATCTTTATTCTTTACCTCTGCTGTATGCTTTATGTGTCGCATAGTGTTCAATTTGACCTCATCCGCAGTTTCAACAATTGGCTTACCATCGGCAAACGTTAAGAAACGGTGTTTAGGAGAACACGCAATGTTGATATGATTTTGGTTGGTGGAGAACTCTGTTACATTGGTTTCGTAGTGGTGTGAAACATTCAATGGTTTCACAAATGATAGAGAGTCGCTTTCTACATCATATTGTGCAATAACATCGTTTAAGGTAATTTCAGAAATGCCTTTCCAACCATTGATAGTTAATAACTCATGATCACTAGTCAGACACTCATCTCTTATAATCAATTTTATCACCTCTGCACAATTGATTAACTTATTCTGACCTAAGTAATACAGAGGTGTGAAGAACCCACTGTAAAACAAGAATGATTCTAACATAACACTAATTGCTCTACGTTGCAACTCATTACCATGTTTGTACCACTTATCCACAATTTCAGCTTTCTTTTGCAAATGTGGATTTGTCAGTGCCCACTCAAAAATCTCTTCAATCTCTTTTTTGGTGTTTAGAGTTGAGAAAATGGTAGAGTAGGACTTTGCATGAACAGCTTCCATAAATTTTATGTTGCTCAAAACAGCCATTTCGTGTTGAGTAATAGCGTGTTTTTGTAGGGCTTCAATAGCATCCTGTGATTGTAATGTGTCAAGTAATGTCAGACCTGCAAACACCTTGTTTACCAAATTTCTTTCTTTTTCTGAAAGCAATCGCCAATCATCCAAATCGTTTGATACAGGAATACGGGTATCTAACCAAAATTGAGAGGTTAGTTTTTCCCATGTTAATTTATCAACCATATCATTGACTTCATTCCAATTGACTGCTTTATATCGACCTTGATAGTCACGTTTCTTGAATGCCATTCTCCCCATCCTTTACTTTTATGTAGTTGTACCCTTGGTTATCATCTGTGAATAACTCTCTACATATCATCTCTAATATGTTAAATGGAGTCGCTTCAGATGCTAAACGATACATTATGTGATCTGTAAACTTCCTAACTTTTTTAGTATCATAATATTCTTTTGGAATACCCATTAATCTCCAATATTCGTGTGGTGTCAACTTCCGTATTTCAGTGTTCTTATGCAAATAAGGTCTACCCTCACGCAAGTATTCATTTTCCACCACATAAACATATCGTCCACCGCCTGTTGGCTTTGGTAATGTTGGTGCTATCCCATTCTTAGAATATACTCTATAAATGTTAGGATTTTCAATTGTCTTATGTTTCAGCTCGAATACATAAGATTTGTTTTCACCTACTCTTTGAAGTCTTTTCATAAACTCTTTAGGTAGATAGTATTTTTTGTCTACTTTTGAATCTAGAAAATCTATGAATTTTGAATCCTTTTTATATTTATCAAAATCACTAGGCATTTGTGCAAGGTCATGTAAAATGCTAACACAATAGATTCTACCTCTACTTTGAGGTAATCCATAGTCTTTCGTATTCAAGTTGTAGATATAATTAGTATAACCTAATTTCTTCAATCTGTCAAGCCAATCATCAAAGTTTTTCTTGCGTTTGCCCAACAGTTGTACACTGCCTTCCATGATCAAAAACCAAGGCATCCGCTTCTTCACATAATCTTCCACACTATCAAGTAATCTATTTCTACGATAATTTCTTGAGTAGATGGTGTATTTATGAATTGACTCCATATACATATCTTTTGTCATCCATTTATAGAAGAATAAATGAACATCAGAGGACATTCTTTTCTTTTGTTTGTGTTTCAAATCTTTATACATTGATGATTTAGGATGTATTGCCCTATATATTTTTCTGTCCTCTTCTTCAGTCAATGATACACCAAGCACCTTGAAGTTAATTCCAAGATGCTTGAGTACCATAGGTAATACTCCTATATTATCATAGTATGTAAATACATTTAGTGGCATTATGACTCAATCCAATATCTATATTCTGGTGATTCCTTGATTTCATCCTTATTGTAGAACACTTGCTCACCAGTGGCAAGTGAATAATACATAATTTCATCATATTCTACAACTGTAAAACGCTCAACCACATTACTATCATGTCGTTGTCGTAAGAGGATGTCCCCATCTCTTACTTCTCTTACTGTGGAAATACTTGCATCATATGCTCTAATTGCCATTCTCCACTTCCTTTCTTGTTCGTGCTTGTGTCAATGGATCACCTAAGTCCACACGTTGTGCATCACGCTTCAATACAAAATCGTATGCTTCTAACGCAACTGTTGCACCATCTGCAACTGCCATAGCAACCTGTCTATGTGTTGGTCTAACAACATCGCCTGCCATGAATACACCATAATGGATATTCAATGTATCATAATGTCCTGTACGAACATTATACTTGTTGTCATAGTTAGGGATAACATAACCATTCTTGTATAGTTGACTAGGATATTCTTGTAAGTTGTTAGGTTTACTGCCAATGCAAGCAAAAATAGTATCGACATGAATGCTTTGACCGTTATCTAAGACAAGTGTTTTACAAGTCGCTTTATCATCAGACAAACCATCTACTACGTTAGCTTTAATCTTGGTAACGTTAGGAGCATCTGCTTCTTGTGCCAAATATGGTTTTGCTGAAATAGTACTACGATAAATCAAGTAAATGTGTTTAGCACCATTTTGTTTCAACAATGAAACTGCTTCTAAAGCACTATCACCACCACCAATTACCGCAACCTCTTTACCTGTTTGGAATTCAGCATCACACACTGCACAATAAGAGATATGATTCTTGATTTGTGGGAAGTCTAAGGTGTTGTGAGTTGTACCTGTTGCAATGATAATTGTTTTAGTTTTCAGTGATTTGAGAGTGGTGTTGACAACCCACAAATTCTCATCAGAATTATAATGATAATTCAACACTTCATCATTAAGAAACTTTGCATCGTAACTAAATGCCTGTTCAGCCATCTTCTCTGCCAATTCCCAAGCGTTAGTTGTCGCACTGCCTAGGTAATTGGTAATTTCTTTTGTCTGAAGTAATTGTCCACCCAACTCATATTTTTCGATAAGAAGGGTTTTCATCTTGTTACGACTAGCATATAAGGTGGCTGACAAACCAGCAGGGCCGCCACCTACAATAATAACATCATAAATCATCTTATAACTCCTAATCTGAAATAACTTCTACTGACTCGATTAATAACCGTTGGAATGTGTATCTACCAATAGAAACAAAATCTTCATTATCGTTCAAATCATCAATAAAGGTATTAATCTTGTTGAGGGTTAAATTATAAATCTCAACCCGTTCAGACCGTGTTGTGACTACTAAGGTAAATCTATGTGAATCTTTCTTATCTTCTTTCACCTTTGGAAGAGTACTCTTAGACACTTCATTCATAAAGAGTGAGAAGAAATTACCATCATAACTATAAGCAATATAACAGTTTACAGGTAAATTAAACTTGTTCCATCCTACTGTAATCTCTAAAGTCTTGTCCTCTAGTGTTTTAACCATTGCCATTGAACCTTTGTGTTGTAGGAATTCAATAACTTCTCCAACATTATTACCATCATACTGCAATACTTTAATTTCTCGGTCATGGTACATTCTCACTTGTACATTTTCCATTTTCCTTCATCCTTTCATACAAATAAACTACTCTATGATTATTATACCATAGAGTAGTTATTTTGTCAATGCTATTTAGTTAATTAGACTGAACAACTTTCGCATACAGAGCGTTCAGCTTCACCATCTGGTGTGAAGGTTCTAATATAATAAATTGATTTAATACCCTTTCGCCAAGCATAGTGACGCAAGATATTTAAATCTCTAGTTGTCATCTTGTTTGTTCTACCTTCCTTCCACTCATACATACCTTCTGGTAATTCAGACCGCATGAATAAAGTGAGTGACATGGATTGATCAACGTGTGCTTGTGCAGTTGCATAAACATCAATTACTTTTCTCATGTCAATGTCATAAGCAGACTTGTAATAAGGTAGGGTTTTATTAGACAAGTATGGAGCAGGATAATACGTCTTACCTGTTTTCTTCTCTTGTCTTTCCTCAATCAAGTTGGTAATTGGGTGTAGTGAAGCGGTTGCTTCGTTGATGTATGAAATGGATCCAGTTGGTGCAACAGTCAATAAATACTTGTTGTACAAACCATACTCCTTAACATCATGAGCAAGTGCTTTCCAATCTTCTTCAATTGGAATTGGAATATTTTTAAATAACTCTGCATTCTTCTGATGTCTGAAACCTTTAAATCTCAAGTTACCTGTCACATATTGTTCAAAGAATGAACCATCATAGTATTGTGATGATTTAAAATCTTTGTATGTTGACTGTTTTTCTTGGGCAATCTTATTACTTGTTTTAAGTGCATAGTAACGCATAAGTCTAAAGATTAAATCTGTCAACTCTAAAGACTCATCGGAACCATATTCCATTTCATTTAATGCAAATAAACCATGTAACCCCATCAACCCTAGACCTAGAGCATGAGAGTTGTCATTACCATTCTTCACTGTTAGTGCTGAAGTTAGGTCTGAATTTTCTGATACAAAGTTTAATGCTCGCACTGCCACATCAATAGTTTTTTGAATATCGGGTGACTTCATTAAATTAACCGCATTTAGAGAGCCTAGGTTGCATGAAACATCTTCACCAAGGACTTCATAGGTTTGATCTAAATTGATTTTGGATGGTTTGTGTTCTTGAATTATTTCACTCTTTATTGTTTAGTTGAAATCGCTACTTTCAACCCATAGGGGCTATATGTTGCCATATAGAACAGACTATATCATATTCTCATACGTTACTATGAGAGCCTTGTCTTTTCCACTCGCTTGAGTGTACTCTACTCACTTCTTCACCCATATCCTCACGACAGGGGCTATGCTTTCGATAGTCGTTAGACATTTAAATTAGTACGGTATTGTCCTTGGTAAGGAGATCCACCGTTTAGACAAGTTTGCTAATAAACATCACTGTTTATAGGTGCATTTACATACACAAGTTCGACATAATTACTCGACCACTATTCATATTTCCTCTGTTTGCGGTATCAATATTGAGAATATATGGATAGCCAGACTCTTGTTGAAGTTTGGAAATCTCATTCTCTAATTCTCTTGCTTTGATTTTATACTTCTTAATCTCGTCATTGGCAATCATATTTTCATATTCTGCTGTAATATCCACGTAAGAGAATGGTTTACCATATACTCTTTCTACATCATAAGGACTGAAGAGATACATAAAGTCATCTTTAATACATAATTCATAGAATTTATCTGGCACGGTAACACCTAGTGATAAGGTTTTTACACGGATTTTTTCGTCAGCATTCTCTTTCTTTGTCGAAAGGAATGAAACAATATCGGGATGGAAAACATTCAAGTATACTACTCCGGCACCGCTTCTTTGCAATTTGTTACTCCTCATAAGAGGGGGTGGGTCATTTCTACCCACCTCTTTAACTTTCGTTAAAGTTCGGACTATATCTTTCATTAAAATCAGTTAAGCTAGTATATTCGTTTTCTATTTCTCTATGACACTTCTTACAAAATGTACCTAAGTTATCATCATAATGAGCATCGTTTGGGTTGTCAAAGAATCTCAATTTTTTAAAATGGTGTTGTTCTAAGTTTTCCGTAGAACCACATTTCAAACATTTATAATTATCACGTTTAAGAATATGTCTTTTCCATCTTGTCCAAGTACCACCATATCTAGTAGGGTGAAGTATTTGATAGTGATTATTACAACATCTTTTAGAACAAAATGAAGGTTTGTCTTTATATATATTATAACGTGATTGTTGAAACTCCTTACTACAATGTGCACATTTGATTGTGACTTTTTGATTATTATTATATTGTGTTATACATTCTTGACTACATAATGAGGTACTTGTTTTCTTTGCTAGAAATTTCTTGCCACAAATGATACACTCTTTTTCATATCTTGTAACCCTATGATCCTCACAATAACAAGGTAAATTGGCACTAATTGCTGATTTAGTTGTTTCACATAACTTACCGCAAATCTTGCAACAGCCTGTTGTAATATTATTCACCTTACCTAATTTTCTAGCACATTCAACGGAGCAAGTTTGTTTATCTCTACCTCTTTTAGTATCTATCGTTTCAAACTCACAATCACATATAACACACTGCTTTATAATGGTTTTAGGTTTTGGTCTTGGCATATTTATACCACTCCTTTCAACCTAACTGATTTTAACTAGTTGGAGCATCCCATGCAATTACTCACACGAAACATTAGTCTCTGAACCTTCCTTATAATCATTCTATATAAGGCTCGGCTTCTGATTGCCCTCGACTTTACGTTAGGGTGTTCCAGAAATTTCCCAACTTTATACTGAGCCAATGTTAACCCAGTTGATTGGCATAGCTAAAGCTATCTTCCAATAATTTCATTACAGGCACAACACCACTAGAAGCATTCTCTACACCCTTAATTGGTGCACCTGCTTCACGTAGGTTGGATAACCCTATACCCACGCCCCCACCTCTCTTTGAAAGCTCTAAACAGGTGGTAATACTTCGACCAATATGACTCATATCATCCATAACATCAATCAAGTAGCAAGAGATAAACTCACCTCTCCGCTTTTTACCAAAATTTAAATATGAAGGTGTGGCAGGTTGATAGCGTTGTTCCATCATTTCTTCTAGCAAATCAGTGGCAAGTTGTTCATCACCATCGCCAACATATAATGCTGAAAACACATTACGATCTTCAAAACGCTCTAAGAAACGCTTACCGTCATTAGTTTTGAGTGCATACTGCTTGTAAAATTTGCTTGCACCCATAAATGATTTGAAGCGAAACTTTTTCTTATATGCTTTGGTGAATAGCTTTTTGATAAATGAGAAAGAATATTTTTTGATAAATTCTTCTTCAATGTAATCATTTTCAATTAAGTAATCAATTTTCTCTTTCAACGTGTGAAAGAATACCGTATTAGGATTGATTTCTTCTAAGAAATATGCTTTTACTGCTTCCTTATCCTTAGATAAATCAATATTCCCATCCTTAATACGGTTTAATTCATTATTCAATTTGTAATAAGTTTTCTCATCTTGAGAAACAATTTTCTTAGGCTGTTCCAAGACTCTCCACCACTCCTTTTATTTTCTTTAAATCATTATCATTACCAAAATACTCCATCATATGTAGTAGTGGAATGTTGTAATCTTTACTCAAATCTTTAGCTGTGAAGCAATATAACTCTGCAAAATTAATATTGCCACAACCCACAACACCTTTACACTGCTGTTTATTATTACCAATCTCTAAAAACTCATTGAAGATTTCAGTCACCTCTTTATCATAAGTAGGTGCAATGATAATATAGGGATTGTTAACTTCAGTGTAAACGGTATTGTCGTTTAAATTCAATGAAGGAAACCCCAAACGATCAACAAACGTTTGAGTATTTCCTGTCAATGAAATATATACAATTTTGATCATTACTTCTTACCGTGAATTCTTTGGTAATCAGCTTTTGTTGTGATATTCAGAAACTCATAAATATCAATACCATTACGGTGGAAATATTGCAGAATCTCAGCTGTTGCCATAGTATCATAGAATGCGTTGTGAGCATTATCTAAATCAACGTTAGCAAATCTAGCCACGGTTTCCAACTTATGGTTTTTCAAATTAGGGGCTTTAATCTTCGCCATAAATAAAGTATCAATAAAGAATCGTGGTGAAATGTTGAAGTGGGCGGCTAGGAAACCTAAGTCAAATTTAACATTGTGACCTACTGCAATACAATCATGGAAAATAGATTTTACCACATCTTGCATCGTGTTGATGTCTACACCCTTTTTCTTCAAAATTTGATTGGTGATACCAGTCAATTGTTGAATTTCCATTGGTACTTCATGTTTTGGTTTGAAGTAGAAAGAACCCTTATCAATAATCTCTAATTCTTTTGGCTCCAACTTGGTGTAAGCTAACTGAATAATTTCATGTTGAGTTGCTTTAAACCCTGTTGTTTCCACGTCAAATACTACAAATTCTTTCTCCATTATATCTCCTAGAAATCCTTAAAATACACGTTTCCACCCATTTCTACACCTACTCTACCTATTTGCTGTGCGTACCAAGTAGACCAAAAATATAAGTAAGGGTGAATTGATCCATTAGTCAAAATATCATCTACACCACGTTTAACATCCTTGTTGATATGTCCAAGGTGTTTTTGGTAGTGTCCTGCTCCATAGGCTTCAAACTGTCCACTTGCTGTTACCACTTCCATGATTGTGTTATCGAATCGTGGGTTCTCTACACGGTTAATGATTGTCGAAGTGACCCAACGTGCCGACTCATAATCTTGTCCACCTTCTTGTTGTACTACTGCTAGTAGAATTTGGTAGTCATTGTTATTGAGTCGATATCGTTTCACTTGAGCATCAGCCACCGATGGAAATAACAGCGTGAAAAGCATACCTAATAAAATTGTGATTTTAAATGTCTTAATGTTCGTGTTTTTTACGATTTTAGACCTCTCCTTTCTTGTTTGTCAAATTCCGACAAAATGACAGAATTTTCCTTTAGGCTTTGTGAAACATTTATAATTCTTTGATTTGTACTTCCCATGTATTTCAAACCCTTGATATGAAGGGCTTCTACGAACCTTCCGTCAACCAAAATATCAATGTTCCACAAAATTGGCAAAGTATGGGGTGTATTTGACATTCCACCCTCTAAAAGTTCATTAGGGAAGGTTCGACCTGTCCAACACCAAATATCTTTAGAAAACACGAACGTTTCACGGAATTTTTCAACCAATTTACGAATCATCGGTTGATTATCTGGTTCTAACGGATCTCCACCCAATAATGTCAATCCTGCAATGTGTGGACGCTTACACAACTCGATAATGTGATCAATTGTTTCATCTGTAAATTCTTGTCCTGCAAAAAAGCATTGTGCTTCCTTGTTGAAGCATCCTTTACAGTTTAACTTGCATCCACTAACGAAAAGTGTAACTCTCACACCTGCACCATTAGCAACATCATTTTCCCTAATTGACATATAACGCAATCTATCACCTCTTTACTCCAATATATCTATATTATATCATAAATGGAGCACTCTGTCAACTATTTCATCGTATCTTCCTTCAGTCCAACCAATATCTCCTGCACTGTTTGAACCTAAATAACCACAAGTCCTACGTACAACTGAAATAGTTTTAGTGTCAGTGTTGCCACATGACGGGCAAATCCAACCCTTCTTTCTGCCCGCTCCTTTATGAGGTTGCATCTCGCCATCATAACCACATTCAAAACAGTAATCGGATTTGCAATTAATTTCTGCATATAAGCAAGTTTCATAAATATGTTTGATAATACTCATGACTGCTAATGTATTGTGTTGCAGGTTTGGAACCTCTACATAGGTAATTGTTCCACCTGTACTTTGAATTTGATACTCACTTTCAAATGTTAGTTTCGAGAACGCATCCACATCTTTAGTAACGTGAATATGATGTGAGTTAGTAACATAATTCTTCTTTCTCTCCCCATCAACAGTGCCAAAGTCACGTAAACAAGCCTTGGCAAATTTTTCCGTACAACTTTCTAATGGTGTACCATATACTGCCCATCCTAAATCGTCTTTCTTCTTCCATGTTTCACACATTTTGTTCAATACACTTAGAATTAAGCCACCTAAAACAGCACCCTCTTCATTATCTGGTGCAAAGTCTTTACCTGTGAAGAATTTAACAACTTCTTGAATACCTGCATAACCTAAGCTAATAGTGCAATGGTCTTTAGTTAAGTATTTGTCAATGGTGTCTTCAGCATCTAATCTAGTATATGCTCCATATTGCCATAATGTAGGTGCAACTTTTGCCTTTGTACCAAGCAACTTAATATATCTTGCCATTTGAGCATCATGTACTACTGACAGATATTCACCTAGTAAAGACCAAAATTTGTTCATATCACCCTTAGATTCTAAGGCAATGTATGGTAAGTTAAGAGTTACAACACCTAAATTTGCTCTGCCCCAAATGTGATCGGGATTATCGTCCAATACTGATAGCATAGATCTGCAACCCATAGGAGCAATCACACGACCCTCACCATTAGAATTGACTTTGTGTTTTAACATCATCTTTTCTGAAAGGTAATCGGGAACCATTCTTTTGGCTGTACACACACCTGCTAATTCAGTTAAATAGTAATATTTACTATCTTCATGGATATTATCTTCTTCCAACACATATAAAAGTTTAGGGAATGTCTGTGAAACATAGGCTCCATCTTCATTCTTGACACCTTTAATGCGTTGCTTCAAGACTTCTTCAATCAACAATGCTAAGTCATGTTTTGTTTGAGGGTCATCAATCTCATTCAGATACATAAATAGACTGATGAATGGGGTCTGCCCGTTACTAGATGACATTGTGTTCCACTGATAGTTAAGAGTTTGAACAGCATCTCTAATCTCTTTCTTGACAGCTTCTTCTGCTAATCTATCAATATCTGCATCTGGTAAGAATAATGATAGCATCTCACGATTATCTCTTAAACGTTGACGCTCTTTTTGTCTAGAAATATCAACAAATGGAGCCAAATGCCCTAGGTTCATTGTTTGTCCACCAAAAGATGCACCACTCACAACTAATGAAATTTGACTTGCAAGCGTACAAGCAGTGCTTAAACTCTTAGGTTTGTCAATGTGTACACCGTTGATATTTGTGCCATTTTGAAGCATATCTTCTAAATTAACCAAACAACAATTGAGCATTGGATGTAAAACATAATCCATATCGTGAATGTGGATAACACCTTTGTTATGCAATTCAATTGCTTTTGGTGAGAAGAATAATTCTTTAGATAGGTGTTTACTTACTTCACCTGCAACATAATCACGTTGTGTTGAGATTAGATTGGCATTCTTATTAGAGTTTTCAGTTGCAACTTCTGAATTTTCATTTTGTATGATGTTTAGAATATCTTGCTCTAATTTAGAAATATCCATATGATTAACTCCTTTCATATAAATATAAGAGATGCTATATAAGCACCTCTTATATTGTGCGTTATTAACATTATACCACAATATCTTGTGTTTGTCAATAACAATCATACTGAAATATCTTCCATTTGATCCATGATTTCGTTGAGGTGTTTATCAACTAATTCATTGTATTCAACACCCTTATGTCCTTTAACTTTAACAAATTCAACTGAATCAAACTTCAAATATTCTTCAATGGTTTTCTTCCATAGGTCAGCATTTGCAAGTCCACCCTTTTTCTTCCAACCGTTTAGTTTCCATTTCTTCCACCAAACTTCATTGAAACAGTTTACTACATATGCTGAATCGCTGTGGATAATAACGGGAATATCCTTCTTAGTGATACTCACCAATGCTTGATAAACCGCCATCAATTCCATTTCGTTATTGGTCTTACCATAGAATCCTTCACCCATCAGTTTAGAGTGCTTGCCATACTGTAAATAAATAGCATAAGCTGATTTATCAGTTGGGGATATAGAGCCATTTTTGATATGACATCTACATCCACCATCTGTATAAACAATAATCTCTTTACTTGTTTTCAAAGTTTCTCCAACCCATGCCAACAAATGCAAGGAATACAAGGAACACTACTAATAATGTGCTATCTTCTTCACCTGTTTGTGGCAATTCTTTGTTAGGAGTCTTTTCTACTTTCTTCTCAACTTTAGGAGTTTCTGGTGTAGGAGTAGACTCTGAACTTGATTCACTTGATTCTGATGATTGTTGGGATTCTGATGACTCTTCGGAAACAACGCTTGAGGACTCTGAAGAAACTTCACTTGACTCTTCACTTGATTCTGAACTAGTTTCAGACGAACTTTCGGAAGAAATTTCACTTGATTGTTCGGAACTTTCGCTAGAAACTTCTGATGATGATTCAGACGATTCGTTTGATACTGATTCACTTGAACTTTCAGAGGATTCAACAGAGCTTGTTTCTGATGAACTCTCTGACGATTCTTCACTGTAACTAGAACTATTATCTTCTGATGAAGAGTCTGGTTCTGGGTCTGGAAGTACTGGTTTACTTGGATCCAATGGACGTGTTTCTTTCCAAGGGTCAAGAGTGATTGAACCACCTTGAGTTACTTGAGAAGTACGATCCAAAGTATACTCTGTAAATGAACGTTTGATATTAGGCTTAATTTGTTCGCCATCACCATACATCCATGCGGTATTAGTAACTACATTACCACCCAATGGTGCTGTTGAAGCATAACTCAAGTAGAATGCTTTTTGGTTGACATTCTCAATCGCTAATTCAAATTCAGTGTAATTGTTGAAGAATGTAACTTTATAGTCAACATCTTTCATTAACTCAACATCCCCATGGAACGATACACGTTTAAGGTTATAATAACCTTTCTTCAAGACAAATTTTTCGGGAATGAAATGTCCACCTTTGATTTTGTCTTTAACACGGATAACTTTGTAGGTAGTACCGTTAGTATTCAAACGTAAAGTCCAAGGGTGTAAGTAACCACCTTGTAAATTCAAGGTTGGTGACTCCCATGACTCTTCCTTAGTAACACCGTGTAATTTGGCAAAATTTTCATTTTCGCCATCATAATCTGAAGTTGACTTTGGTACTGCTGTAATGTCGTAAGTAATCTTCTTACCACCTGCAACTTCAAATTCAACTTTCTTATCTTGTACTGCTTCCTTCACTAGCCATTGGAAGAAGAAATTACCCTTCAAATCCTTTACACCGTCAAGGTTTTGTTGTTTAATGTAGTTGGTGATGCCTACTAATGTAGTTGATACAATATCTTTTTTGATTTGTGCCACACCAATTACGGTGTTGGTTTGTGATTCAACTAAATCAACTGTACCCTCTACACCTTCAATTGGTGAAGGGAGTTTCAAATCAAACCAATCGCCATCTTTAACCTTCTCACGATATGGGGTTAAGTCAAAGTCTACTGACATTTTACGTGCGTGATCAATAACAACCTTTTGTTTTGAGCCATCGGGTTGCTTTTCATCTGATTGATCCAACACATTCACATTAACGATTGCATCTTTCAATTCGTTAGACGCTTCACTGACTGGTTGTTCTACAACTGTCTTAGTTTCATCTTTGGACTCAACTGTTGCATTATTTACAACACTTGAAATTGCATCTGACTGTTGTTGTGATTCAACTTCTTGTGCCAATACTGGACTTGTTACCATTGACAAAATCAGTGGTGCAATTAAAAATACGTTCTTTTTCATGTTATTTAACTCCTAAATATTTTAAGTGTTTGTTGTTGATAGACTCAAGTAAACCTTCAAGACAATACTTGTTGAAAGTCGTGTCAAACAACACTTCTTGACTATGCTCAAATCCCGATGCAAACTTCAATTCCAAAGTCACTGAACCTACAAAATCATTTTCATAATATCCAACTTTATAAACACGGGTAAATTTTACAGTTTTTGTTGTAATATCTCCACCAAATATGTGTTGAACAACATAAAAGGTATCATACATCTGTTTAAGGAACTTGACAACCTCAATTGCGTTTGTTTTTGTGCGTAGTTCACTGAAGAACTCTACCGCCTGCACTACTTCCTCACGATTGTTGAATTTTAACACATATTTATGATATTCTACTTTTGGGTCAGTATCTTCATAAAACCGTGTAATGTCAAATTGTAATTCATTATCATTGGTGATTCCAATAATACAATGGTCTAACTCAATCGTTCGCTTATTATCTGTTCTCATCTTCATGTTGTTAATACCCTTTCTTGCCAATCAATGCTTGAAAAATCTTATCATCATATTCTGCTACGTGTTCCAAATAGTCCTCTTCAGTCATAGCAACATCATATAACCAAGGTTTATGAAGGTTTTGAGTCATTACATCAATCTGTTGTAAGACTAATTCTTCCGTACATTCTTCTGCTGGTAAATCATACATTGGAGAGTATGCAACACCTTGTGGTTTAAATTTGTCTAACCAAAAAGTAAAGTCTGCGAAGAATTGTGGGAATCGTTTATCTGGGTATTCACTATAATCTACAAAGTTACCGTCTTTGTCATACACTGGATAGTGTTGAGGTCTGTACCAAATGCCAAATTACATATAAGGGTACTCTTTAACCGTAAAGTGCATAATTTCATAATCACTTTCATTCTCATCCCAAAAATAATAGTCTGGGAATTCAATTCTAGACAATGTAAATCCATTATCATGCAATTTTTTGAGAAAACGCATCATAAAAGAATAATTTTGTCCACTAAAAACGGTCATAATAACACCCCTCTTTATCATACCATTCAACACCTTCTCTATACCATTCTTCACCCTCAACAGACAACATCCAAGGAGTTTCTACAAGTTGAGGTAGAATTTCTAATTCTTCCAATACTCGCTCAATAGTTTGCTCTTCTTTTGGAAGGTATGTCATTGGCTCATGGATTACATGAGAAGGTCTGAATTTATTAATATCAAACACATAATCTGCGAAAATAATAATGGATTCATCATCTGTCCAAACACCCCATTGAATATAAGGTATTTCCTCAATAATAAACTCCATGATATTTTCTAAGTGAAAGTGATACCCCTAACAATGGATATATAACTGTTTCTATGGTGAAACCTAGACTTTGCACTTTATCAATAATTTGTTGACTGTATTCCAATTATTCACCACCTCTCATTAATACATAATATCTAAGAGCCAACCCTCATATACAACTTGAGGGTCATAATTTTGAGTAGCAGTGTTATAGTGCATAAGAGTAAGCGTGATGTCATGCTCGACACACCATTTCATTACTGATGTTGTAACAACAGTTAAACCCGTTACATATAAAGTAACAGCATCGTAAGTGATACCATCATGACTGAAAACTTCTTGATCCATACGATTTGTGACATGATCTTCAATTTCTTTAATGTCGAAGTTGACAATTGCATTGTCAAAAACAAATGTGTCAACTGGCATTTCGTGCCGACCACGCACTGCACCGATTTCTAAAGTTTTCATATCTACATTTTCCCTTCATTATGTTTAATAATTATTTAATTTCTCACGAAACATATTCGCAATATCTTTGTTGGAAAGATAGTCCATCGCATGATACAAATCATGGTTGCATAAAATTTTTTCTTTCATATGATTAAACTTAGAATACTCTTCTAGTAGCATAACAACTGCATTTTGAAGTGATTCATTTTCGTGTTGTAGTCGTGCGTTTTGTAACACCAACCCATTCACTTTATCAGTAAGCTCTTTAATCTTTAATGAATCTAACAAATCCATATGTATCTTCCTCTCTCATTTATATATCTATTATAACATATAAACTTCTGTCTGTCAAGAGTTTTCTACAAGTTTTTCGTAGTCTTTTTCTAATCTCAAATAATCTTCCTGCCAATCATACATTTTCCCTTCAAGGTCTGCATTCTCTTCTGCAAGTCTTTCATTTTCAGCTTCCAACTGATTAATTTCAGCTTGCAGATTATCAAACTCTTCAAATCTTGCTCTGATTAATTCAATACCACGTTTGTAATCATTGTAGAAAACAATGGAATCCATATTGCTATATTTATCTTCAATCTTATCATCCATCATTTCTAATAACTCATCAATGATATGCTCCATAATAAAAATCCCTTCTATGATTTATTGTTTGGGTTTTGTTTTGATTTATTCATTGCGGTTAAATAAATATAGCAGAGATTTAACGCATCCAATACACCATTCCGTCTTTTGACATTATTTAATAACCTATCTATGACTTCATCTTTCGACTTCATAACAAAATCCCTTTCTTTTAGTATATGTCAATTATACACTAAAAGAAAGGGATTTGTCAATAGTATTCGGTAAATTATTCATCATCGTTAGCTAACACATAAGTTAAATGCTCGTCATATTCCTCGATTAACTCTTTTGTATGTTTTGCATATACATACAACTCATTTAAATGTCTTGCCCAAGTTTCTTCACTTGCATCGTCAAAACACAATTCTTCGATTGTTCCGATTTTGCCCGATAAATTTTGAAGAGTTTTAATAAAGTCCTTTCTCAATGCTTTATTATCTGCGTTTCGCAACTCGTCTACGGTAGTTTTTGCTTTAATAACTTTTGCATCTATATTAAACTCCACTAGTCCTTTAAACAAACCATAATAAATGACATCGTGATCATCAACATATAAACCTAACTTTGATTTGTATTTCTCCCAAAGCTCATCTGTGTTTGAGTAATAACTCTTAGCTACCCATACACATTCTTTGTCATAAAGATACTTTAACAGCTCTTTAAAGTAATCATAACTTTTAACTTGGTAAATTGTTGCCATTAAAATCCTTCTTCTCCCTTTAACTTATCAATGAGTAACGTAAGTGCTTTATACTCTTCAAAACTAATATGATCATTGTTGATAGCGTCTGACACTAAAGTATCTAATAATTCAATTGCATAAAAATAATTCATTATTATTCACCTTCACATTTAATTGTATTAAATAACACTATAAGTGCTTTATATTCTTCACTTGTGATATTACCTTGATAATATGCAATTGTTATTAAATCATAAAGCAATTGCACTGTCTTAAGTTTCTTCATCATTACTCACCATTATGATCAACCCATTCAAGGTAATTCAATGCTTCTGTAAGTGTCTTATGGTTAATCCACCCTTCAAAATATGCACCTTTAACAAGGTCAACAAGAAATTCATTCATATCCTCGTAGTTGTCCATTATTACTCACCTCTCCAATTAAAGATCATAAAGAAAATCTCTAATATTACTATATTATCGTGAATTAATCGTGTCATCACGATAAGCAAGGTCAACTAGATATAAAAGAATACGTATAATATCTGAATCCAACATATTATCATCTCACCTTCGTAATTTGCCAATTGACATTTAAATCCTTCAACGCTTTTTCAGCTTCCTCTTTAGTGAATAAATGAGAATCACCATATAGAATACCATTTTCTAACAGGTATTCATCACCATCTCTAGTAAGTGTAGGTGGCTCTGTATACCCATCAAGTCTTAAGTTATCGGGAACATCAATAACGTATTCCCGCTTGACTTGTCTACGATCAGACCCATAACCAAGTGGGCTTAGAGTAACACCTGTTTCATCGCTCTTCAAATACATAATTGTCACTCCTCACATTATGTGCAATGAATTTGATTTCATCAGTCGTTAAAGCCTTACGTTTTCTGTTAATAGCTTTATAAATGTCATGAGCAAAATAGAAAGGTTCAAAGTGATCCATCCCTTTAAGCAACCCATTTTCAAAACTACTATATAGGATTCTTGTAAATTCCATTGCTTGTAACATTTCATAGAATTCAAAATCATCATTCCATTTATTGAACCACACTGTTACGTTGTATTCTTCCCACGATCCTCTATCATAGCTTGCAGAATTATAAATCTCATTATAACTCTTTGTGGTTATAGCAATCTTTAATTCCATACAATTTCACCCTTCCAACAATATACTCCTCATAAATATCCATAGCTTTATCAAGAGTCAACTCTTCTCTTCTACCTTCGGTATGTAACTTATCTAAAAGGGTGTGTAATTTGGATGAATGTAAATTATCCAGCAAATAATGTTCATTAAGGACTTCAAGAACTCTAATAAACGCAACTGCCTTTTGTACTTTAGAGAATTCATAAATTGTTGGATAGAAATATTCCCATACTCGCACTTGGTGTTCTGCTCGATAATCTAATTCTCCATCTTTATACATTGTGACAAAGCCATCGACCTTTAAATCAATTTGTAATTCCATAGAATGCCTTCCTTCTCAAGTTGAAATTCTTGTAATGCCTTAACCATATATAGAAGTTCTTCAATTGTATCACAATCAATGATTTTACGATCACCACTGAGAAATCTGACATCTAATTCTGCATATGCTACCATGTTACCTTCTGGTAAGAGAAGCATACCTTGACTACCACAATCTTTCCATGCTTCTTCAGCATAATCTTCATTATAAAGGTGATTGCCGTCGTACCATATACAGCCTTTATCTCCAAAGAAATCCAATAAGTCAAGTAAATAGTCGTAAGTTTTAACTCTAAGCACTAATTCCATTCTTGCACCTCATAACCAAATAAATACATTCTAGTAAGTGTAATTACAGCTAAATCATCCTCGTAATGGTTTGGATCATCCTGTGACAAAAGTTTGAACCACTGAAATACTTTAGCACTATCACTATCCCTATCCAATCCATCCATAGGCTCAATTAAATTCAGAATGAGATCAGAAATACCGATATTAATATGTTGTTCATACCAATATGCAACAAATGTAGGCACTTTTGGTTTTAGTGCTCTTAAATATCTCACCGCTTCTGAACAAGCTGATTTATTATCAATAAATTCAGCCATATCATCTAAACGATCAGTAATAATATCCAACTCATTCATAATTACACCTCAATCAATTCATAATCCATTTTGAATAAAACTGCAATTTTTTCGGCAATATCGAACGATAATTGCACAGCTTCTAAGCTATCTATTGTTAAATAATAGACTTTTAACTCATTGTTGTAAGCCACATAACAATCTCCACTGCCATATCCCACAGTAACACGCACAATATATTTTGTATCTTCTGTTACAGTATATCCAAATGTTTGCATATAGACAAGGAATCTCGTCACATCATCTGGAGTGTGTAATTGATTTGCCACCAAAAACCAATCAAAAATCTTGTGACTTGTTCTAAGATGAAATAAATCATCCACAATGTTATAAAGAGGATATTTAGAAGTCATATCTTCATACCACTCTGCAACATAGAAAGGTACTTGGACTTGCAGACCTCTCACAAAGTTTAAAGCATCTCTGTCAATAATTTGCCCACGACCCATCGCACACTCTAAACTTTCTTCAATTTGTCTAAAAATATTTTTATCCATTAGACCCAACCTCTACTAAATCCCAATCAATTTTTAATTCTTCCTTGACATCTAATGCCTTTTCTTTAGTGAATTTAGACGCATCCGCAATATTGTTTGTCATCGAATATGAATCTGTGAAAGGAATATACTGCATATACAATGGTACACAACGATACCATGCGTCTGGTGCTTGAATATAATACATTGGTATCACTTCATATCCAAATTGTGCCATATTTGATAATGTAAACAGAATCTCATCATGCAAACATGGAACTTCATCATATACCTTTTCAAACCATCGGTAAACATACTCCTCTTCTCGATTAGGAGAATCAATCAACTTCTTTGCCAACTCATATAAGCCATGTTTATTTACATTCTTTAAAAACCACTCATTTACAAATTGTGGTACTTCAATTTTTGGTTCTTCCATAATATCATCTCCTATACCAAATCAAACATTTTTCTTAATACCTCTCGCTCTTTACACTCTTTGATTGCTATCTTAACATAATGCAACGCAGTTAAAACACTAGACTGACTATTAATCCATGCTTTAACATTTTGCGGTGTGTCATATCCATATATGATATACATTAAATCTTTTCTAATACCATTCAAAGGTTCGGGTACACTAACCCACCACTCTATTACATAGCCTGGTACTTCAATGAACAGTCCTTCAAGTGCAGAGTAATCACCATCATCTAATTGAGCAAACATTTCATCATGCTCTTTTAGCCATTGCTCCAAACTTCCTTCAGATAACATAATCTACACCTGCACTAAAAACCAATTAATGCCAAATGCTCTCATAATCTGCTTTGCTTCATCATATGTATATTTGCTTGCCTCTGAAATATTATGAACCAAAGCACCCCATGATGTAATTCCACCACCATCATGTTTGAAAAATACATCTTCAGTTTCACTCCACACAAGAGGGGCTTTAATAACATACAACTCTCTTTTAACAATGTCTACTGAAGTTGGATCATTATAGTAATGCACAAATGTTTGCATATTTTCATTGTCTGATGCAAGCCACTCTCGAACATAATTGTTAGCCTTGTCAAATGCTCGGAATAATGTGCTAAAATCCTTCTTATGGGCATCAATATATTCTGCAACCTTTTCTGGAATAGTTGGACGTTTTGTGTCCAATGGTGCGAACTCTTCTTTCTCCCAATCAACGTGTTTATTTGATTGGTCTTTTTCTGACCCACTACTCATTGGTTTTGTCCTCACTTTCCTTTTCAAATTTACCATAATAACGATAACCCTGTCTACGCATTTTCTCAACCTCTTCTTCAGTTGGCTTGCGTAACTTCAATTCTGGTAATAATCCTGTTGCTTCATACACTGCAAAAGCATTATAACCTTCTGTATAAATCAATTCAGCAACTTCTTCTCGTGTATCGCAACAACCTAAGTAATCATCTTCATCTCCACACATAGGACAAGTTTCTAATACTTGTGGTTCGTCACAAACATAAATGCTTCCTGTGCAACTTGCATATACCCAATATTCCATTCTAGACCTTCTTTTTTATTTCTCAACCTTATGAGTCTATTATAACACAAAAAGAGTGTCATGTCAACCCTCTTTTATGATTTTATATGAAATTCTTTGACTTCATCAATTCACTATTCATAATAGTCTTTCTATAATCTTTGGAAAGTAAAGCACTATAAACAATCTTACTAATTTCTTGATTAGTTGAATCTATATATAAATTAGCTTTATCTTCCTCACTTAAGTAGTCATAGTTGTACACTTCTATCCAACTCACCTTTTTGTTTTTGACACATAGCCATCCTTGTTTCCACATTTCATACATGACTCTTGCTTCAAAATCAGAAACTAATGACGCAAATAAATATTTATCGTTACTATGATAAACTACTACAACACGTAGTTGATTTTGCTTATAATTAAATTGGTTCATATCAAATTTACCTAACAATACGTTGATTGTATTTGATAATTTGCCAATGCAGTACAACAAAAATAGTGATGTTAACACCCAAAATACAGTTGAAACATTTAATTGTTCAGAGCCAACAAGTATTACCATCAAAAATGCAATAAATGGAGAATAAAGTCCTCTCTCTAAAAAGAGTCGTATATTCCAATAAGCTGAAAGTTTATTACCCTTGTTCATCTATCATTCTCCATTCTTAAACAAATTTCTAAAAATCTCAACCAACACATCAACTACAATAGCATTTCCTGCTTGTTTATACAATTGAGTATCACTATTTAAATCACGAACTTTGTTGAAATCCTCATCAGAAATACCCATTAATCGCCAACATTCTAATGGTGTTAACTTTCTGATTTCAAAGCTATCTACATCATTAAAGTCAAAAGAACCTTCAATTACTTTTGGTTGACGATTACCACCATTCATTGTTGAAAGTGAAGGTGATTGACCGTCTTTACCATAAACTCGTCCTGCTTGTGAATTATGAGTATTATTGTAAATATTTCCAATATCTCTAGTCGCAGGGTAAATAGTTTTCTTAGGGTCTTTCCAATCTGACGATAATAAACTACCTACATGATAATTTGGATCATATACTACACCACGATAATTGTTGCTTGATTCATTGTGATAGATATTACCAATAACTCTAATATCACCTTTGCACTGAATCTTCTCTTGTACATTCTTCACAAACTTTGTCTTAATATCCTTGGACAATAAATATTTGTCATCATAATCATCTACAAGAATATCCCACAATGAAGAAGTCACTTCATCACTATTTGGAAATTCATACGGTTCGTGTTCACCTAAAATAGAAATCATAAACACACGTTCTCTGTTTTGAGGAACACCATAATGTTTCGCATTCAACACTTGATAGTAGTTAGTGTAACCAAAATCTTCTAACACCTTGCACCACTCTAAGAAATAAGGTTTGAATTTCTTACCCACTAAATTCTTAACGTTTTCCATGAGTAGGTATTTAGGCTTCTTGTGTTCGATAATATCTCGACAATACCATAGCAAGCTAGAAGTTGTGCCAGAACCCTCTGCTAATCCTTCTTTCTTACCAGAAATGGACACCGATATACATGGAAAACTATAAGTGAGCAAATCACAATCTGGCACATCCTGTGGATCAATCTTGGAAATATCACCTAAATTAAGTGTGTCTCCATGAATTGCTTTGTAAGAGTTGATAGCGTATGGATCAATTTCTGAAATTGCCACTACATCATGTTCAACTCCTAATCGTTTAAGAGCCATACGCTGTGTACCAACTCCTGCAAATAATTCAACTACTTTAAGCATTCAATCATCCTTTACTCAACTCTTCTCAACTCTTCTCAACTCTTCTGTGTTTTTCTCAACACCAAGCAACTTTGCTCCTGTTTCAATCTCTTCATCTGTGAACTCTAAATTGTCTAAGTCCAACATTTCAGAAATGATAATCCCCATAACCATTCACCTACTAAACAGCATCAAAGTATTCGTACAAATCAGTACTTAGTAAATAGTAACTATCATTATTATCACCCAAGAATGTGCACTCTGCAATTTCTTGGCAAGTACCTCGATGCTGTTTATAAATCATCTTTACAGTTACAAGTCTACCTGTCAACTTTTCCTTCATTACCATTGTTAATACCCTCGCATTTCCTTCACTCTTTCCGTTATGTCAAATCTATTGTACAATTCTTCAACAACCTGTTTAATGTCTGTACACTCAACACCAAAAAAGCTGACTTGATAAATAATAGAATGAATTAAATGAACAAAATGATTCAACTCACCTCTATAATAGTAGAATTCATATGTGTGTGATGTGCCATCTGAAAATAAAATATTCACTGACAAGTCCTCTGAATATAATTCTTGCTCACAATATGATTTGCCATTAATATTTTCAAATATATCAGTGTCTGTCACAACAGACTTCCTCTCAATACTTTTAATATAAACCCCTTTATTATCTTTACTCATCTTGCATCACCATTCAATAGCAATAACCATAAAAGACTCTTCTGTAACATAATCCTCTGCCCAAGAAATATCTAACTCTAATGTATCTGTAAATATCTCTGACAATCTATCGTATAACACATTTAACAATGAATACTCTTGTCTTTCCGTAACGTCATTCTGATAAATTAAAATAAAATCAGCATAGGCTGTATTCGACCCATCATGAGCACTTCTTAATACTTTATCCTTAATGATTTCTACCATTCTATCAATCGGAAGGTAATCAATATTGCTGTCAATTTGTTCAGTAATAGGCAATTTACCATCTGCTTGACGCTTCTCATTAGTAATTTTTCGTAAGTTAATTTTACCATCTTTAGACTGCTTCATTTGCAATATCTCCTTACTAGTGTCAGACATTCTACCCACCATTTCTTCTACTTGAATCATCATAGCTTCTTTGTCATATTCTTCTTCAAACTTTTTAAAACCTTCTTCAAAGATTGCAATAAATTCCTCATCACCCGATTGAATCCGTACAATCAAGTCATTAATCTTGTCTAATGCACTCATCACCACTCAACCTTTCTGTGCTTTGGTTTACGTTGGAAGGAGCCTTTACCCTTCTTAGGTTTGATTACACCAACACCACGGTTGAGGTCTTGGTAGTACTCACCCACATTATCCAGCTTGATTTTTGTGGATGGTTTGAATTTCTTTGTTTCTGTCATAAAAACACTTCCTTTTCTTTATGATATAATTATACCACAAAAGAAAGGAAGTGTCAAGAGTTTTTGTAAATTAAATAGTTTTAACTAAGTCTAAGAAGTTGTCCAATGCCATCAATAACTCTTTATTCCACTTATTGTAAAACATCTTTGCTCTAAACCCTCTCTGGGATTTCTTTGAGTGTCTAATGTTTAATGTCTGCATCTTTGATTTCATCATCTTCTCCTTCTGAAGTCCAATTGCATTCCTCATGTTGTTCTGCCATCTCTTTCTTTCTCTTCTCACATTGCTCTTTGAGAATATCAAAAACATCAGACAATAACAAAGCATTGATATACCCCATGACTATTACATACGGTAATAATAAAATTAATGTAATTAAATTATCAATCATAATATAAATATATCCTAATCATCTAAATGGAAGAATTTCATGATATATTCAATCAAATCTTTGTACTCTTCTAAATAGTAGCTGTCCCATTCATAACGACCTTGGATTACTCGTTCAAATCGTGCAAATGTTCCAAAGAAACGATCACCCTTATTCTCTGACACCACTACTTCACCATGTCGATTCATGAATGCTGTGATAGGAGCGTTAAATTCTCCAACAGGATGGATAGTAACATAATCTTGACTCTTAGTTAACAATCCATCTTCAATATATGTTTTACCATCCACTACTGTATTTTTATCAATGACTGACTCACCACATACAATTGCTTGACCGTCAACTCGTGCATATCCTGTGATATGAGCATGATCTTTAATGATAGCCATTCCACATACTCTAGCATTACTATCAACATATGTTGTGTCAAGGACTTTTGCATAGTCAGCAACAGTAGCACCGCCCTCTACAACACCCTCTACAATAGCATAGTCACGTACAACAGCCTTTTCATTGATTTCTGCAAGACCTTTGATTTGAGCATTATTGTGGACTTGTGCATCACCAGTTACTCTAGAATAACCACCAACCTCTGCATTGTTAAAAATCTTTGCGTTATTCTTTACTCTTGCATGATCATAAACAACTGCATCATCGTACACCCAACAATTACCAGTGTGGCTTAAATGCTCCTCTGATTGAATATATCCACCAATGTCACCAGCTTTCACATCACCAAAGTCTTTTAATGCTTTGATACGGTACACTGTGTTGTTATAATATGGTTTATTGTCACCTTTAAGAATTTCATATTTCTTATCTTTCATAAAACATCCACCTCACTAATCTTCTATCTGGATCTCAATCCCAATACCGTCTACTATAAACTTCTGATAATAGAAATAACCATTTGATTTTACAATAAATTTTCCCTCAAACATTTCACTTAATATCTTTTCAACCTTTAGTTTCCATTGTTTTTCTTCAATGAAGTTACTAATCTTATCAAATTCTGGATCAACATCTAGTAAATCATTCATTGAAATGAAACACGAATATCTAACTCCATTATCCGTTTGTTTACCTGATGTGAGTGATGCCAAGACTCTATGATATAACATAAGTGCTAATTTATTACTTTCTATATGATTGTACACCCATGCCAAATGTTTTAAATCATGTTTTACAGTCATTATAATTTTCCTTTAAGCGTTAAATTCCCAACTCTCATGCAACATCTTTACATCGTCAAACAAGAAATGAAATTCGTGAATAGTACACCCATTTACTTTCATATCTTCAAAAATATTCCGATTGACCAACAGACATTCAATATCGTAGTCTGGAATTTCTACATCTCGTTCCTTGGTATTCTTTATATCGTTTTCCATAGCTTCCAACATGGATTCAATATGACCTGCCATTACCTGTTTCTCTTGTGCGTTCATAAAATAAAAACACCCTTTCCTTTGCTATACATATAGTATAACATAGAATCGGGTGTTTGTCAACTACTTTATCTCAAATTATTAGCTGTATTTCTTAACTAACATTTTGTAGACCTTTTCTAAATGTTTCTTGTCTTTAGGATTTTCAACCTCATCTAGTAAGTGGATAAAAATTCGTGGTGAAGCTGTAACAACACCATCATTACCAGAAAGACGAACATCAACCACAAAACGATCTGCAAACAAATCTTGTAGACCTTTAAAAGTCCACTCTTCCAAGTTTTCAATCAAATCAATCTTGTAAAGTGACCGCTTGTTATATGGTTTCAATACCTCTTGGAATTCATCTGCGTGTAATACAAATTGTGCCAAGCCATGTTGTAAAGCATCCTCTACATATAACTTTAACAATTCTTTGAAATCCTTATAAAACTTATTCTTACTCTTACCTAAATCATAAAGAAATTTCGCATTAACTTTTGACATATAGATCATCTCCTATTATACCACACTTTCTCGTGTTTATCAATAATTTTCACCGAAAATTTGTTTAATTTCTTCAATTTTTGCATGAGGTGCTAAACGACCAAATGCTTGTTGTGCATCTCCAAATTTACTGAAAATACATGAAAAATCATACTCTCCATAACACCAGAGAGTTAAAAGGAAGCCTTTGTTTACTTCACTATCATTATAATACTCTTTAACTGCCGATAATCGAAGTGATGCCTTATTTTCAGACAAGTCAGTTGTCACTATCATTCCTTGTAAGTAGTAATCTCTACTGAACATCTTCAACCACCTCAAAATCCAGCATATCTAAAAATTCCATAGTGATACCAGACTTCATTGCCATATAGTACTCCATAATCATGAAATAATTATAGGACTTATATCTCATATGAATGTTGTCAGAGGTGTACACATCAATTCTGTAAAATATATCATCTTCATAATATGCGTCATACTTATGACATTTGGAAACTATAATCTTTGCCTTGTGGTTGGTGTTGGTGATTTCAACTTCACAGCTATAATAAGGTATAACGTACAATACGATCACCCCATTCTACAATTATATTATCATGTAACATTTCTAATTTGACATCAAATTCATCAGAAAAGTTATTCATCAATTCTGATTTAAGGATATTTACAAATGTTTGAGCATACGCACGATCACCACCAATTTCAGAAATTGGGAATTTATAAAAATAATTACCTTCTAAAGCACTTTCAGCAATTTGAATCACTAGTTTACGCAGGATTGAGGGATTACATTCATCTCTAACTTCTTCAGTGACCGCTCGCAATGAAGGTTTGATTGGCAATCCTAATAATCTTCGTAAAAAGTTTAACATTGCATCATCTCCACTCAATATACATCATCGTATATTCCCATCTCGCATATATGGAAAAAGAGTTGTCATATTCATCTTCCAATGCCTTTAACAACATACGTTTGAATATCATATATTTAGATTTGTCGTTGGGTTTAATAATACTTCGCAAATCTAATTCATAATAATCTTTACCCTTTACTGCTTCAATTAGAATTTCTTCAATAGCTTTGTCAATAAGTGGTTGGAACAAATTTTGTAAACCTTTATCTACAATCTCGTTTAAATTCTTCTTTTGCTTCTGCTCTTTTTGGATAACACTCTGTTCAGAAAGTCTATTCTCCTCTTTGAAATCTTTGTAGACTGTGTACATAGTAACCACTGTAAACCCTACTACAAAACTAATCACAAATGCTAACATTATCCACCTCTGCGTCTTGTGCAATCCGCTCCATGTGGTTGTTAATGAAGTTTATAGCTTTGGCAATACCTTGACTGTCTAGTGCAACTTTCAAATCATCCACCCACTCATTACCATCTTTGTAATACTCTGCATACACAACTACTTCCATGAGTGGTAAGCCATTCTTGTAGTTATTAAACATACTACCGTCCGTCAAACTAAACTTAATGGTAATGCAATTGTCTGTGTAGTCTGGGTGCCATTCATAGTAATGACCGTTGAAAATTTGTAATTCATCTTTATAAAACAATCCACTTAATACCGTTGCGTATGTTTCATAGCATAAATTATTCACAATGTCAACCAATTCTCGCCACGTAACTTGATTGGTATCTGTTTCCACCCTTAATGCTTCTTGGATGAATTCAACTAATTCTTCAGCTTCACCATATGTCAAATTGCAAATAGTAATTGGTGTATTTGGAATAACGATTTGTAAATCATAATAAGCTACTTTATCTACGGAAAATGAGTCATGTTCTACACTTTGATAATAACTATGTAGTGCACACGATTCAAGTTTATATCCCTTGATAGAATTGCGACCTACTAATATCTCATCTTCAATTACCACTCCATATTTCTTCATGTAAAATAAAGTAGTAATCATATCTTCTTGCTCTTCAACCCAATCACAAACATCCATAGCTGTTGCATCATAAGCATAATTTGCTTTATTTTGCAATATACTCTCAACAGAATGTACGATTTCAGTGAGGGAGCAATGTTCTCTACATAGAAACCAATTATAAATACTCTTTGGTACTTTAATTTTCTTCGTTTGCATATTTTCTACTCAACTCCACTAATGCACTCTCTGCGGCTAACAATACATTAAGGTAATGTTTTGTAGCACTCTTTCTACTCAACCCATGATCTTCCATCATCATTGCAATCATAGCTTGGTGACACCAAGTAGTTTCAATACGATGCAATAAGTCTTTCATAACGATATCTCTAAAACCTTTAGTTTTCATCAGTATAGACTTCCTTAATAGTATATTGTTTAACGATAAAGGCTTCTGCTTCTTCTTTGGTGTTGAATTTGATAGCGTCAAGAATATCAACCTCGTCAAAATTTTCGTCAAGGTATTCTGTATCAAAGTATTCTGTGCCAGTGAATGCAAGTACCACAAATTGCTTGTCAGTGGTCTTGGATTCATAACCATATTTATACACATCTGCTAAGAATAAGAATAAGTTGTTATATGATCCACTACCATTCATTAATTTTTGTACCCACAACGCTGTCAACACATCTGCATATTCTTCTTCGTCATAAGCACAACGGTCATGCCATTCCATATGAATATTTTGTAATGTGTTAAACACTTCACTTAATCCGTGGTGCAGGGAATCTTGTTTATCTAAGAAATCCTTAATATATGCTGATACTTGCAATTTTTGTTCTTTTGTCATCCTTACCACTCCTCATTCATCATTTCTCCCCAAATATTCTTAATAGCATTTCTCATATCTCTTATATGATTATACCATGCAAACCATTCTTTTATTTGATTAAATTTCTTCATGTTTACTATATCCCATCCATTGATCATATAGTCTTGATAAAGTCCATTTACCCAATCGACACAAATAAACATCTTCTACACTGTATAGGTCAACATCTGCATCTACACATTCATAAAGTAACCATGGTTCTTGCATGAATACATATAAATCATTTAACCATTCAAGAGCATCATCTTCTGTGGCATACTTATCTGTTTCCAGCCACATATGATAAGACGGGCTATACGCAGTGCGTGTTGGTTTGAATTTATCAATCTCATATTCAAATTCTGCAAAGAAGAATGGTTGCGGTGTATCGGATTGTCTGCCATCCTTGTGTGGGAAGCACATATACCAAACCCCAAATCGGACTAATGGAATTTCCTTAACAGAAAAGTTTAGGATTGCTAAATCCTCATCAAAACTTTCGCATAGCACCTTATAGTGAAACTCATTCTCTTCCAACCAATTAGTAATTCTCTTACAGAATTTATCCCATTGCTTTTGTTTCATGTTTGTTTACCACCATTACATATAATTGATTCATATACTCTGTGACACCTCGTGGCTCCTTATGACCGCTAGTAAATGTTTGAATCACCAAATTTGCAAACGATGTGGCTTGCTCATCAGTACCAAAGTAATAATATAAAGTATCTAACTCTTCATAGTCGATTGACACCATATACTCAAAATTGGATGCCCTTGGCAATTGCTTCATGACTCTATCATATACTATTGTGTCTTGGTATTTAGTTTTAACTACTGATTTTAATTTCATAATTTACAATCCCTTAGAATTCTAATTAATTTATATAGTACTTTGATTATCTGTCTACCCTTTTCTACCTCAATGGGTTCTTCCGACCTTGTAAATCTTCTCAAAACATCATTAGAGAAAATACTAGCACTATAATTGGTATTGAATGGAAATATCATCTTCTCTCCATCGTACACAATAGACACCTCATATGAAACATGGTATCGTTTCTTAGTAGACTTATACTGACTCTTAACCAATGTTTGTAAACTCATATTCATCTTCCTTTCTAATGTACGTTTACACCGTCAATATCAACTTGTGCAATTTTCGCTACAGCGTCATCATGCCACTCGCCACTAGCGACAATGATATATTCATTATCCTCGTCAATTAGCACGTCCATTGGTTTCGACAAAAATTCTTCAAATGTCATATCTTCCGCAAAAGAATGTTCGTACATATCTTTTACATAGTGCATAATACTTAATTCTAGGTGAATGAGTTTTACATTTTCTATAATCTCTTCTCGTGTATAATATTGCTTCATGGTTATTTCTCCTTTTTGTTACTTTCCTTAACTTATATACCAATTATAACACAAAAAGCCTATTATGTCAATAGGCTTTCATCATATTTTTTACTTTTTTCAATCATTTCATTCACTTCAACAAGAAAAGCATTCACACCGTCCTTGGTGCACACATACTCTCTCTTATATCTCTTCATAGGACATTGCCACTCACCATCAATAAACTCATGATCTTCTCCAAATCTTGCATAGATATAGAAAAGTGGTTCACCATTAGCAATTCTTGTATAGACATCTTTGTATGGTTTAATATCCCAATATACACGACCATGTGACATATTCAAATTATACCATGAGTCATCATACCATTTGGGTGTCCAATCAATTTTCTCACGTATAGAGTATTGAGTGTATGTTTTACAATTGCGAAGTAAGTGGTGCATCTGTTGAGGGGTTAAAGGGAAGCGACCATCCATACGGCTTACTTCAGAAATCATATCAACTGCAAATTGTAAATCTCCCTTTCTAGCTTCTGATGAATGATATTGCTCACCGTTTTTGAACATTAATACAAAATCATAATAACAGTCTTTGTCATTAGTCTTTTCAACAAGTTGAGCATAATCTCCACTCAAGTCATAAGTTTCGTAGTCTAGAAGTTGCTTATAAAGGTAGATTTCTGTAATTTCACTTAAATCCCATTTCTCTTCTACCATTGGTCTACCCTCTCCCCTACATCATGAACATAATCTCTTTCATAACCCTCTAGCACTTTATCACCGTTCGGCATAATATAATAAGTATCATATTCATATATTTCTTCACCTTGATAATCATGGCCAATTATTTTTTCTTCCCTAGGCTCCAAGGGAATACCCATGCTGTCGTACATTAAAAAACCTCGTAACTCTTATAATTGATCAAATGCTTTTCTTAATATCTTCAAGCGACAAAGACAAACCATCGACTTCTACTGTAATCCAATCTCCACCGATTTCCACTCTATATTGAATATCTCCATGCTCATTGTATTCTGGTATAATATCTGTAATCGTACAACCATAAAGCACTTCACCTAGCAATCCAGAACCGTAAATGCTATATGATAATTCAATCAAAAGTCCAGTCTTATCATAGTCATCATTATAAAACTCTGTATCTAATAGGAGTCTAAGGAATCCAAGGTGATTGTAAGTTTTAGGATTAAGTGGAAGTATATATGTCCAACTATTAGTCAATGTAAGGATCAAACAATTATCTTCAGTTTTGACAGAATCAATCATGCTAAAAATATCTAACATCTTATAACTCCTCACCCTCTAACGCTTCTTTAATAAACTCCAAGTTTAAAAAATCTGTAACAATATTAGTCATATATTCTTCACCATCTACCCATACAGAATAAGTAATTTCACCATTCTCATATTGAGGTGTGATAGTTAAAATTTCACGCTCATCACCAAATTTAAACCCAAGTAAATTCGATGCAATCACTTTGTATGAAGCCTTAATAAGTTGATACACGACCTCATAATCGTCATAAAATTCTACATTATGCAAAATGCCATACATATGCAAATCACAATAAGGGATTCTCTCATCTGCAAAGACATAATATTCCCAACCATTATGCAAGGTAATTGTCATTTTATCTCCCTTATGAGAAATTGTGTCAATCATATCTTTAATGCTTTTCAAAGTAACCACCCTCTTTTAATTTTGCATGAACCTTTTCTTTCACCTCATCAAAATTGAGGTTGTCAATTTCTACTCCACTAATATACTCATTGTTGTGATACCATACAGCATATCTGATATTACCACTCTCTTCATAATAAACAGGGTAAATATCAGTTACGAAAAATTCATCAACATCTAAATAAACACCGATCAAATTGGAAACCAAAATGTCATAACAGGCTTGAATTTTCTTAGCTAAGGCATCATGCGGCTCGGATGGAAAATGTTCACAGTCATGTAATCTTCCCCACATTTGTGGAATAAGATTGTTGACTTTATCAGTTAAGATGATAGGTATAACCAACCCATCTTTTAACTTAACCTTTAGTGTATTTAATGAAACCTTTAATTCACTTACAACGTTACTTGCTAAACACATTTACATCACCACATCAACTTTCCTGCTTTAATATTATCATTAATTGAATCTAAACTCAAAGAAGAAATAAAGTTACTCCAAGTGTCAAATTCATTATTTTGCACTAATACTATATATTGAATCTCATTTGATACTTCATTGTAATGAGGAATAACCTCTACAATCATATATTCATAATCATCAGTATAAAGACCAATTAAATTTGAACGACCAATCTCATAGCAACAATTAATAATGTCTTTCATTACATTATAATCATTTGGACAAGTGATTGAATAAAGTCTGCTCCACATCTGCTGAATGAAGTTGGTGTAATTGTCATCAAGAAACAAATCAATGTGAATCTTCATTCCACTTTTCAATGTTACGACCAATGTATCATAAACAATCACCATCTCTTTGATAGCTTTTCTAATTTCAATCATTAGCATTCACCTTACATCACTTGATCTAATTTATATTGAATGACTTCAATCATTGGAACATCAATGTGGAATCCAATTTCACGTCCTCATCTCTTAGAATAACGGTATATCTCAATTCATTGTCATAGTAAAAGGGGACAATGCGTAAAATTTTGACAAACCTCTTGAACATATAAGTGTTACCCATCAATTTTGATTTAGCAACAATGTAAGCACCTTGCACTAATTTCTCAAGAATTTGATAATCATACGTTTCGTCAACATGATTCAACACCTCTAGAACCTTATCAATATCACCACTTGTAAAATCCTTGTCTACGGTAATATCTACTTCCATATCATTTGCCAAGTCAATGTGAAGGATATTATTTCTTTCAATAACTGCTTTTGTAACTAATTCACCAATTGCCATAATTTACACCTCATTTATTTTTGATTAATTTTACTAATTTTAACCAAATCATGATAAATCTCTGATTTGTCCAATGTCTTATAAACTTCAGTAGTCATACCAATTCTATCTGATGAGAATACAACACGATATGCGGAAATATTAGGGTCATATCTCATATCGGAAACTCTCCAACCTAAGTATTTCACCAAGAATTTTATCTGATTGAATGCTGTAAAACTCTTCTAGCACATTTTCATCATTGTCGTATGGTTCCCAATAATCTAAATACTCACGTATAGAATAAACAAATTCATTCATATCATGCTCTGACATGAATCTATACACTTTACGTTCATCATTATTGAAATAAACAACCACCATATAACCTGTAATAGTTTGTGTATAGTCGTATGTATAGCCATCTATAACCTCTTGAGTAACATGAGTGACTATCGTTTCTACATTGTTAATCTTTCGACCCATATTTAACCTTCTCTACACTCTTTAGTAATTTCTTTACCTTCTTAAATGCTTGTCGGTAGTGGAAACCCAAACCAAAGTAACTAGTAATCAATCTTGGATCATGAGCATCATCAAAGTGACCGTACACCTTATATGTAGTCACACGATATTCTGTTTGTTGTTGGAATAAACCTAACTCCATACTCAAATCAAGAAAGTTCGCTTCCCATTTTGTAACAGTCGCTCGACTGACTAATTCATCTTCATTCCACAAATCTACCGTTTGCAAGTTCCATTTATTTACCTCATAAAACTTGTCGGTAACATACCCGATGAAAAGTGCATAGTTATATTGCCAACGACCTGCCAACACCATTGCAAAAAATTCAAATGCAAGCAGAAATAATGAATCTAAATTAAGACCATGTAATAAAATCTGCGTACCCCACAACCCCAATAATATCAATACGGCAATTTGATACCATCTGAAAATCTTATCCGTTAGTAGTGTTCGTACTGCCCAATAGAATGATGCTCTATCTTGTTTGTTAAACATGATTACCAAACTCCTTCATACTCTCACATAGTTTGTTCCATTTTTCATTAAAATCCGATTGAAATTCCTTTGCACCTTTTGTACTCGTTAATTCTACATATTGACTAAAGTCTTTGTGGTAACGTTCCAAAGCTGATTCTAAGAATTTAATTCGTAAAACCGTAGGAATAATATAAAGAACCAACGCTACAATCACCATTAACAGAACAGCAATTACATCCTCATTATTCATAACAATCATCCTTTCATTCATTGTATATTCATTATACTACATTAATCAATATATGTCAATAGAAATCTATAAAACTTCTCCAATTCTTCTGACAACCTCTGTTACAAGTGCATTACCCATAAAGAACATACGTGAACGGTCTGAAACTTCTTCAATACCCTCTTCAGTTTTCTTATACTTAGTCCAATCATCATCAAACCCCTGCAATCGTTCTGCTTCAACAGGTGTTAAAAATCTATATTTATCACCAATCTTCAATAAGTGCGTGGATCTGTTAACAGAACCCTCTGAAGTTAACATTGTTCTTGCAGGCAAATCAAATGAATCGTAAGGGGACATTCCACCTTCTGAATAAACATATTTATGACCGTCTGCATTTACACGCTCAATCTTCTTTGCACCTCGAAGATAATTGAATTTCTCAATCTTCTTGTTATCAGTGATAAAGTATTTCTCATCTACCTCTTCTTGTACAATTTGACCTAATGTAATAGGCTCCTCAAGAATTGGATTGACCTTATAAGTAGTATAAACACCGTCAATCATATACCCATAATTGTAAAATTGCCCTCTAAATGAAGATGAAACTTCTGCAATATCGACTGACACATTGCCTTGAATTGGAACATATTCTTCATCTTGAATTGGAAATGCCTTATTCAATGTAGATTGAAAAGGTTCCTTCACTAAGTCATTTCTTGTGCAAAGAATAAATACTCTACGTCTACGTTGACACCAGCCATATTCAGATGCGTTAATCACTCGCCACTCAACAGAATATCCTAAAGAATAGAAAGTTGAAAGCATAATAGCAAAGTCACGACCACGTTGTTTAGAGGGTGCGATTAGTAATCTATCTACATTCTCAAGTAGAAGGTGTTTAGGTTTGATTACGCTAGTTGCTCTAGCAATTTCCCAAAACAAGACACCTTTCTTTCCTTCAATACCCAACTCATTCTTTTTAGATCTCGCAACAGAATAGTCTTGACAAGGAAATCCACCAACAATAATATCTGCATCCATTTTCGCAAACTGCTCATTAGTAATTTCTGCAATGTCAATGTTGAGATTTTCACTTTGTAGATAGTGGTAGTCATAAACTTGGAAGGCTTCTTGCTTCTTCTTATTAGGTTCATATTGGTTTGCCCATAGTGTTTCAAAAAGATTGTTCTTACACTTTTCTAAGCCAACTCGGAACCCCCCCCCCACTCCAGCGAACAGTTCTAAAACTTTAAATTTAGACATCAAAAATCCCCTTTCATATTATACTCTTATAGTATAACATAAATAAGGGGATTTGTCAATGATTATTTAGTTTTCACTTGATCAAAATATGTGGTAAGTTTCAAGTCGTATAAAGCATAATCAATACTTGTTTGAAAATCATACTCTCCTAACAATGAGGATAACATATCGAAAATATCTTCACGGAATTTTTCATCATCATATCCATTGTTAAACCTGCCATGTGTTGCACGTAAAGTATCTAATACAATCATACCACAATACAATAATGCTTTATTTCTGTATAAATCTTCTGCATAGTTTGGTTCACCATCAGTTTCCTCAAGAATATCACCAACTCTAATTTTCATCAACACCGCTGTTAATAATTCAGTTGTGTAGGTAACATCTCCATACAATAACTTAGCTTGATCCTTTGTCATATTATCTAAGTCATAGTACTTCTTCAACTCTTCTGTTGTTTTATCAATAATTTCTTGATATTTACTCATGTTAGACCATCTTCTTTCCTTGATTTAATGTTTCGGTGAAATATTTCATATCATCTTCTGTTGCAAGTCTATATTCTACAATTGTATTATCTCCCTTTAACTTATGGAAGTTTACACCTTTTGTATTTTTTGAATCTTTACTTGTCACAAAACTTGTATTGCGGACAACTGCCTTACCATCTGAAGTAATAGACATCAAATTAATATCCTCTGTCAAAGGATATACAAAGATTAAATCTTTACTTGCCACTGCCTTAGTTAGCTTGGTTCGGTTGGTTTTAGTTCTATATGATTCTACATCCACTTTCGCAACTTTACCATCTGCAAATCCAAACAGAATAGACTTTACATCTTGTCCAAGTGGCACAACACCTTTAACAGTTTCATCTCCACTAACAATGTTTTGTGCGTAAACACCTAAATCACTCAATTTGCAATCAGTTAAGTTAGTATTCAATACTTTATAAGCGTTGTATTGATCTGTAAAGAGTAGTGTTTCTTCACTATTCACGGACTCAACTTCATGAGCAATGAAGTCACCTTCTTTTAGCTTGTGTTCACCATTCCCTCTTAATGAGGTTAAAGGTACTTTCTTGATATACAAATCGTTAGTGACATACACCTTGACATTATAATCGTTTACAACTGTCTTAGCTGCACTACCTTGATATGATTCAAAGACATCTACGATTTCTGTTTGTCGTGGAATGTAAAACTTGTCAACAACCTCATCTAAACCCTTCATAATTTCCTTGGCAATGAGTTTTTTGCTGTTTAAAATCTTAGTTTTATCATCCAACTTTTCTTCAAGTCCCTCGATTTTAGCCACCATTTTAGCCATATACGTGCGATTTAGCTGACTTAGAGGACGATTAATGATAAATGTTGCCTGCTCCTCGTTAAACGCAAAGGAAGCCATGATTTTGCCTAATAATTTTGACTCATCTGATTTTTTGATAAGGTCTGTAATCTCATCAATGATTCCGTGAGCCTTTCTCATACCATAAAGTAAATTCAACTCTTTTTCAATTTCATCAATCTCAAATTGAATAATGTGCTGAATAGTCTTAGCACGAAAGGCAATCCACTCTTTGATTACATCATCTGTACCATATTGTTTAGGACAATTATCTTTATCTAAAACATATAAGTTGACAGGGAAAGTTTTTTCTAATTCTGTTTTAGCATATAGAAACTTCATCAAATCATCTTTGTCTACATACTTCTTACAAGTAATCTTTAAGTCAAAACCGTCAACACCGCAATCGTCATTGACATACACGATACCACCGACTTCTTTCTTGTTGACTAAATCAATAATGCGATTGATAATACTTTCAACTTTTGCACCGTATGGTAATGATCTTACATGAATATCATTTCCATCCACGGTGTAGGTTGCTCTTAATTTATAAGACCCTCTACCGCTAGTCTTTACCGATTCTGCTACTGCTTTATCACGCAAAACTAATCCACCTGTTGCAAAAGTAGGGTACATCAATTCAGTGGGTTTGTTGTGAAGAATATTCTTCACATTATTTACAATATCTTTCAAGTCAAAGGAAGGGATGTTTGTGGCGATACCACTAGCAATACCCTTATTTGCATTGGCTAGAATTAGTGGAAATTGTGCTGGTAATACAATTGGCTCTACTGTTTTTTCATCATAGGTTGGTGTAAACTTCACTGCATTCTGCTTTAAACCATATGTTAAGTAATTGGAAATCTCTGCCAATCGACATTCTAAATACCGTGCACTACCACCGTTATCTTCATTACTTGTAATAGTTCCGTATGCACCTTGACCGTCAACCAATTTATATACAACACTATCATTACCAAGACGCTTCAATGCTTCTTCAACTGAAGAATCACCGTGAGGTGTATATGCCATAACACCACCAACTGCATTGATATTCTTCACACGATATTTATTATGTAATAATCCATTTTTAAACATGGAATAAATAATTCTACGTTGTGAAACCTTCAAACCATCTGTCAATGAAGGGATTGCACGGTCAGTGATTGTATATCTACTGAAACTTACCGCTTTCTCTTCAATTAAACTTTTTAATTCTTCTTTTTTCTGCATCATACTCTCCTCTATACAATCTCAATTGATTCAAAAGTGGATAGAATATATTCTTTACGTGGTTCTACATCTTTACCCATGAACAAATTAAGTAATTCAATTGATTCACGTTCGTCATCAACCCTAATTTCAATAGTATTGTTATGTTCTCTAGACATTGCCATTGCAATACCTTCTGGTGATAACTCCGCTAAACCCTTGATATAACCAATTTCATACTTGGTATTTTTGAGTTCTTTCTTGACTTTTTCAAGGTCTTTATCGGTCATTGCATAGCGTACATCTGATAAAGTTTTCACCATATATTTAGGTGTAATACCTAATTTAACACGACCTTCACGAATTAATGTAGGTGATAATCTCCAAAACATTGCTAATAGCAATGGTAGAATGGATCCAACTCCATCCTCATCAGCATCCACATAAATCTCAATATTTGGAAAGTTTAATTTACTAATGTCAAAGGTATGAGTCTTACTTCCCACTTTACCAACTTCCATACCACAACCCAATACTTTATAAATATTGACAATTACTTCATTTCTGAAAATCTCATCAATACTTGCCTTAAAGCAATTCAATACTTTACCACGAATAGGAAAAATAGCATGATACTTAGTTCGACCAATACGCAAGCTAGACAAGGCAGACTTACCTTCACAAATTGCTAATACGTGTTTGTCTTTTTCTTCACGGTCAGCACAATTGATAAACCCATCAACACGCAAACTAGCACTCATTGAAGTAATATCTGCTTGAAGTTTCTTCTGAACATTAACCCTTGTCTTTTCTGCCTTCTCTCTTGCACGTTTATTAACTAATACTTGTTGGCAAATAGCCATAGCATAGTCTTGATTTTCTACCAAGAAAATAGTCAAGTTCTCTTTCAACAACTCTGCTAATTTATCCTTAACAAATTTGTTTGTGATAGCAAATTTAGTTTGGTTCTTATAGGACACTGCTGTTGAGTAGGTGTTGGTAACAACAATCAAACTGTCTTGAATATCATCAAAGGATAACTTCTCTTCATTCTTATTATATAATCCAAATTCAGTAATCTTATTATGTAAGACTGCTGTAAATGCTTGTTTCACTGCATCATACGGTGCTCCACCATCTTTCAAATAAGATGAGTTATGGAAGTTTTCAATACGTGCGTGTTTATTGTTAAAAGCATAAGCAAATTCATATTTTGAGCGATATTCTGGTTTCAACTCTGCATCACGACCGATAAATTCACCGCTCTGATAATGCACTTGAGGAGTAATTCCATCAATATTAAGAGTTTCCATATAGTCTTGAATACCATTCTCAAAACAGAATGTTTCTTCTTTACCTTTATAATTCAATGTAAGTGTTAAACCTGCATTGACAATTGCTTGTTCTTTAAGGTAATTAGTAAACCAATCATGAGGAAAATCATTTTCATCAAACACTGTCAAATCTGGAATCCAAGAAACAGTTGTAGAAGTTTGTTCTACATTTGTCTTATTCTTCTTGACTTCTTCATATAATGGTAAGCCTTCCTTCCACTCCATGACATATTCATAGCCATCACGAATAGAAACTACTCTAGCATAAGATGATGAAAGAATGCTTAGTGCGGCCCCAATACCATTTAAGCCAATAGCATAGTCATAGCCTGTACCCTCTTTTTCTTGTACAGACCCTTTACCACCTGCATTTAATTCCATAAAGATTAATTCATAGTTGTAGGCTTGTTCATTTTCGTTCCAATCCATTGGAACACCTCTACCATTATCAGTAACAGTAATCATGCCATCTTTACCATATGACACATGAACAATCTTGCCATACCCTGCCTTGAATTCATCAATAGCATTAGATACAATCTCATGAACAGTGTGGAATGCACCACGTTTATCTGAACCGCCTGCATAGTTAAACACATTGGCTCTGACCGCTTCGTGATGAGATTTCCGTCTAATGCTTTCATTTCCGTAACTCATAACATTCTCCTTTTCATTAGTATAATAGCATTATATCACAAATATTTATTTTTGTCAATAGAAAAAGAAGGGTTTTGACACCCTTCTTGGTTTATTATTGGATTTGACTGTTAATTTATCAAATAAAGGAAATGTAACTAACAGAAAACAAAAAGAAAAAGAGAAACAAAGGAAGCACATTTGTCAAATCCAATACTAGAAATATCAAAAATAAGATTGCAATACAATGGTAAGCACACCCATTAGGCGGTTTGCAATCTGTGGACGCTAAGGTCTGCGAATCATACTTTTACCACCTATAAAGTATGACCTCATAATGTTGTGAATGTATGGGGCTATACCCCGAATAAACGCAAACTTACTAGCCCCTAGGACAGTATCTCAAATTCACAACATGATTTACTAACAAAACTTCACTTTGTTAGGGCTAATGGAGATTTTGTCTAGGATCTCTCAAACCTCTCCATGTGAGTATGGAGCCTACTCGATTATAGGATTTACGCAATGTGTGCATACATTGCTACAAGGACACTAGGACTCGAACCTAGAACAATTGGGTTGGAGCCAATTATTTTGCCAATTAAACTATATCCTTAACACTCTAAGATGTGAGGAATTATCCACTTTGTCGCTCTTGTTGAAATTAAATTTCATCTTTAGTAACAACATCTTAGAATAAGCAATCCACTGGAATAAGAGTAGCGGTTTGCTATTAATTCATATCTTTATAGCAGGCTTATTCCAATCCCGACATTAGGTGATATGATGACCTTACACTTCCACTAGGAATCGAACCTAGATACATAGCTTAGAAGGCTACTGCATTGTCCATTATGCTATGGAAGCATTATTTGATTATATATGTATTATAACATATATTTCTCTTGGTGTCAAGAGGTATTTAAAACTTTTTTTGAAAAAGTTTAAAGCGTATTGAGGAATCGAACCTCAATGACTAGAACCATCTACGCTCCAACACTTTAACGTTAGTGTCATACGAGATACTTGGATAACCTCCTCATCAGTTGGTGTGTTTCAAAGCGGTTATCTCCTTTCTATATGTATATTATATCATATTATACATATCAAGTCAAGAGAAATCTTAGAATTTACCTACAATTTTACCTGTTGCTTTTTCGATGAGTGATCCATCTTCAGCAACTGTAATTTCAGTATTTTCTAACATTTCACCATCAGCATTAACATAATAAAGTCTGCCATCTTCACCTGCAACAAATTCTTTAGAGGACAATTGACCGTCATCTTTGAGGTGATACCATTTTTCATTAAGTTTATGCCAACCTGTACGCATCCGACCATCTTCATCGAATAAGTACCACTTGCCATCTTTTTCAGCCCATTCATTAATATAAATGTAGCCTTTTTCGTTGAATAAGTACCAAGCACTATTGATTTTCTTCCAAGCGTCTTTGACATATTCACCGTTTTCTACATACCACCAACCATACTCATCTTGATGCCAACCTTCAGCATATTTAGCAGATGGTACGGTTACTTCACCCTTCATGATTGCAGAAACTCTTGATTGAACTTCGTTATAGTTATAACCAGCTTTTTCAAGTTGAGTCTTACGGTATTCACCGTTACCCCATTTACCTGCAATAACTTCTCTTGCAATCGCATCAGTGTTTGAGTTTGTAGATGTTGGTGTGTAATCAGCAACAACAGCATCAGTTGGTAGATAATCTTTCTGTGGAATAGGCTTCTTACCTGTTAAAACATCAGTCCAGAATTGAATTCTTGAAACAAAATAACGTTTCAATAGCATTTGGTTAGCAGATGAATTAGCAGTGCCTTGTCCAACGTGAATGTCCCAAGATCTGTGAGGACAGCTTGTAGAAGTAAATTCACGGTGAAGTCTTACAGTGTCAGTATTAACTGGCAGATTGTAATAAAGCAAATCTTCAGCCGCTTGGATGAATACAACCTCTTCATTTCTCAAGAATTGATTGTAAGATGCGGTTAAGGATTGGTCTACTTCAAAACCGATTAGATAGAAGTTACCAAAGTTACCATTATTATAATCACCTGCGTGATAAGCCCAATCAGTAGTTGGAACCGCTCTAAGCATACAAGCAGTATCACCATAATAGTGAGCATAACCTAATTCTGGATTAGGAATTCTTGCACTAGATAACCATGACTTATATCCAAAACCATTAGCAGAACCATAGTCATTATGGATAATTACCCCTTTAGGATTAGCACCTCTTCTACCAGCAGTGCCAGGCACTCCAGAGAAACCATCCCAATTGACTGTTTGTGTACCGTAAACTTGCTTCATAACAGATTCAGCAGATAGTACCATAAATTAGCCCCTTTCATATTTAGGATAATTATATTATATCATGAATAAATATAAAAAGCTAATTTTATAGTACTAAATTTTTGACTTGGACTCTATCATGCCTTATTTCGCCAAAAAAGGGGCATATTAGCCCCTCTACTTAGTTTTTGATTTTTTGTCCTTGCTTTTCTTTTCTGCGAGGTCACGTTTGAGTTGTTCAGCTTGTTTTTTGCCGTCTACCTCAATACGGTTGATTGCTTTAGCCCAAGCACGTCTAGTTTTCTTATCAAAAATTGACATCTTAAATTCTCCTTTAACCCTCTAAAATTGGATAATGAACACCATCTACAATGACTGATACTACTGCACCACTTTCACTTTCGTGTTCATAACCAATGTAAAACTCTACTTCACAAATTTTGTATTCACCATTGTATAGGTTCATAATAGTGTACGCTTCATAATCATAATAGCCATGAGGAACGCTATCAGCAAAATCTTCAAACACAACATCTGTTACATTTACAAATACATCACATTGTGTCAAGTCGAAAGTTGCCACCGCATTTTCATGACCTTCACTCTTGCCAAATTCTACTCTAGTTTCATCATCAAGAATGAGATAACCCTTCCCAAACCCAATAATGAAGCGGTTTTGGAATAGATAGAATAAATCATCTCTATCACCATAATTTGGATTGCGTAAGTGACATTTCATATCCTTTGACATTAGACTTCTTCCTTTCATTCATTATGGTATAATTATACCATATAAATCATTGATTGTCAATGGTTTTAAACGATTTTATATGTAATCTTCTTACCAAAAATCTTGTCTAATTTGAAAGTTTTTTTCAAGTCCTTCAACGTGTGTTTAATTCCATCTTTCTCAAATACCTCACCGTCAATCATGAAAATAAATCCATTCTCTGCGGTGGTCTTGAATGCTTTAGTGAAGGTGAATCCAATACCTTGGACCGCATAGTTTAGCCCAAGGTACTCTCCTTTTTCATTAACTAACTGTACTAGTATAGCACCGTCTTTTCGACTGTACTGCAACCCGTTGTGTTTAAATTCTGTTTGTAATAAGTGCATATTAATATTAATTCTCCTTATGAATATCCTCAATAATAATTTGATTGGTAATGGTGGTAACTTTGGTCTTAAAGTTATAGAATACATTAATGTTAGGTGTACCAATAACTGAAACCTCATCAAATGTATCTACATCATCGTACCATGATTCACTAACTTTGAATTTGATTAGAACTAATTCATTGTCAAGAGTGAACTTAACTGTTTCCTTAGTTTGACCTAATACTGCACGATCTTCTACGACATTCTGACGAACTAAGACTTTCACCTCTGGGAATCCATTACCTGTAATCTTATTGATATTTTGAATTTCAGCAAAGTCAATACCAATCTCTTCATGTGGTACAATCTCAATATCATAAATTAATTCAGTCATGGTTTGTTTGTCTAAATCAATATTCTCATTAAAGTGTTCAATCACTTCATTTAACTTATCTTTAGGAAATTCAATGCCGTGTGACTGTTCGTGACCCTTGGTAACAACATAATCCAATTCAGATAAAATAGTACGTGTCTTAATATCGCCATATGATCTACCACTGCCCATGTATAAATCACCGCAATCTCTTACAACGAAACATGGTCTTTGGAATTCTTGTGCCAAGTTTTGTGCCACAATACCGCTATACCCCTTTGGAGCATCATTGTCTACTACAATTAGCACTTTGTTTGACAAATCAGCTTCCATTTTGTATTTATCAACTAATTCTTGTCGCACTTCACGTTGTTTCTTATTGAGTTTGTCCATAGCTAATCGCAATGGTTTAGCATCTTTATCATCTTCAACTAGGAAAATTTCAATTGCCAACTCAATTTGACCCATACGTGATGCACCGTTTAGCAATGGAGCAACACTAAAACCAATATCTTTTGTACAATAATAATCTACATTTACCTTTGCACCTTTAAGAATACGTGTTAAACCAATGTTTTTAACATTCAACAATCCTTCAGATACATAATATCTATTTTCTAATGAAGCCATATTCATGACATCACCTACAAGTCCAACTGCCACAAGGTCTAAGAATTGAGTTGCCAACTCTAATTCATAGGCATCGTCTAAAGCTCTGATAAACTTGTACACAACCCCTGCACCACTCAAATCTTTATTTTCGTAAGTGTCACCGCTTTGATGTGGATTAACAAGAGTCACTGCTTCAAATTCATTTAGTTTAGTTTCAGCTTCCTCATCTTCAAATTGGTGGTGATCAAGAATGATAATTTTCAAATCTTCATTCATTTTCAAGACTTCTTCAATACCTTTAATATCACTTGAAGAACTATCTACAATGATTAGCAAATCAGCATCAGTAATGAGTTGTCTATTCTTTGCATTCAATTCTTTTCTAGCTTCATCTGTAACATCTTGTTTGATTTGTGTTGAGATACCATGCCCATCTTCACGTTGTGAATAGGTGTATGATACATTAAATTCAGCACCATAATGTTTAGCAAATTCACGTAAGTAGTTGTGCATAACTGCTAATGAGGTGATACCGTCCGCATCTGGATCTCCTGCAATTACAATGTTACACCCATTGAAAATCGTTGTTTGAAATACTTCAACCGCCTTTTCACTGTTTTTCAATCCTTGCCATGGTAACTCATTGGTAATATCGGGCATTAAGAAATTGTCAATTTCATCTTCATCATACCCTCTAATCTTCATAATCTTATCTAAAACAGAATCATTTTTACGTGGTTTAATAATTGCTGTCCGTGGCTTCCAAATATATCCCATAAATTAATCCCTTTCAATTTCAAATTGACACTCTCTATATAACTTCTTCCAAACCTTGATACCTTCATCAATTGGTGCAGATTTTTCAGACAACAACTCTTCTGTATCATAGATATAAGAAACCTCTCTACCTCTGATTTTCAATCCTGTTTTGTGGATTTCCTCTGGAGTCTTGTCAGAGTCATAAGCTAAAACAAATTTAATATCTAAACCTAGTGATAATAATGTATGCAATTGTACATCAGTAAGGTCTGAAGAACCTAAAGCCACAACATTGTAAATACCATGCTCATAGAATTTCATACATGATTTTTCACCTTCAACAATGATTACTTCCTTCTGTTTCTTAATATGTGGTTCAGCAATCCATAAGTTGAATAACTCATAGGATTGATTGCACTTGAATAGAAACATATATTTAGAATTGCTCTCATTGTCGTGAAAAATTCTCCCTTTTACTCCTACCAACTGCCCAAAACGATTGCGTAAAGGCACGGTAATTCGACCTGTCATGAGGTCAAATCCTATGTCATATTTACGTTGTGTGGCTTCAGATATTCCTTCATTAGCCCATAATACATTTCCTTTTTGTATGAAATTATTAGTCAAGACATTCTCATTGATGATCTTATTAACTCTAACTCTGCGTACAATGTTCGTATGCTTTGACTTTAATTTCTGTAAAAATCTGCGTTTGTCATTCTTAAAACCCTTTGATGACTCTTTGATTTCCCAACCAAATAGGTCACAAATATAGTCTTTAGCATTGACAATATCATGTTGTAAGGCATCAGTATCAATATCAAAATATATGAATGAAACAAGATTGAAAATGTCACCTTCAAAATCCGAACGATTACGTATTTTACAAGACAAATTCTTCGTGTTTTTAACCTGCACTGCACGTTTATTATCGGATGCAAACTTATCGGGTAATTGTGCCACAATCAAGCGTCCTTGTTGTTCGACTCTCACATTCTGACATCCAATACCTTCTAATAAATCTTCAATCTTGCCCTCTTCATAAATTCTATCTTTAACTACTGATAATTCACTCATGATCCACCTCTAGAATGAACGGTGAATTTTGGCATAACCAATTTCATAGAATGAGTTATAGTTAAAGTTTGGTTGTAGTATAATACAATCCTGTCCTGTATCAGTGTTTGCCCCTTGCCTGTTCTTAGGAATGAACAACACATAGTAGGTCTTATCTTCATCTAAAGTAACGATTTCTTTTGTAGGTTGTTTCCCAAGTCCTCTGACCCATCTATAAACTTCCAATTTCTCATATTCATCTGCAAAGAATGGTCTAAACATTAGTAAAGTACTAGCTTCATTCTTCATAGCTTTACCTTCACCAATTGCATCAAAACTCAAAAACTTATGACTCACATAGGCATCTGCTAATTGGATTGATAGAACTGTTCTAAGATTAAATCCACCTGCTTCAGCCCTAGTCATCTTATAAATCTCTTTAGTAGACTCAACAAATGCTTCCCAACGTGTGTTCTCTCTATAACCGTCTGGCACTTTATGAGTATCGACAATCAAATTAACATACCCTTGAGTTGCATAGAATCGGATAATGTCTTTTAATTCAGTAATTTTATATTGTTCCATATAAACTACTTTAATCTTAGACTCATCATCATCAGTTAACTCTTTGTACTTCTCCCAACCTTTAATTAATAACTCTCTTTCGTCCTCACTTAAAGATTGAGGTGATAACATTTTCTTACGTGAGAAGCCTTTAGCATCAATAGCTTGTAACTCTTCTTTCATTTCATGGTTTAAAATTGAAAGAATCAAACGATTTCTAAATGCCTTTGCAGGCTCTTCATTCAACACAATCAAGGTCTTATCACCCGATTTTAGCATTGACATTAGGATCTTATCAATGATGAATGAGGATTTACCAGAGTTACCAAAACCACCTACAATCGTAACTTCACCTCTAGGAATGCCCTGCACCACATTATTTAAGTAGTATGAGGAGTAGAATGGTAACAACTCTGAATTGTCGCTCTCAAGGTCTTGTAAGAATTGTTCACCATCTACATACAAATCTTCAGTTGCATAACTCTTACCTAAGTTTAAGGTTGCAAGACTTGATTTCGCTTGCCAATAAGCGGTCAATTCATCAACTGTCATATCCTTGAAGCTGTATTTTTCAGTATCAGTAACCACCTTCTCACCATACAATTCAAATAAATTGATAATCAATCTATTCTTCATGAGTTTTTCAAAGTACAATTCAGCATTCATTTCCCCTGCTTGTACAATTGACATCAAATCGGTAAGAACTTCCCAACCGCCATTCTTTTCAAAATCCTTTTCAATACCCTTTTCCTCTAAAAAGATATTGACAGTAATATCATCTAGTTGTTTAGCACCATCTTCAATAATGCGTTTACCTAGTTGGAACATGAATGCCCAATTTTTATGTAAAAAGTCTTTATAATTAATCTTTTCAGCATATTCATAGTACTTAACAATATTAGACCATAGGATGCCTACCAAGTATGCTTCACTAGCTTCTGCTAATGATTTGATCTGATCAATCTCTGGATGAGTTACCTTATCCTTTTTTCGTTTTGCTACCAATCCATGTCACCGCCTACTTCTTCCTCTACATCAAGGAATTTACTTACATCAGTTGTTTTTGAAATAGTCTTATCTTCATGAGTCTTGTACACCGTGGTATCTTTTGCCACTCTTGATCTACGTTTCTCTGATGATTTTTCATTTCTCATTCTTTTTAAAGTTTTAGGTAAATAGTTTAGCAATACAATTAAGATATATTTAAACTCACCTGCCACATCTTGAAACCCTTTATCACGTTGAATCTTTCTAATGCGTTCGCTCTGCTCTTTGTAACACTGCTTGATTACTTCATAAGGCACTCCATTAGCTAACCTCTTAGTTAGTTTAGTATTGTCAAAGGGTTTTCTACCTGCGTTTAAATTTCTAAAGGCTGTATAAAGCAATTTAGGAATCATATTCTTATTAATATCATGAATCTCTGCCACATATTCAACTAATTGGTTTAATTCACGTTCTGATTGTAAATACTCTTTATACTCCTTTTCAACCTCGACTAAACAATGATTGTGTATGAATCGTTTAGGATATTTCTTATGAAATCCATAATTATCATCTTCAATATATTTCTCACAATGAGGACATTTTCTCTTTGCCAAAGGTAACACTCCTTTCACATACAATTATAACACAAGAATGCCAATTTGTCAATAGAAAAAGAACCCCAAAATGAGGTTCTTTTCAACTTTATTTGTCTAATTATTCTTCATCATCTTCATCTTCTTCGTCATCGTATTCCTCTTCATCATAATCTTCATCATGATCTTCGGAATCCTCTTCTAATTCTTCAAGAATTTTCTTCAATTCTTCTAAATTATCAGACTTACGATAATCAAGAATGCCTAAACGCTCTTTGAAGGTCTTGCCAATTTCCTTCTTCTCATCCTTATCCATGTCAGAAATGATGTCGGCTAATTCTTGTTTAACCTCTTTCAATTCTTCTTCATGTTCAGTATCAACCTCTTCAACTTCCTCCTGTTTCTTGATAGTTGGTTTTGGTTTAGCTTTTTCTACTTGTGTAGTAGACTTGGATGGAATTTGTTCAATCAACTTAGCTTGATCAAGGATAGCTTTCTTGATTGTTTCTAAGAATAATTCTACATCATATGGAATTGTTTCTGGAATTTCAGTGATGCGTCCACCTGCTTCTGTTGTACCATCACCACGGAATCGGATAATACGATTTTCAACAATCTTATTGCTCTTCTTACCCTTTTTCTTCTTATCCTTTTTGGATCGTTTTGATTTCTTGCCTTCAGTTTCTTCTGATTCTTCAGCTTCATCTTCAGCATTTTGTTTTAACTCTGACTCACGTACACTCTCAACATCAATGAAAATGAGGAAGTCGGATGAGTTTTTAACATAATCACCTGCACGACTTGAAACAGACATTGTAGTTTTTTCATACTCTAAACCAGACTTTTCCTTAACAGTACGGTCTTTGTCGTGAGTAATGAAGAATAGTCCAAATCCTGCACGTTCCAAACGTGACATTTGTTCAGAAAATTCAGTTTCAAGTAAGTCATATGCTTTACCAAATGGAATATCTGATAACTGCTCATACTTCTTACCGTCTTTACGACCTTGTTTGCGTAAAATGTATTCAGTACACCATTTCCCTGCAATATCAACTGTATCAATTGCAATGTATTGGAAACCTTCATTGTCATCTTCAAGCATATCTACAACTTCTACAAAATGTGCCCAATCTTCAATGTCAATAACATTAATGCCTGGTAACATATTATAACCACGTTCAAATGCCAATAACAGACCTGTATCAATACCGCCTTCACGTTTTAAAATTTCATAGAACAATGAAGTATTGTGTGTAGGGATATAATCATCCAATAAGAATAATTTATCCTCTGCGTCTACCTTGAAGCATACCATTTCTTGAACATCTTCTAAATCTTCAATTTGGGCAATAGCTTGAGGTTGTGTTAAGAATGATTTTGCATTAGGATATTTGTTTAATAACTCTTTATGTTTGTAAGTAGTTACTACAAATCTATTAGGAACAAAATCAATGTATTGTGTAAATTGACTGTCTACTTGTTCAATATAGTATGAAGCATTAAATCCTAATGACAGCATAACTGCTTGAATTTGCCAAGGAATATCTTGGTATTTAGTTTTAAATTCTAAATAATATCCAAATAACACTTCACCGTCTAAGTGATCAAAGAATAAATGACCTACTGATGCAAAGAATCCTTCAATTAATTCTAAGCGTGTATCATAACTGCCATACACATAGTCATCTGATAATTGATCTGCTGTTAGTAATTCTTCTAACAATTCTAAAGTAGAATCTTCTTGAATAGTAAATTTATATACACCATTATCTAATTGTGGTGTAATAAATAGAGTATGCTCCAAACGATCAAGAATGTCTTTTTCATTTGTTTTCACAATTAAAGTATTGTTTTCTAATTTTGCTTTTAAACCTAATAATACACCTACAACCCATGCATTTAACTTTGGTAATGGTCTTTTATCAAAATGAACTACATCAACCTTTGGTAATTCATAACGGTAAGTAGTAAACTTCTCACCTACAATAATATAATCCTCTAGCATTTCCTTTAGAGTCTTAGATTTCAATTCATCATTCTCTACATATGGAATAATATGCTCATCATTACAAATGAATGAATGTCCATCAGTAGTAGTTACTTCATAGGCTTTTAATTTACCTTGTGGATAAACACCTACTACTTTAGTTGGTTGACCGTTTAAACCAATTAATTCATCACCCTCTTTGATCTCAAAGGCATATTTCAAACCTTGTGGAGTGACTACTTTTGTAGTAATAGGAATTGCTTTACCAGATTTTGGTCTACCTGCAATCGTCATTTTCAACCGTGAAAGGTCTGCTGTGACTTCGTTAACCTTTACGCTATCTCTTAAACCCATTAATTCTTTTCTCCCTTTTCTCAAAATACTTTGTTTTTAAAACTTCCGCTTACATTTAAGGTAAAGGGTTAAGATACCTTAACCCTCACCCTACAATTTTTAGAATGGTAAGTCATCCTCATCAATGTCGATGACTTCATCTTCATCTTCTTTAGGCTTCTTACGACCTGTTAAGCCTTTAGGTTTTTCTTCTTTCTTAACGAATTCACTTTCGTCTTGTGCTTGTTCAATATCTTCTTGAGTATATTTTTCTGATTCAATAGAATCGAAACCTAAAATTACGTTTTCACGAACATAATTCTTGATAGCTTCTTTCTTCTTACCAGCCAAGCCACCAAGTGATGGTGCATCATCTTCGACTTCTTCAACACGGTTCACTAAGACACCATGAACTTTACACAATGTACCGTATTTCAATTCTTTGTCTTTCACAATTGCTTGGATCATGCTTTCAGCACCTTCAATATTTTCCTTGATTTCTTTCTCTGTATCAATGAAAATTGACTCGTCTGTTGTAATTATATATGTAACAGGTGTTGGTTTGCCATTGTAACCAACTGCTAAACCGTATAAATACAATTTGCCTTCTTTTTTGTCGTACTCGTGATCAGTATAAATAAATTCTGCATCAAACTTAGCACGTTCTACAAATTTTTCATCTTCAAAATCAATTTCTTGTTTAGTTAAGTAAATTGAAGTTGGTTCGTAGTTTGTTTGAGTTACTTCTTCACCGTCACGGTTAACATATGTTTGGGTTGTAATGTTACCACGAATTGTAACATCCATGTCATTTTCTAACAATCCATCTTCGTAAATGTCGTTAATACCATCAATTGTAATAGTACGAATTACATTTACAACTTTACCTTTTTCGTCACGCTCCAACGCAATCGTTAAGTCAAGTGGGAAGAACCCCTCTTCCTCGTATTCTTCCACGTTGTCTGCCCAGTCCTCGTAGTCCACCTTTTTTAATCTGTCCGCTTTGTCCAGTTTTTTATCATTATTATATAGGTATACTACCTCTTTTTCTAAACCAAACATACGCATGAAAATAATCTGATTTGGGGATGTTTTGACACCAAAATTTAAAGATGCCCACTCGACATCTTTATCAGTGACATCCGTTTTGTAATAATTTTCACGATCTGTACCTGTTACTTTACCAGAAACCGTGAAATATGAGCGTGTTTGGGCAAGAATATTCTCTTGCCCTTGTTGTTTGTCTTTCTTCTCTTTGTTACGTTTTGATGCTCTAGCCATCTTATAACCCCTTTACTCGCACCTTGTCTAAGGTGTATAATTTTATATTTAATTTTTCGTGGTTGTTATCTACTCTGTTTTTTCATACGGTTACAACCGCATTTTTTTCAAAGCAATATGACAACACGATATTAAAGCCGTCAATATTTTGTTTACCTCTCAATACCACTCTATGTAGATTTTCGCCATTGATTTCATCGTTCGTGAATTCAACGATTGTGTAATTTTCAAAGACATCCATAACATCTTTGATTCTGACTTTTCTTTCAATCATTCTTTCTTGTGAATGTCTTGAGAAGATTAATCCATATTCAATCTGATTCATCCTCTTGTTTAGGACTTTACGAATCATTCTGATTTCGTACTTGTCCATCATAGATGAATGTTTCCTTTCCGCTCTCGTATTGCTGGTAATCATAATTGACAACCCCTTTTCTTTTGTTCTGACTATATTATAGCACAAAAATTTAAGCGTGTCAAACGATTTTTTTTGATTTAATGAAATTTAATAAAAACCCTATTTTATCGACCAATTTTTCTCGCTCGTCCAAAATTAGGTCTAATTTATGTTGATTTAACGGGCTTTCTAGGAGGTATAAATCAATCAATTTTTCGATACGGTAAAAATCGGCAAAATTTGTACAATTTTCCCATACAATCGAATATATTGATCCACAGACCTCAAAATCAAATTTTTCAGAATTTTCGTCAATTAAACGACGTATAGAAGCAATTTTTGATTTATCCTCATTTCCGTCAACCTCATTACCCATTAAGGTTGACGGATTATATTCCACTGCTATAATTTGTCTAATTTTTTTATCTGGATCCCCTCTTACCATGAAATAATCCCCTACTTGAAAGCCTTTCATAGAATCACCCCTTATTTCCAATTGTAATAGTCATCTTCCATCATTTCTTTCGCTCGCTTCAATGATTGGATTAGTTTATCAATCTCAAATTCATTCAAGCAATCAATTGTTACTTGCCCATCAGTGATTGAGACAACCCCATTAGCATTATCATAATAAGCTGTTGGTTCAAATTGATAGCTATATGATTTAGGTTTACCAACAACACTATTTGTGAATGGTGCTTCCTTAGTCAAGCCTTCATTGATTGGTTTGTGAAGGTTTAATAACAAGTCTGAAGCAAATTTGATTGTGTTTTCCAATTCATTCAAAACTAAATACTCATTGTCCGTATGTTCGTTATAATACCCTACTGACAAGTTAACTGAATTGATACCCATGTCATTTGCGATTGTGTAGGCATCGGAAATTCCACCTTCCACACAAGTAAAGTTATAGCCTTTTTGGATTGAAAACTTGTCTAACCAATCCACCATAGCTTGATTTGAGAATCCTACACCATAAGTACCAACTACAATATCACTATTTCCTCTACGGTCAAAAGTGATTGCAAAATCAGCCTGTTGTACAAATTCAAAGTCAGACTTACTTGAACCTACACAACCGATTTCCTCATCTAGGAAAAATGATACTAGCAAAGTACCCTTGAATGGTAGTGTTTTCTTTACCAAAATTTGATCCAATAATTCAAAAATTGCGGTTACACCTGCTCTATCGTCAGCACCAAGAATTGCACGTTTATTCTTTTGATAAGCATAAACGATACCGCCTAATTCCTTGATAGTACGATTCTTTTGTGTTCTTGGAACCGTATCAAGGTGGCTATTTAAATGGATTGTTGCACCTTCACCACAATTGAATTGTGCGTGAATATTTCCATAGTAGTCAGTAAAAATGTTATCGGGATTTAGTGAAGCTAAGTCACCAAATACCAATGTTGAAATTTTATGTGTATTACCGCTAGGGCTATACACGCTTACATAACGCTTAAATGCGTTTAACAATTCTTTATTTACCTTTGTTTGAGATTGATTATCTTTGTTCTTTTTCATAATTATCTCTCCTCTTTAAATTAAATGTAAGGGCTAGATTTACTAGCCCTCGCTTACTAGAATACCATATAATCTGAATTGTCAACGGGTTCGTGTTCGTAAATCTCATGCTTGAGCATTGGAACCTTTGGTAAGTTTGCTAGGAATTCTTCAGCTTCCTTACGTGTTGTAAATTCAGCAACCAATTCAACCTCACCCCATGGATCCAAAGTCTTGCTTACTACCTTATATGTTTTCATTTTGTTTTGCCCCTTTCGTTTCTTTCTATATATATTATAACACGAAAGGTGGTGCTTGTCAACACTTTTAGTTAACAAAATTCACTTTTAATTTTTAACCACTCACTATCATTGAATGTAGGTGCATTATAGGCTCTATCATCAATATAGATGCTTGCACCAATTTTAATGCCTTGTGAGTCATACCGCTTCAGCATATAATCAGCATGAGCATTGATTTTCACCTTGTCAGTGTTTAATCCATGATTTTTTAAATGCTCTATTACAGGCTTCAATTCTTTCCTTGCTGTCCAAATCACAATCTCATAGCCTTTTTCAATCATAGCATTTACCGTATTAATGCCTTCAGTGAAGGGTGTACCTAGATCTGGAAATTGGTCTTTGACTAAGGTTCCGTCAAAATCAACCGCAACCACGGGATGCGATTGCGGTGTATATTTTACTTTGTTTGTCATTTATTACCTCTTAATCTTCATCATAAGAATCTTCATCGTCACAATCACTATAATAAAACGTCATCATAACAACCTCTATCAAAATCATCATATTCCATTTGTTTTAATTCCCATTCACAATCAATTTCATTTTGCATTGACTCAATTTCCTCTTTTGCTTCCTCTAACTCATTTTGCATTTCATCTAATTGCTCTACCATGTAAAGGATATAATCCGTTACTTCCTCTGGTAAGTTGTATTTGCGGATAATTTGATTGTGCGGTTTCTCAAATTCATTGATATGGTTATTTGCGAAAGTTAAAAAGCTATCATCAAGTCTATCTGCTCTATGAGATCCTAAAGTCAATCCATAAGTACCGCCATATTCTTCTACTTGTTGCAATTCCCATTCCCCATCAATATCGGTTGCAAGAATGAGAATGTATTCATCATTGAATTTTTCTTTCATTTCTTTTGCAAATTTTTCAAAAGTAGATTTCTTTAACATAGTAGATTCCTCTTTTCCTTTATCTTATACATATAGTATAACATAAAAAGGGCTTATTGTCAAGCCCTTTTGTTAATTTTATTTAATTTCCACCTTACCATCTTTCAACTCAAGAATCATAACACCGTTAGGAGTTACAAATTCAACCTTGTCTTGATAGTGGTCTGTTGTTTTGAACCAACTATCTTTATACTTGATTACTTTCTGACCGAAAGCAACAACTTTGCGACCCATTTCGCTAGTAGGGCGATAAGTTAAAGTTCCTTTGTGGTAGTCCTTGTTGATTACCAAATCAAACTTTTGACCGCCATCAGCCTTTTCCGCTTTAAAGTCCCCATTTACAATTACATATTCCAAATCACCACTTGTAGGGATTTGATCCAAAATGTATTGTTTTTCTTTACCTTGTATATGTAAAGAAAATACTAGGCTAAACCCTACCACTAGGAATGATAGGAATAGGAACAATTTCACCAATTCATGCTTACGTTTAAAAACGAAAATCCACAATAGGACTAGCACCGCAAGCGACAACCAAAATCCTAGGTTGTAAAACATAAAAATTCTTTCCAACTTTGTCAAATTCATTACTGTTTCCATCATTTTGAATTCCTTCTTTCCTTTATCTTATATATACATTATAGCATGAATTCTTATCTTTGTCAACACCTTTGATAAACTTTTTATTCAAAAAGAGTCGCTAGATAAGCGACTACAATTTGATTGCGTTAGGAGTATCATATAAGGCAATAATACGCTTATGCAATAACTCATGATACACGTTAAATGAGCCTTTAACGTGTTTTTTGTGCGTAAAATAAATGGTTAATAAGGTATTTTGTGAGTCGTAAAAAGTAACTTTCATCCCATCTACTTTATAGAACAACTCACTAGGCAATTTATGTTTATATTGATTCTGAAGCACCCCATGAATCTCTTTGAGTGCTTCCGTAAATTCACCGTACATTAATAATCTCCCTTCAACCACTCAATAATACGTTTTTCACCGATCTTAGCAATAGCTGTTTCTACCGCTGTTAGGTTAGCAAAATAAATCGTATTCTGTTTTAAGTTGGTGGTATTATTCACTAATAATTCACCTTTATCAGCATTATAGCATAAATAAAGGTTGTTCTGATGCAATAAGAATGGTCTACCATATTCTTTCAAATCGTAAAGTGTATTCATTGACTCTTGAAAATGATCCAAATCTTCGATACCTAGCGTGACTGAACAAGTTGTTTGCATAGGCATTGAATAAACAATTTCTTGATTAAGTCTATCCCATTCCCATTGTTTAGCTTTTAATTCATCTACCAAGGCTTGCATTTCTTTTTGTAATTCATCTTTACGTGACAATTCTATTGCACTCCCTTCTCAAAAATAGTGCCTTTGCCTAGTGATTCTTGCATAGACTTAGCCTTACCTAGGCTAGTGAATACCATACATTCTTGTTTCTTGGTTGTTCCAAAAACAAGAACATAGACAACATTTTCATCTGAAACTAATTCAGACAATGGAACTTTCAAGGCATCTGACAATGCTTTTAAGTTTTTGCTGGAAGGTTTAGATCTTCCCGATTCCCAATGGTGCATATTTGCACGGGAAAGTCCAAGCATATTACCCAACTCTTCCAAAGTTAAGCCCTTCTCTTTTCGGATTTGTTTGATTTTTTCGTTTAGTTTCATATTATTCAATCCCCTCAAACATGGATTGTGCTAGTGCTTTCGCCATATTACGTAACATGATTAAATCAGTTGCACGACCGATTAAATCTTCATAATTTGATTCTGAACCGTCAAAAATTGCATAGGCAATATCACTTAATGCAAAGTAGATTTCACCATTATATACTTTCATATGGTCTAGAATTGCGTCAAGGGCTAACTCAAAATGAGATCTTACAAATTGACTATTGGCGTTAAGTAATAGGCTTTTGATCTTATTTGTAAAACCGATATTATTTAAATAGTGTAGGGTGTTTGATTGGTCTGAAAATCGGATAGCGTTGATTAATTTTGAGTCAATAATTCTTTTCATGATAAATTTCCTCTTTTCTTTTAGATATTTATATTAGTTGGTGTATAGGGATTATTCCCCATACACCATAGCGTTAACTTCTTCATCAAACCACAACCAATCATTAATTGTGGTTTCATCTACCGTGCAACCTTCAAATACCATTTCGCAAAGTTGGTCTAACTCTTCCAACTTACCGTTGAGGTTTGCTTCTTCTAAGGTATCTAAACCGCCTGCCCATGCGTCAAAATAACGCAGGGTATCTAATTCATAACCTTCTACTACTTTTACGATTGTGTTTGCCATTTTAAATTCCTTCTTTCTCTTGTTTATGTATTTATAATACCATGCTTTGATCCATTTGTCAACAGTTTTGATAAACTTTTTCTTGAATATCTTTTAGAATTTGTGATGGTTCAATTTCTTTTAGCTTCTTGCCTTCACTTTCATATTTTCGTAACAATAATCCAATGTTACCAACACATTTGTATGTTGGATGGATTATATCATAAAGACATTCTAGAAACAACTCAATCTTTTCGATATCAGTTTCTCTTGATTGACAAATTTCAAAAGTCCGATAACCCCTATCATCGTTATTGATTCTAGCATGAACCATCAACTTGCCATTGCGGTTTAGATTAATGCGTGATGCTGTTGCATAACTCATTTCAATTCCTTCTTTCTTTTCTTTATATACTTATTATATCATAGAGAAGGTATTTTGTCAACACCTTCTCTAAACATTTATCAATTATTTTTGTGCTTGTCGCAGGTCACGATAACCGAAACTTACGATTGCTTCATAATTGATAACTTTTTGGTTGCCTAATTTGATTTCAATGTCGTTAGCATACGACATGATTTCAATAACCGCTTGAGAGTCATAGATACTCTTGTGGAAAGTATCGTAGATTTCAAAGTTATCTAACATATATTGTAGGTAAACATAGTCTTGCATTGCTTGTCCTACATTCTTTTCATAGTCATCAAAGCCTTCTAATAGTTGCTTTGCACGGTTAGGGTTAACCTTGTAAAGACTAGCGATTAATTCAACTATTTCTTTTTCAGAATAGCGTTTGATTTTGTAGGCTCTACAAGTTTCCACGTTGCCTAATTCATCCTTTGCAATGAATGTTGTGCAACGACCGTATGTTTGAATGTCATAATAGAATTGATTTGCCATGAGATTTCATTCCTTCCTTTATCTTATGTATATAGTATAACACAAAAAGGGTGTCTTGTCAACACCCTTTGTAAACTTTTTTGATTGTAAATTCTTTTTTCTTTACCTATCTCTTTTCTTGTTCAGCTTGAATGCTTCTATCTCTTACACTCATAGCCATAGCAATACCGAAAACATTGATATAATCAAGGCATCCATCTAACATATTAAGAATATCGGTATATTCTTTCTTATCTGAATTTTGGATCTTATTCTTGTCAATATCATCCATGTATGCCTTAGCACGATTGTAAAATTCTTCATACAATGCTTTTTGAGCGTGATATGATTCTTTGGTTAAATATTTACATCCTTTGTAACGGTTTACTCGTTCAAAATCATATTCTCGTGGTTCAGAAAAGAATATCCTATTTTTTAGAATACCCCTGTTCATATATCCAAATTTAATCATGATAATTCATCCTTTCTATGGTAGAATGATTTCCACGGGTTCGTGAAAATATCCATTGAAGATTGAAGCAATTTCTTCAATAGTTGGATTTTGAATTGTAGGAGTGATGCCGAAACCACCTAAGAATTTCAGCATCTCTTGCTTCAAGCCTTCAAGACTTGTCGCAAAATAGGTTTCCAATTCACCGTCAACCATTTGACGGAAAAAGTAATTTTTGTTAGTCATTTTTAATTTCCCCTTTTCTCTTTACTTGCTATTCTTCATATCATCGTAAGCGTTGATAAAATCAACGTATTTGTAAACCATAGGGATTTTCAACGCTTCCTTGATAAAGTTTAATTTATTCTTGTCAGCTTGTGACAATTCCTTTTGCCCCTTCATACCTAAGACAATCTCATTCCAACTCTTCAAAGTTGGATAAAGTGCTAGGTACTCATGATATTTTAACCCATCGTGTAATGGATCTAAAGTGTTTGCAATCTCCCATTTTTGAGCATCAACAAATTCATTTACATTCATGTTTACCGCTTTAGGCATTGAGAATCTAAATGGTTTATCATCCATATAAGATTCTTGGTAAGTTAGGATGATTTGAACATTATTTGTGTAGATTGATATCATTTTGTTTTCCTTCTTTCCTTTTGATACTCTTATTATATCACGATTTGATATGTTTGTCAACACTAAAAGTAAACTTTTCTTTCAAAAAGTAAAATTTGTTTTGAGTGGTGGATTCCTATTTCCACTTTTGATTGAAAAAGTTGATTTTGATTTGAGAATTTGGTTTCTATTTTCACTTTTAGGGCAAAAAGTAAAAATAGAGTTTTGTTTGAGAATCTAAAATTCACTTTTGATTGAAAAAGTAAAAATCACTTTTTGTTTCAAAAACTAGAATCCACTTTAGATTTAAAAAGTAGGATTCACTTTGCAATGAGAAACTTGCTTTTGCTTTGCTGATTTGATTTGTTTCAGAAACTAGGATTGAGTGGATAGATTGAAAAACTTGCTTAAACATTGGTATGATGCGGATCTTAGATGGTTCAATAGATGGAAATGAAAATCTTTCTTCTATTATATAGTAAGTTTTGATTAGAAAACTTGCAAGACATTTAGATTGGAAAATTTGCGGTTACATTATATAGAAGCAAACGGATTGAGTTAGTCTAAACGAATGTAAAAACATACGGTTAAATGGTTCAATTTGAAGGCTTCAGAGCGTGAGAATAAATGATATATAGTGAGATATGCTAATGGATAGTTTAGGAGCCTTAGATTGGATTGTAGAAGTGAATAAGAGATGGATGGACGGATAGTAGGAGTCAGTGAAGGTCTAAAATTATCTCTTGTCGGGATTATGAAACTAAACTTTTGTAAACTTTTAGGAGTTGTTGATTGTAGTTCAATGCAGGAATTTTTGTGAAACATTTTGAATTTTTGAGTTGGATTTGAAAGGTTAAATTGAGTTGTTAGGAGTGGATAAGGGAGATATTTTTGTTTACAAAAGTTTACTTTGGTATGTTAGAAATGGTGGTGCATTTGTGAAATGAATATTGGTTGTGAAGGTTTAGGATAGATATTTTTGATAATAATTTTGTTGTGTTTGTGTTGGTTTAGTGATTGTGGCTTTGTTGTTTGTTATGATGCGTATGATGCGACTAAATGAAACGTTTGTCATTTTTAGTTGTGATTTGTGAGATGAAACTAAAAAAGATAAGTTAAAAACGTTGATATAAAAGGATTTGAGAAACGAGGGACTTAATTAGTTTTGAATCGTTAATTTTAGTTTTGTAGGAGTGAAGAGAATTGTTTGTCTAAATTAGCTTTGGATTTGGTTGAGATATTAATTTAGATAAGTATGTAATTGTTATATGTTGTTGTTAAGATAGTAAGATGGATCTGAAATGAAGAGTTGATTTGGTTGTGAATGTTGTTTACAAAAGTTTACTTTGAGTTAGGGAGATTTGTTTATGAATTGGTTGCGATGAATGGATTGAATGAGATTTGTTTGTGAAACATTTTGTGATTTGTTAGTGGATGATTGAATATAGTTAGATGGATTTGTTTAGGAGATTTGAATTTGGTTGTTAACAAATGTAAACATGAATTGTATGGATTTTTGATTTGAATTGGTGGAAATTTTTGGTTGGATTTCGGGCTATAATATGTATATATATTGCTGGGGTATTTTTAAATATTATTATATATAGGTTAGGGTAAGTTTTGAATAGAAAATTAGAATTTGTTTTGGATAAGGAAATAATTTTGAAGGAAAATATTTTTGTGCGATTTTCGGGCGAAAGGTATATAAGTATATATATGCCCCCGTTTTTCAGAAAATTATATATATAGGTTAGTTGCTTTTCTTTTTGGAATTTGGTTTTGTTGCAGATAATATTGTTATATACTGGGGAGGGTAGTGGTGCGATCTGGGGCGTGTTGTGGGCTTTTGCAGCTAGGGGCGATTCTGAAATTTTGAAATGTTTTTGTAATAAAAATTTTTGTCTTGGGGCTTGTAATGGTACTGATAGTGTTGTATAATTTAAGTATCAAATAAAGAAAGGCGGTAACTATTATGTTATCAATCGTAAAAATTAAATCTATTAGCAATATTGAGAATGTGGATTATATCCGTGATAATGTTCGCTTAAATGAAGGTATCAAAGAAAATTTAGTGGATGCTATTAATCAAGCACCAACAACGGAACTGCCATTCTTTGGGCTTGAGATGGTGCCAAGCGGAAGAGAGCTATTTAAGAGATGGCAACAACGTTTTTACGGTGATGCCTATAAGACCGAGCAAATCCAATTTATTAATAACGTGACTTTTGAGGAGTGGCAAGAACGCAGACTAAGCAACGGTAAGAAATTGGGCAAGCAGTTGCGTTATATGGAATTCTCTCAAGAGTTGCTAGACTTTGACGGCTCACAAGAACGAGTAGACAAAAACAAGTATGTTATTATCTTTAATCCTTGCTGGTGGTCTAAGTTAGGCATGTCAAGCCTAGCTGAAAAAGGTTCTTGGGATGGTTTTGGTGGCACTAGTTGCCAAGATATCCGCAACTTAGATAGCTCCTATCCCCATCATGTTTTAGGGTCGATGATGAACGACTACTATACTATTCAGCTGGTCAGATTGAATGAAGGCGAAAAGGTAAGCGACTTTAATTCTTATCAAGCTTTAGATGGTCGTTTAATAGCTCGTGTAAATGCTTGGTCGTTTGATGGACGTATCAGAACTAATGATATTTATTATGGTTCATCTAAGACTAAACAAATCTTAATTGATATAATCGAGCAACTACAAGAACAAGGTCTTGATATTCAAGAAGGTGATTATGGATATGATTATCAAATTGACTTAAATTCTTATGAAATGAGTTATGAAGAAGATATTTTAGTTAGTGTAGATGACTATTACACAATTGATTGCCCTGCTTGCGGTGGTTCTGGTACTCAAACGGTATGGGATGAACGAGACAACGAACATGAATGTGATTGCCCTGCTTGCGGTGGTTCTGGAGAATATGAGTTATATATATGCAATGAAGAATGGGAAACGGTGGAAAGCACTAAAGAAATTTTACCATACGATGAAGGCATAGTATCTTATAATGAAGTGAATGTTTGCAATGAAGAAAAGGGGATGACGCTAGGAGATTGGATGATGACGGTAAACAAATAAGCGGATTGGGTTAGGCTAACAAGCCTAGCCCTTTTTGTTTGAGCAGCAGGCTATATGAAAGCTTATTTTGAATGATTCTAATTAAGAAAATGGGTGGGTTGCTGCATTTTAGGAGAAGGGAAAGAGAGAGAAGGGGACTAGGATAGTTGGGAATAATGTGTTGTGGAATTGTGTTTAGTGGTTGTGTTTACACGACTGAAAAAATGCTAGTCAAGGATAGTCCCTAATTTTTAGGCACTGAAAAAGGGTTGTAGCTAGATAGAAAAATCCGCCTTGAATCTTCTCAATCTGAAAGCATCAACGGAACCGCAAGCAACCTACACCCCCTACACCCTAACCCTTATGCCTCGTGGTGTATAATTGTAGTTATATCCCCAGTACCTTTTAACCAAGAACGACAAGTGTAGAATTTGATCGCGGCCGTACCACGTTACTCACCCACCCTAACTCCAAAATCCATATATACCCTCTCCCATTCCCAGTCACCAATACCCACATCTCAACTACACCTTATTTCACACCACAGACACCTCACAAATCCCATTGTACCAAGTATTCGCACCACATTACAACCTTATATTATTTCACTGTTAAAAGTAACCAACACCTACTCATTTCCACCTATATTCCATCGTCAAAAGCCCTCAATCCTACCTAAAATTTACACCAAAAGTTAACAAATCCCCCACTCCATAAAGTTAACATTCCTTGTAAACAGCACCCATATCTCACTCCCAAATCCACCCAATTCTATACATATCCCACACTATAATTATACATATATTATATAATATTTTATATAAAA